TCCGATCTCCCCAGACTTGACCGGCGCTGGGAGCCATGACGCCCCGGTATGAACCGGAACGGTGGAGCCAGGTGGGGGACTTGAACCCACAACCTGCCGCTTACAAAACGGCTGCTCTGCCATTGAGCTAACCTGGCATAGTAACAGAATAAATTCATGATGGAGACGACACCCCGCGATATGGTACATATATTTGTACTGGTGACGGGTACATAGATTCAAATTCAAACACCTGGATATACGCAGTTACAGGAAAATTGTAACAACGCCATTTACGACAAGTGGCTTGCGTTTGATAACAAGGAGGGCATAAGCTTTTCGCAGTTCATTTGGAAATACGAACAGAACATTTTCAGCCGCAGACAGCTCGACAAACTGTTTGAACTGAATGGAAACAAAAACTCCGAAAAAGCCGCTGACCACTGGATATGACCGAGGTGTGGAGCCGTTTGCTACCCGGTGCGGCCAATCCACGGCCGCGCCGGTGTGACGGGACTTTACGGTGTGAAACCAAAATGAAGTTATTCTGTTGTGGAGCGGCTGAGGGGTGTCGAACCCCCATCCCAAGCTTGGAAGGCTTGTATACTGGCCGTTGTACGACAGCCGCTTACCAGGGCGGATTGTTTTAACGTGCTACCGCCTTCGCACGTTGCCCATGTACCAGCCTTGAGGACAGCGAGGTGCCGACACAGCCATGCACATGACCTTGCGCCAAGGATTTAATAGAGCCTTGAGCCTTGGGGATTGAGGAATAAACCTTGATGAAAAATAAAGTTTGAAATTTGAGCGTTGAGGTTTAAGCGTTAAGCATTAAACTTTCCGGGCAAATACATTCATTCTGACGGGCTTGGCATACAAAAATGCAGCCACAAAGAATGAACCAATATTTTTATCATAATTGCAATGATCGTGGAACAGGTGTTTATAGTTTTAACTTTGTCATTATTCCACAGCGGACAAAGCGGCTTGTGGTTTGACGCTTTCAGTACACAGGCAAATGGTATCAAAACAGCTTAGTAGCTGAATGTAATCTGGGTAATGGCGTTGGAAACAGAGAGGGCAGAATCAATTTCGTTGTTGAAGGAATTGATCTGGGACTGCAAGTCTTCAATGATTTGAGTACAGCCTTTGGTGAGGCCATCGACCAGCTCCATGGAGTTCTGTTCAAGATAGGTGTTGCGGATCTTGGCGACAGTTTCAGGATCGGCATCCTTGGTTTTGGAATCGCCGCCGCAGATCGATTTGACCATATCATCGGCCTTGGCTTCCACACGGAGATTGGCGGAAGTGATCTGAGAGGTTTCGTTTGAATACTGAGCCTGAATATGGCTGCGCAGGTAGTCCAGGTATTCCATGCCGTGCTGCTTGAGAGAGATAGCTTCGGCCACGGTATACGTTTTATTGTTGACTGAAATTTCTGTGACCGCGTTGGACTTGGAGACAGCGGCCTTGATGGCGTTGCGGCGATTGATGAGATCCATAGCGGAATCATAACTGGCCTGAGCAGATGTTTTGAATTCATCCACCGTGATTGCACCGAGCTTGGTAGCTTTGGCTTTGGCGGCGACACAGAACTTGGCGGAATCGATCTTTTTGATGATCCGGGAATCAATTGTTTTGAGTTCCACCAGAGCGCGGTGAATGGACATGGATTCGGTAGTCATGGGAAAAACCTCCTAAAAATAGTGTTTGCGAAAACTTGTAATATAGCGCCCGTAAAAATGTGGGACGACGATGCCCCACGATGAGAAAAATTATTTTAAGTTGAGCTGCTTGTAAGACAGCCACTTTTTGTAAGAGTAAACGAAATCATTGCTATAAACGCCCCAGAGTTTTTCTGACAGCTGTTGTGTTTTGAAGAGCCGCAGGAACCGGCCGGATTTATAACAAGAGCTGACGAGAACTTTTTTGTTTTTGAAGGGATTGTTCACCGGAAGCTGTTCTTGGCGCTGAGAATAGACGCGGTTGATGTTATTGACGATATAAAAACCGCTGGCGTCCGGGTCCGGCGTTTCGGCCTTATTGGCGCCTTTTACACCGCGGATCACATAATCATCGCGGCCAAAAAACGATACTTCACGCATACCGGTACGATTGGGTACCAGGATACCTTGCGCAAGCATGGCTTTTTCAAGGTTGATACAGCAGAAAGAGGAAGAAATCACAATATCCTGCGGGAGGTGATTTTGTTCGGTGGCGTAAATTACCATACGGGTAAGATCGACATCCGCTTTTTTGATAAGAGCAATGTTTTTGACCTCCACACCGCACCAGGCAAGGGTATAGATTGCACGGGGCATACAGTCCAGATCACTGTTATTAAAGATAGCTTCCAGCAGAGATTCGAATTCTTCATCAGAAAAGAGCATCTGCTGAGAATAGGAATCAAGGGACTGCTGCAGAGTGGGTTTGCTGGGATTGGAAACGGTAGTGAGGGATGGCTTGGACGAAATTTGAGAATCGTCCTCATTATCAGCCAGTGACATCTGAAGAAACTGACGGAACGGGTGACCTGTTGACTGATCCAGCGTGATAACGTTTTGAAGAACCAGGTAATCCAGGTAACAGGAGAGAAGGACCAGCTTGTTGCGGTTGATAACTGCACTTGCCGAGTTGCCGATGATTGCCTGCTTATAAAACGATGCGTACTGCTGATAGGAAAAGGATTCAAACCGGGTGCCGTACTGATGCTCATACGTTTCGAGCGTGTAGGAAAGCCGGGGAATGATTTTTTGGATATACTGCGGAACGGTTTTGCCGTGATTGACCGTAATATAAGCATTGGTAATATCAGAGATAAGTTGCTGATAACGATCAATACGAACAGAATCATTGTTATACCGATCGATAATAGTTTTGCCCATACAGATCCTGCCTTTCTAGTTATTTATAGTATAACGTATGTAGACAGGAAATGCAAAGAAAAACTATGCAACCGGTGTTGGGCGGGGTTCCGGGATGACCCAGCGGGTAAGGAATGGGTTCTGGATAAGAAAGGCTTTTTTGGCCAGCTGCCAGTTTTCATCCGAGAAGCGGGCAATCGGTTCGCCAAGCTGAGAGTTCAGAAGAGTATCCCGCGCTTCGACCACGAGGGTAGAATCCCGCGTTAGGCCGCGGATAGAACCGGCTGGGTAATCAACATGCGTTGGACTGGCACTTGCAAAGCGCTTGGTGGTGAAGGGGATGACATCACACTGGCCGCTGAATTTGTTATAAACATCATTGCTGACGACCAGATAGGGATGAATACCAACGTACTTGTGCGTACCGAGCAGGGCATGGTCTTGCGGAGCACAGCCCAGCCGGATTTCGCCAAATTTGGGAACCGAGGTACTGGGTTTGAACATAGCGGGGAAACCTCCTTTACTTATTTATTGCTTACCTTGTGATATTATCATACCACGTTACTTACAAGAAGTCAACAGTAAAATTCAAGATTTTTGAAAAATATTTACGGAATAATTTACACCATCTAAGGCGAAATCATAAGTGGTGTAGGAGTAGGTACAACGGCCAAAAGGGATCTCGTTGCCGGGGGTGCTGGGGGTGACGGCGGCCTGAATGCTGAGAGCCTGCAGGACGATTGTGCTGGTTTTGCTTTGGAAGCGAAGCAGCGGGACGCCGGTGGAGGCGGACATGAAGCGGATTTGATCTGGCTTGAAGGTGGAGAGGGAAGACATGGCCGGGGTGTAGAGGTGGACATTGATGTAGGCTGCGTTTTGGCAGGCGGTGGCAAGCTGGGCAAGGGTGATAGTTTGTGTGTTCATGGCTCCTCCTTATCAGTTGACGTCCGAAAAGATGGACTGGAAAATGGTGAGAATTTAATCCCAATAGTTGTAATTGACAACCATTTGTTGTATAATGCGAGTATAGCACAAAGGAATTCAAGATACTAGAACGGAAACCTGTACTAACATTGAAAAGAGGACACGAAAATATGGAGATTGGGCAAATTATACGAGAGTGGCGCAAGGCAAACGGGATAAGCCAGCGGGAACTGGCAGAGCGACTGCGATGCGGAACCCACACCGTGATGGGGTGGGAGAACGGAATCAATTACCCAGGGTTTTGGGCGCTGGGTGTATTGGCGGACGAGATGCACTGCACAGTAGACTACCTGATGGGGAGGGAAAATCATCCTGCAGCGGACTGTAAAGAATCCACGATAGAATAAATGGCATCGGAGGCTTCGGAACAGAGATCAACAGCGGACTGAAGTTCATCCATGGCATCCTGCATGGCGATGCCGCGGTCGGAATCCTGCATAGACTCCGGCATATTATCGAAGGCTTCTTCCTCAAGATCATGCAGGTCTTGAACCTGGGAGGAAAGATCGTCCTGGATGGTGGAGGAGAGATCCTTGAAAGCCTTGATAAGACTGCGAATTCTGGAGCGGCGTTCTCTATTCATAGCAAATTACCTACCTTATTATATAGTGATTAGAATGAGTGGGTTTTGGATTCGGTTACGGTATGGATGATAGCAGAGCTGCAAGACCAGGCAAAGTGGGGCTGGCGGCCGGTGGAAGTGATGACGGCGGTGACAAGATCCATGGCAGCAAGGACGGCTTTTTGGCGGATGATGTTGCGGTCGTGATCCTGAAAAAGATAGCGGCGGACGAAAACATTTTGAATCTCCGAATTGGCCACGGCGATATAGACAGTGCCGGCAGGCTGAGATTCTGCATGAGGACCTGCAATGCCGGTGATGCCAACGCCAAGCTCTGCGCCAGATTTTTGAGCTGCGCCGATTGCCATTTGGGCGGCGACAGGACCGGAATAAACAGTGTAATTCTTGATGGTGTCCGGTTTGACAGAGACAAGGTTCATTTTGGCAGCGGCAGAGTAGGTGACAAAGCCATACTCCATGACGCTGGATGCGCCGGGGATGCTGGCGAGAGAGGAAGAGAAGAGGCCGGCGGTGCAGCTTTCGGCAGCAGAGATGTGAAGAGATTTGGATTTGAGCAGTTCAACAAGCTGTTGGGAGGACTGAGGGATAGAATTCATAAGCAACGCTCCTTTGAATGGGAGGATGTACGCCAGGGTTTTGCGACCCTGGTTTTTATTTTTTTTAATAGGACAAAACGAAGAACAGCCAGGTAAAAAAGATTTGACCGGTATGAAGGAGCTGGTCGGTGGTAAGAGAGATAGAACCTTCGTTTGCTTTTTGGTGGTCAATAATAGCATGAAAACCGGTATTGGTAAGAATGGAGGAACAGAAATAGGCAATTGCATGGGGATTATAAGGAACGAACAGAGAGTAAACCAGAAGCGGAATTATGATGCAAGTTGACCACATGAAGGAATGCTCGATGAGGGCGGTGATGTAATCAACAGGATAGTGTTCCTGAACGAACACCTTGGAGTACTTGAGGTCCCACCACAAACGCTGCTTGAGATCGGCGAGGATGCCCTGAAGATTGTAATCGGCAATGAGGTGGGAGAAAAACATAAAGAGGAGGAGAAGAAATTTGATGGGCATAAGGATTCACCTGCCTTACCAGCCGCGGCGCTTTTTGCCGATTTGTTCTGCCTTATAGGTCAGAGCGCGATCATGCACGCCGCTGATACGGTCGAGATAGTTGGGATTGACCTCAACTTTTTCATCCTCGAAGATATGCTGCCACCAGATACGTTTGGCATCGGCACAATCAACGTGATGTTCCCCTGCAAGCATTGAAAAAGCTTCATGCCGCTGATTAAACGTTTTGCCGCGCCATTTTTCATAGATGGCTTTTTCTTCCGGGGTGGGTTCTGAGATGGAGCGCTGATAGGCACCGAGGGCATTAAAATCTTTAATATCATTGGATGTGTAACCAGCTGCAGCGGCAGAACCGAACAAACCAGCGATACCGAGAATTAAACCAAAACCACCTAACATAATTGTTACCTCCTTGGATTTTGAAAATTGAAATCTATTTGGAACGAAGACGGCAGCGCATGACCTGGATGGACTGGACGCTGCGCTGAAGACGGGCAGAAAGCTGACGGTCGGGGATGGAGTGGACGAGGATAAGATTCATTTCCTCGGTCGTCCATTCACGCTTGGGGTAGCCGGCTGTTTGCCGGTAGTTGTTGCGGCGATAATAATTGCGGGCAAGAGGATCAAGACGGGAAGACATGAAGGGAGTGGGTCAGCTCCTTGTTGGATTTGGGTATTTGCAAAATTAGGTGATTTTCTATTTGAAAATAGGTGGTCTACTAATTTATGCAAATACAATTCCTTCGTTTTTGACAACAAATTTACATTTATAATATGGATATGCGTTGCCATTCGTATTGTAATATCCATCTGCTTTGCCATTATGTGAGCCGCTAACTCCTTGCATCACATGAACTTGCCCGTCAACAAGAAATACACTTCCTGGATAGTTACGGTTCAAGTTTCTATATGCAGGATGATGCTCTTTCACCTTGAGCTTGCAAACATCACCTGGATGGCTTTGACGAAACTCTTCCAAACTGTCGGTAGTCTGTTTAATAGCCTTGTGGCGATTCGTTGCCACTGTTTTGCCATTGAGTGTGTACACGCGGCTCATGTTCGCTTTGTGTAGCACTCTTCTATCATGGCGGCGGAACTGCTTTAATTCGTATGGCACATGGCTGTTTATATTGCTATCACAAACATCGTTGGGTAAAACAGAACAGGCAATGCAATAAGCATCAAGCCAATGGTCTTTACTCACACCGTGCGCTGTACGATAGTCGTAGGTACTTTTACCATTGGTCACAAAGAAATGCTTCGGAAAAAGAGAATTCATCTCTTTCGTCAATGCCGGAATGATTTGATTCAATACGCTCAAAGCACTGTACTTTTTGACGAGTCCGACTTTTTCTTTGACGAGTTTCTTTTGCCAGGTAGCATCCTTATGAACGAGATTGTGATGCTCCGTGCATAGACCAACAATATTGGCGATAGTGTTGCTACCGTTTTCGGATTTTGGTACTACATGATGGTAATGTTCAATGGGCTTCTCACAAAATAGGCAATGGTGTTCCTGCATTTCAGAAACAGCATTTTCAAGGCTCCCTTTTTGGTAGAGTGGGCCTTGCTGATACTGCCATTTCTGAATGTTAGGGTTGTCAAGCTGCATGAACGCAAATTTGTTGACTTCAAGCACAACATCACTGATAGGAAGAAACTTCTGAATTTTCTTCACCAAGTTGATGTGTGTCTGTAGCAACTGATTTGCAGTAGGCGTAAGCCATCCTTCCGGTCTTGCACGATTGGTGAACTTTGCCTCTTTGTTTTTGATACCAATGCAAAGTACATCTTTCTCACAACCCGGAAGATGGCGCTTGATAACGCCAATTTCTTTTGCACGTTTACTAACACTACCATTTTGAGCAGTGGTTTGCTTTACGCACTTCTTAGAAATAGTGCCGTTGGTTTTTGCTCTCCGCTGACGGCGGCAGCGTCTGCCGTTGGTGCGTCTTGCGCAGCGTGATTCCTTACGCTTTTTCATCAGCTTAGGGACTTCCTTATTGCGGGTCTCAAGATGCGCAGTAAAGACCGCCGCCCCGTCTGCTTTGACAACGGCAACGCCGATGTTGGTCCTACCAGGGTCGATACCCAAGTATAGGGGTTGAACTACATTATCAGTTTCATAAAGCAACTGGATAGTAAACGGTTTTGATTTTACGACTCGTGCTTTTCCATTCTTAAGGAGATGGCGCACATGCATACAGCGAGTCGTTGGCATCAAAGGTTTACCATCTTTGTTTAACACATATACAGTAGGCATATACGCTACCCTCCTTTTACTGTAAGTCTCTCCTGCTGAAACAGGAGGTTGTGTTTCCCTTGGCTGGGTGTTTGCTGTGAGCGGTATTGTACGAGACAATGCCACTCGTGCGGAGCTATCAACTGGGAAAATCGATAGGCGCAACAAACATCCAAATGCCTGTGGTATTTGTAAAAACAGATGGTTTTATTCAAACCACCTATTTTTGCAAATACCCGATTTATTGGGTGAAATCATAGGCGGACTGAGCAAGGGGCAGGCAGTGAGCACGCAAAATCTGCCAGAGTTTGCAATCCGGTTTTGTGCGGGAGAGGAGTTGCAGGGCACGGTCCCTGGACATATCGCGGTGGGCAAGAGGGTAGTTTTGAGCCAGAAAGTTGCGATGGGATTCATTGTTGGTGAAAAGAAGCTCGGTACCGGGGTGAGTTTCCGTTAAGTAAAAATAAGGGCCGGTAACTTGCAGACGGATGCCAGCGGACAGAGTACAGTAGAGATCGAGGGGAGAATCATCCTTTGCTGAGGTGTAGCCTTCGCCAAAATAAGAGAGCCAGCGGTGGACGTTGGAACCCCAGGGGCATACGGTTGGCGGCGGCATGAAATCATTGCCTTCCCAAACTTTTGGAGTAAAAGTTTCATCATAGGGGTAAGGACAATCCTGTTCCGGGGTGAGAGGCGGGGTGTAGATTAGAGGCGGATAGGCGGGCTGAGTGGTGCAGATAGCTTCCGGCGGAACGGCTGCACCTTGGGGCAGAGGAGTGAAATCACAGGCTTCGGTTGGATAGGAATAGCCGGACGAAGAATGAATGTTTTTGGTTTTGACCTGGCGATAGACGGTGCGGAGCTTACCATCCTGATAGAGGTTGCCGAAGATAAAATCGTTCTGGCTGACAAAGTAAAGAGTGCTGCGATCACCATTGAAACAGAAAACAGCGGCGGCAGTTTGGTCGGCCAGGTTGGGACGGGGGATATCCGGGGCGGCGTGATCAAAATAATCCTGGAAGCTTGTCCAGTTTTTGAAGTAGAACGGGTAGTTGGGATTGGGAGCAAAATCAGAACAGATGCCCTGATAGGAACCGTAGTGAGGATGAGCGCAAGTGCTGACAAGATTGACAGTAGTATTGTTGGCACGTTTGCATTTGGTACCCTGATAAGCGCAGTGACGGCAGTGAAGCTCTTCATCGTAAAGTGGATTTGTGGCGGACATGGGACAACCCCCTTAGACGGCGTAGTGGATATCGCGGGAGCGGACGCGGCGGAAAGTGAGAGCGGCGGGAGTGGTGGATTTGATCTGGGTGATGGCATCATAGCAAGCCTTTTCATCCGGGTCAGAGAGTTCATCATCGGAGATGTTGCGGTATCTGAATGTGAGGTCCTTGCCTTCAACAAAGGGAGTGCCGGAGGTTTTATCGAACTGAACGGAATCATTGTTGTAGGTGACTTCGAAGATGAAATTGTCATTTTTGTTATAGAAGCGAACGTATTCTTCCGAGGAGGGGTCGAAGAGATCACAGCTGACATTGCTGGCAGTATAGACAACACCGTTTGCGAATTTCATGGTGATGTTATAGCACTCAGCATTGAGGTTGATGATGTTCAGATCCTTAATGGCTTCCGTGAAAGGCAGACCGGTGTTGAGTTCAAAGGCGATGGAACGCAGGCAGTCATAATTGAGGTCAACGCGACCGGCAAAACCGATGACGGCATCGATCTGGTCATAATATTCCGGCTTGAGCTTATCCTGCATGTAGGTGCGGATTTCATCGGCGGTGGGGTAATCGAAGCGGAAGTGGTAGTGGAAGCGGCCGGGGCGATTGACAAGGAAATCATTGAGACCTTTGAGATCATTGCAGGTGACAACGAAGAGGCGCTTACCGTTGGAGGTACCATCGAACAGGGAGAGCATGGTAGACTGAGGATCGGTTTTATCATTATCGGAGGGATGAGCGAAGGTTTTATCGAATTCATCAAAGAGAATCATGACTTCCTGGTCGATGGATTCGAGGTAGGAGGCAATGCCGGGGATGGCTTCATCGACAATGAGGACGGGCAAGCCGGCAGAGATGGCGCGGGTGGAGAGCAGGCGGGCAAACATGGACTTGCCGATACCTTTTGCGCCGCTGAGGATGACGCCAAGAGAACGCGGGAAAGCGTTGTAGGACGCTATAACTTTTTCGACCTTGGATTCATGCGGGCCATAGACCGTTTCGTTGACCTGCATATTGGGGCGGGATTCCAGGTAGAAGCCGCTGAGCTTGGAGAAACGGACGCAGTAGGTGGCGGCGGGCAGGAAATCGAAGGTGCGAAGGGAATCATCGTAGATCTGGTACTTGATGCCGGTGTTGACGATTTTCATAATTATGTAACTCCTTTTGATTTTTGTTATAGAACAATGTTAAAAGTAAAACGAGGTGGTGGAAAATATTACAAAAATGGGAAGTGGTACGGTTATCAGTACGGGGCTTCGAGGTTGCGGGGATTATAGGGGGCGTAAGTGATTTCGATTTTGCCGGGGCAGGTACAGGTTTTTCCATTGACAAAATACTGACGCCAGTAGTCATCGTCACATTCGCCTTTGGAGGTAATACGGAAGGTGAGGGAAGGGAAGGAGCGGGAGAGTTTAATCATATCGTTGGCGACATCGAACGGACATTCGTTTTCGGGGTCGAAGGTGAGGATATCGTTCTCGTCATCATAAAAATAGGCGGAAGGATCGAAGGGTCTGAGGCAAGGGGAAGCATCGGCGTAAAGGGTTTGGAGTTCATGCTGGATGGCACGGCGGGTGGGTTCCGGGATAAAAGCGGGGGTATCATCGCGGAAGACATCGAGAGTGTAGCGGGTAAAGTAGGACATGGAATCATCTCCTTTAAGATGCGGCGGCGGAATCGGTAAGGGATTTGAACATCGTTTTGGGAAGGCCGGGGGTAGATTCCTGACGGGAGATCCACTGGCGTTGGTAGGAGACAACACGGGGATAATCAGCAGCGGGGGAAACAAGTTTTGGGGTTTCGATGTTTTCAAAGACACATTCCGCGATGATTTGCAGAATTTCCGGCAAGGTGGTATCAGAACCATAGGCGGCAACAAGACCGCGCAGAGAACAGTAATAAGGTTCAACGGCTTGTTCCAGCTGGCGAATGGTATAGGCAGAGAGGTCGATCGTTTCGGCGGCAACGGCATAATAATTGCGGTTAGGAGAAGCCGATTTGGAGTGAAAAGGAACGATATCAGTGAACTGGTATGTAGTGGGAGAGAGCGCACGGCAGAACTGGCGGGTGTCCGGGTCAGTTTGGAAAAATTGTTTCATTGGGGCGGTCCTTTCAGGGGGTGGTGAGAGGCTGGATGAGGGAATCAAAAGAGATGGAGGAAATGGGAATGGACTGCGGGATGGGAATGGACTGCAGGGAGGGAGAATAACTGGCAAGAGCACAGATAGGGAAGATATAATGGAAACCGTAAAAAGAATACATTCGTCTATCAGATGTATTGTAAACATCTTTCACAATGTAAGAGTAGCCGCAGAATTGTTTCATACCTTGCAAAATGGTGATATACGGAGTTTTAATTCCACCACTTTCATTCAAACCGTATTCTTCTGCCATGTCATCCCATGTACGGATGGTGACGGTATCACCGGGCCGAGGATCGAAATTCATCGCATTGCGGCAAGGATACCCCTGCCTTTAGGCATAGGGATGAATTGCCGCGCTCACATCCTTTCTATTAAATAGCTTGATGTAGCTTCTAAAAGCTGCAATTTCTTAAATGATGTACTGTTTGTGATGGCGGTACCATCAAGTTTCCTTAAAGCAAAATATCCTGAAGACCTGCGTCCCGAAATAAAGCACTCTTGACCGTTATACAACACTTTGTCCCAAAGACGAAATCCTTTAACGATATAGGGTGCTTGATTCAGCTTTCGAATTCCACCTTTCAGAATTTTTGCTTTATGGATTTGCCGATTGTGATGCCTTACAGCTTTAGAGCGATAGCTGTTTTCACAGTGCTGTGCTTTTGGATGTTTGGCAATACACAAAGCGTCATTCATATGACTCTTTTTGATGTCGTTTTGCTCTCGCCGCATTTTGGTGATATAACCATAGGTTCCTTGGACAGGAATAGGCAGTTCCTCGCGCAATCGAGTCATTAAGGTTTTGCGCATAATGCCCATAAAGGCGGCATCTCGCAGCGGCTTGCCGCGTTCCTTACAATCAAGGGATACTTTTCCCTTGTGAAGCGCATCATGGCAAGTAGTACACAAAGTAATAAGATTACTTGGAGCATTGCCGCCAGTCTTACGGCTTTCGAGATGATGTACATGTAGCTTGACCATTTTCTCGGCAGTGGTATGAGCCCCACAACATTGACAAGTATAATTGTCACGCTTCAAGACATACTGACGAACATTATATTCATCGTACATCTCACCAAGCTGATAATCTTTCCCCACCGGCAGAGGCTTGCCTTCAAGCATTGTTTTCAAACGTTGAGTATCGAATTCTGCTGTTTCTACCCTTACAAGAGTGATGGGCAAAATTTTGCAGATATGCTTGATGACGGTAATATGCTCTTGAATTTTTACCTCTACCGAAGGTGCCAGCCAGCCTTTATGTTTGCTGCGAACGCGATTATCAAATCTTGGTTCGCGATAGCGGGTCTTGCGGTTACGTCTGCTGCGTCTAAAAGCACGGCGTGTAGAAAGCAAATCTACCACATCATTACGAGGAGTAAATTCTTCGCAATAGAGTTCGAGTTTTTCTGTAGATGCAGACAAGCCGACATGCTTGCTGCCAGCATCAACACCGAGAGTGATGTGTTGTTTATATCCTGCACTTCCGTACAGGAGTTTGATAGTGAACGGTGTGCGTTTTACAACGTGTGCTTTTTGCTGTTTTAACAACAGACGAGCCTTTCCGGGTGAGCACGGTATCAAGGGCTTGCCATGCTTGTTAAGTACATACACATATTGCATAATGCCATGCTCCTTTTGATAAATTAGCAGCTAATAAAAAGCTACTCTCTCCTCCGAAGAGGGTAAAAATCCTTCCCCAAGGTTATAAACGGTTTAATACAGCCACACCTGTCGGCTTTACCTCAGCTTTATGTGATGTGTTGTCTTAGAGCGCACGGCTAGGATTTACACTATGCGGTAACTATCTATTCGCTTATAACGGGGCACAACTTAATGTGCAAAGGGTAGTCAACATATCCTTGCGGACACTTCTAAAATACGGACTCGCTGGAGCAAGCCCGCAACTTTAGTCGTGGGTTATTGACACTTTGAAAGATGGCGATAGGAAGCGTTGAGATATCCCCATAGGAATCAATGCCAAACTCTTTTACCATATCATCCCAGGGGCGGATCATAACAAAATCACCGACTTGAGGAAAATACGAACTCATTATGTGGCTCCTTTCATAAGATCGTCGAAAGAAATAGGAGAAGCAGGAACAGGTGTGGCAACAACGAACATGTCTTCAGTAAAAGGGAAATAGCAGCAGTCCAACATATAGATCCAATATTTATCGTTAATGGATGGCCGGACATGTTTGACTTTGAAAGAGCGACCGCAATACTGTTTCATACTATCGCTAAAGATTATATAAGGGGTTTTAATTCCTAATTCACCGCTGAAGCTGCCATATTGAGAAAGTATATCATCCCAGGCGCGGATTGTGACCGTATCGCCAGGCTGAAATCTGTGAGGGTAAGACGGCATAGGTTAAGCACCACCTTGAAGTAAATCATCAAAGGAAACGGAAGGGGGAGGAGCAGGCACGGGGGAAGATTCAATAAGAGATTGGTAGTCAGCATAAATTTTTGAAGCGTAATACATTTTGTCATCCTGGGTGATGAACTGAAAGAAATTTTGATTGCAGATACCTGTGGCGGTAACGATTTGAGGGGAATCAAAATTACCGCGGGAAACAGCAGTAACGTCAGAAACAGGACAGAAATCGAAATGAAACCGAGCTGATAAGTTCATATAGGAAGCGATGGATCGTTTGCGCGGATCAGAGCTTTGGCGAAAATCATCATAGAGAGCTTTACATTGAGCGAAGGAGGGGAAGAGAATTTTTTGGTTAGGAAGGATGGTGGGGTAAAAAAGATCGGTTGTTTCGGGAGGAATCAAAAGAAGTCACCACCTTGGAGAAGAGAATCAAAAGAGAGAGAAGAGGGCGGAACGGATTGGAGTTTGGATTGTTCAAACATAGGGGAAGAAAAAACCACGGAAGTACCGTCGAAAAAATAAGAATCAAATTTTGGAGATGGATAGCGGTTTACATGAACAATGGGAAGTGTTTGTCCGCAATATTTTTTCATAAACTCTGTGAAAGTTTTTGGGACTTTGATTCCACCATATTTGTCCAAACCAAATTCGGATTCCATATCATCCCACTGACGGATGGTAACTTTATCTCCGACGTTGTAGGTAGGATAATCGGCAGGGTTAAGAGATTTCATTGAGGGAGTTCACCTCCGGCAAGGAGTTGGTCAAAAGAGATGGCGGGAGGAATGACGGAAGAGGATTCGTTAAGAGGGGCGAGCATGGCGGGTGAGAGGAGCCAGCGGCGGAATCCAATTGTAGAGGGGGTGTCATGAAAGAGAGAGAGAATAGGATCATCAAACTGGAAGATATCGGAAGAAAGATAACGTTTATCTCTGTCAAAATAGGAAGGTTCGTTTACGATGGTGAGAGTGGCACCGCAAAGGTATTTCATTTCGCTATTAAAGAATGAGTTGTCCGGCAAGTAAATACCATAGGCACTATCATGATGGCTGATGGAATTGAGTTCATCCCAGGAGAGGATACGGACGCGCTGGCCGAGGTAGAGGTCTTGGAAGGTCACAGGAAATCACCTCATTGAACAGTATGAACGCCATAACAGGCAGCGTCAGGGATGGTAGGACTCGGCATAGGGGTGGGGCTGCCGGATTTGGATTGAGGTTTGGGTGCCCAGGAATGGAGCTGGCCATCCAGGATTTGCATTTCCTTGGCGATGGAAGCGATAACGAAATCAAGAGAGATGGGCTGACCGGTGGTCTGGCGACCCCAGTAGGACTTGCCCCAGCAATCAAGAACGACTTCACCGCGGGCTTTGAGTTTTTCACCGAACCAGTTGGAGACCGCCCACCATTCAAAGATTTCGGGCGGTGTGGTGTCGAGGTCATCGTATTCATCGTCACTGTAGACAGCACCGCAACACTGGCAGACATGAACGGTTTCGGACTCGCAGCAGGCACGGGCTTGGGCGAGAGTAGGATAGGTGAGGCCACAGACGGGGCAGATATAGGGGTCCACGGTGTCCGGGACGTCAGAATCATAATCCGGGTTTTGGAATTTGGAATCATCGAGGTTCGGGACGTCAACTTCATCAAAGTAGCTGGAATTACCGCACTCGGAACAGGTTTGGGAGGAAGCATCACAGATAGCGGATTCGTAATCGGATTCATCGAAAGGAGGATCTTCCGGGATGCTGGCGTCATAAGCGAGGGCGGAGAGGATAAAATCCATTTCCTGGTTCATATTGCAGAAGACTTCGCGGTTGATGAGCTGGTCGAGAATTTTTTGGTTGGGGGTGGAATTGGAAGAATATTCTTTGTCATTAACGGTGTAGAACATGGGATCAACTTCCTTTTTTGTATGTAGGGGGGTCAGGATTCAAAATCGGGGTGGTCGAGGGCGGTGGCGTTGGAAAAGAAGACATCAACCATATCCTGATCGGATTCGATGCTATAGCAGCCGCCGCAGGAATCAATTTCTTCCCACTTATTGGGATCGGGGACATATTGATAGAGGGTGAGAACTTTTGCTTCGCCGTTGAGGTACTGCTGATAGAGTTCAAGCTCACTTTTGATCACGTTCTCCGCATGGGAGCGCCAGTCCGGGGTGGAGTAGCCGAGGTCAGCTACGTTCTGGCGGGTGCAGACGGCGAAACCGGCAAGGCCGGAATCAAAATCATCATGGAACGGCGTGGTGGAGAGAGCGATGGAGGAGTGAACGTAGGCATAGATAGGGAGTTTGACGTATTCAGGTCCGATGCCGGCTTTGACATCAGGGACAAAAGCGCTGACAGGTATATCACCGGAGAAATAACGGTTGGGGGCGATATAGAATGTGGAGTAACAATCCCAATCCGTGCGGGGGTTGGGAGGGAAGAGGTCAGGTTCTTCGGAGATGAAATAAAGATCATTGCCGGACTTGGCGTAGGTGCCAGTGAGGGTTTGTTTGGTTTGAACGGGGATGGTGAGGGTGGACATATTTCAAGCCTCCTTTACGGGTGCGGATTCAACTTCCGGCTTGGATGCGGCGTTAATATAAGTGTTGACGGCGGCATTGAAGCGATCAAACAGGACACCGCTGTACATGACAAGGGTTTTGAGCTGCTGGGCGGTGCGGTTATAGCGGTTGCGGAACTGGATGTGAGCTTCGTTCCAATCGGTGTTCATGATTTTATAGACGTTGCGGTAGGTGACGGAGAAGTTGCAGGAGGTATCATAGTAGATAGCAGCGGCCTTGGCAATTGCGGCATTGATGGCGGCAGCACGTTCATCCAAAAGGGACTGAGAAGGGGCGGGCTTGGGCTGCTTTGCGGATTCATCCGGCAGGGGGGCGGGAACGGGCTGTTCATCCAGAACGGAAGTGGCCGGAGATTTGATGATGCAGGGTTCGGTTTTAATAAGGCCGAGTTCCCGCTGGACACCGATGGGAAGCTGAGAGTTGGGGTTGGAATCGTTTTTGCGGACGTGCTTGATGATGGCATCGTTATAGAGATCGTTCAAAATAGAATCAAAGATTTCACGGTAGGTAGTGGAGGATTCGATAATTTGGATGGTGGAGAGATAAGAAGCATCGGGGTGAGACTTGCGGTAGTTGATGCGCTCCTGCTCCTGGACAAAGCCGTAATCGCGTTTCATTTTGGTGTAGATCTGATTGAGGATATCGCGGCGGGAGGAGTAAAGCTCCGGGGCGTTGCGGATGATTTTATCCATGGTCTGGTAGACTTCATCGCGCCAGGTGACGGGGGCGGATACAGGTTTGGAGGTTACAGCAACAGAGACATTTGACTTTTGCGGGGCAGGTGCCGGGGTAGATTCGTTTTTGGGGCTGGGGGTAGGTTCATCATGGACGGCATAATCCTTGGGGGCGACGGTGACGGGTTGCGGGGCAGGCTGCTGAACGGGGACAGCACCGGCAAAGTGGTTGGCGAGGGCAGCGAGGGTGGAGGTCATTGTGACCATGCAGCGGGTGGTTTCGGCCTGGGTTTTGAGGGTGGAATCAACGAGGGCCTGGATGGTTTGCATGGCGACGGCAGAGGTTTGGTCTGGGGTAGCGAGGACGCTGCGGCCATGGTAAAGGGATTCCATAACGTCCCATACGAAGTCCATAAATTTATCTGCGTTGGGCTGACGGGAGAAACGGCAGATTTCCATAACACCGCGGAGGGTGTAGACACGGGTATTTCGATTTACCCATCTATTTCCTTCAACACCCCCCAAAGTGAGGGTTGTTGAAAGTGGATCAAGACGGTCTTTATTTCGATCATGAATTTGCTGAATAGCATCATCAGCTTTTACATAGCCTAGTGCTTCACCAATTTGACGCCTTGTCATATAAAATTCGTTTTCAATGGCATCATCTTTATAGAAGTTGCAGGTGATGGAGCCAAAAGGCTTTTGGGTAACGAGGGTAAGATTTTGAGTCATTTTGAAAGTTCCTTTCTGTGATATGGGATAAATAGATATTGGATATTTGTTATGCTTTGACGGTGTTTTTGCGGGTGAGTTCGAGGACGGTGCAGAACGGGGCGAACCAGCCGCCGCCCGAATAGAAGGCGTGCGGGGTGGAGGGCTGACATTCATAGCAGACAGTACCGTTAATGATAGCGAGGGTATAGGTAAGTTTGGTCATAATGGTTGATCCTTTCTGTGTGAAAAATAGATTCAAAATAAAACAGGGAACAAGCTGGTGGGAAAACGGTCTTCTTGAGTGGATCGATGGTTGAGTTTGCGAGTGACGTATTAACGTTTGTTTTTTTTTGGCTCTAAGGCCGGTCTTTTGAGGTCCAATCGAACCGTATGGATGCGCAGAGTCTGCAGACGACGCCTCTGATCCAGGAGGGGGAGGCGGTAACAAATTCGAACTCTTGGATATAACCGAAGAGTGAAAGCACGAACTGAAATAAGATCAGTAAATGATTCTATACCTTGTTAGGCTGTTTTATTTTTGAGGTTGATCGTTGGGGCACGGCGGGGTGTGGTTGGCAAAATCAGCCATGGAAGCGCCGTAGTATTTATGGTTGAGGATTTGACAGTTGAGCGGTAGCTCCTTTCAACAAATCATCGAAGGAGAGAGTGGAGGAGACAACTGTGGGATAAGATTGTTCAAACATGGGGGAAGTAAAAACCATTGTGCTACCGCCGAAATAATAACAATCAGAATTCGGAGATAGATAGTGGCTTTTACGGACAATGGTGAGTGTCTTCCCGCAATATTTTCTCATAGGCTCTGTGAAACAAACTTTTTGGACTTTAATGTCACCAAATCTGTTCAAACCAAATTCTGACTTCATATCGTCCCATTGGCGAATGGTAACTCGATCGCCAATTTGGTAGGTAGGATAGTCATTGGGGTTAAAGGTAGTATCCATGGTTATTAGACTCCTTGAAGTAAATCATCGAAGGTGAGAGAAGGGGTGGGAATACGGTTTTGGGGTTCATTGGGGAGAGTTGCGGGGAGAAGCATGGCAGAGGTGAAAAACCAACCGCGAGGAGAATCACCATCATTAAGGTCTACATAAACATCCGGTGAATAATTGAGAAAATAAATGGGTTCATCAGGAAGATCTTTATCATGAACGATTTTGACAACAATAAACTCTTTGCCACAGTAAGGTTTCATGTCAAGAATAAAAGAAAGTTTATTGGGATGAACAGTGATATCACCGTAAGGATTGGAGCCGAATTCTTCCATCATATCATCCCACTGGCGGACGATGACGCGATCACCGACGTGGTAGGTGGGGTAGGGGGCTGGCATTCAAATGCCTCCTTTCAGGAAATCGTCAAAGGAAACAGGGGAAACGGGAACCGGGGTACCATAGGGGTGGAATTCATTGGGGGAGAAAAGAGCGGAGTTCCAAGAGAATTTGGCAGCTGCGGAGGGATCGACAGCGGTGGAGAGATCGTAGGGTTTTAAGAAGTAAAAACCAGAAGCGTCAAGTTTACGATCAATTTGCATGATGCTGCCACAAAGAGAACGGCGTTTAGGGGGTATATAATCTGCGTTACCATTAGGAAGGGGATCGAGAAACAGCGCACAGCCAGCATCATTTTTGGGAAGAGCGTCAAACTCTGCGGCAGAAATGATTTGAACGAGGGTGCCAACGGGGTAGGTGGGGAAATTCATTGCGCAGCTCCTTTCAGAAGATCATCGAAGGACATGGAAGGAACCGGGGGCGGAGAAACGACACGAGGGTGAAATTCAGCGGCGGAGAAAAACCAGTCATTCCAGTTAAAAACGGTTCTATCTTCAGCGAAGAGAGGGGTGAGATCGTATAGGTTCCTTTCATTGCCTTTGGAAATGCGGGTAATAACAGCCGGACAGCCGCAAACAGGAAGTTTATCTCTGTGAAAAGAATCGTTTGCGCCGTAAATAGAAGGAATAAGAATAAAATTGCCGCAATCATCCGTAGGATGGGAACGAACTTCTTCTTCGGAGATGATTTGGACAACATCACCAACTTTATAGGTGGGATTCATGGTAGGCTTCCTTTCTGTGATGGGGGTTAGAGGTTTGCGATAAGAGAATCAAAGCTGGGATACGGAGCGGGGATAGTGCGGGAGATCATGCTGGGCGGGATGATGTGGTAGGAATCGCTGTGAGGAAAATAGAGGCGAAGAAGGCCGGATGTACCGAGGATGGCAACGATCTTGCCTTGCTTGCCAAGGATAGGCTCATAGGGGAGAGAATCGGTGAGGGTGAAAGTGGGGCCGTAATCATACTGGAGGGAGCAGAGCATTTCCGGAGCGGAGACGATCTCGACCCAGGTGCCAGGTTCATAGCCGGGGAGGAAGGGGGTCATGGGGAATCACCTGCCTTGAGAAATAAGTTCATCAAAAGAGATGAGAGGAGTGGGGAGAGGAGAGGGGGTGACGGCTTCGGGGGTATCGTCATAAGTAAGGGCGGAATGGGTGGTGACAAATGTTTTGTTATTCATACTGGGAACGGCAACTGCGACGTTAGAGCCAGTATCAGATTTGACAAGGCCGTGGAAAGTAAGATAGCCTGTACATGTGCTCGGTAGATTGCTAAACGTTGTATATTTGAAATAAACGGGAGTGCCGGGTTGAATGTAATAAGGACCCATAAGAATCACCTGTATGAATTAGAGAACAGAAATAATTTCATCAAAAGAAACGGTAGACGGGGGTACGGTGTTGGGGGACTTATAGACAAAAGAATCGTTGGGGTCCTGAATTTCGGTGATGTATTCATGGGGGACGTGGAAGGTGCGGGAATCATCGGTCCAGACGGTGACGCGGTTGCCGTTATCTTCTTGGACGGTGCCGGAGAGATAGATGATTTGAAATTTAGTTTTCATGGGATTGTGATCATGGCCGATAACGGGTCCTACGGTAAAGAATTTGACCCGTGAGCCGGGGGAGATAAGTTTCATAAAAATCACCTGAATTCATTATTGTGGGCGGGTTCCGGGGTATTACCAGGCGCTCCAACCATTGGGATGGCCGGAGGCCCAGCGAAAGGAAAGTAAAACCATGACCGTGCGTTTACCAGGCGCACGAACAGGGGGCGCAACGAGCTGCTAAGAAAGGAAGAAACAGCTGAAGCGCCTGGGAATGCCCCGGAACCATGGGGCGGAATGGAGAAAAACAAAAATCAATTTGTGAAAGCTGATGAGAGGCAGCCACCGGAACCAGCAGCTGGTGATGACTGATCTTGTGAGTTTGATTGGCGCTTCCAATGATGCTGCTCACTTATCTGTTGAATATTCATGCTCAGCCGGGTCTTTCTGATGCGCCGCGAAGCCAGTGTCCGTGTATCTGGGAGTTGAATAGTGGTTGCAGTCTTTACTGCGACGCGAGTGGATCACCTCCTGGGGGATGGGACAGGGGGACAAATTCAAACCCTCGGATATAACCGGAGGGTGTTTGGCTTTGACTTGAAATAAAATCAAAACGAAACTTTACCTTTGAAAACAAATTGATTTTTTTGGATTATGCGGTTACGTTGAGTGGGGCGAGATCGGCCTTGATACAGGATTCAAGGTCAAGGCCATATTTGGCGTTATACTTTTGGATAATGTATTTGGTGGTATCGGGCTGGACATCCTTGAACCAGGTAATGTTGCCCTGGAAGGACTGAAGGTCTTCATCCGGCCACTTTTTGCCCTTTTGTTTATCGCGGAAGTAGGTATCAATGGTGGCTTTGAAGATTTTATTTTTGCGATAACCGACCGTAATTTGGTTATCCTTATTGAGCATGACACCAAGAATCCAGTTGCGGCCGGCGCGGGAGTGGAACTGGGTTTTGGTTTCATTGAGGGTGAAAGGAGCGTTCATTTGGGAGAGAAGCTGGACGATGAGGCGCTCGACAGCATGGAAATTGAAGATAACTTTGCAGGAGACGATGATATCATCGGCGTAGCGGGTATAGCAGAGGCGGTCGGTGATGGGGGTGCCGTCCGGGTTATGCTTGCCGGATTCAAAATGATTGACGGCCTTGGCGAAGGCGTGGTCAAAGGGGATCATCATGATGTTGGTGATGAGCGGGGAGATGGGGGTGCCCTGCGGCAGTGCTCCGTTGAGAAAGCAGAGATCAAGGGCTTTGAGCAGCTCCGCGTGGCCGGTGGGGCTGGCGAGGATGAGGTTGAAAGGATAAATAAGTTCAAACTGGGAGAGGACAAACGCCGGCGTGGTGGAGGGGAAGAAGCCATGGAAATCAAAATGGGCGTACCACCAGGCATTGAACTTTTGGTGACGTTTGGCGGCGGAAAGGACGCTGCGATCCTCGACATAGGCGAAGGCGCAGGTGTGGTGGTCGGCAAACATCCAGGACTGGAAGAGGGTTTTGAGTTCCTTGAGGGCTTTCATTAGATTGGCATTGGGGGCATCGATCCAGCGGAGGCCGCCGGAAGCTTTGGGGATGGAAAAATGGTTGTACAGGCTGGAACGGGGAGTGGTGAGGCGAAGGGATTCATACTGCTGGTTGAACGCCTGGAGCTGGAGGATCATTTGTTCCACCTTGGTGATGCGCATGATGCGGGGAGGAACTTTGTTGCAGATGACGGTACGGGTAGCACCGTGACCGCCGGTGGAAAGGTTGGCGAGGTTGAAATCCCCGCGGAGGAGTTCTTCAAACGTCATTTCCCGGAAACGTTCCGGGCAGTTATAAGTGATGTAAACCATACGAGTGCTCCTTATGTGAGGGTTATGTTTGTGTTCTGATGGAGATGGAGGCTGCCGCGGAACACCATCGTCGTCGATTCCGATGAGAATGTCCTTGAGCTGTTGAGCTTCTGCACTGATTCTGATGGGCCTTTGTTGTGCCCTTCAACCCTACTGGACGAATTTCATTGGTTGGATTTTGTAATTTCCTACCAATCGGTGCTTGACAAAAAGGTTCGGATGATGCGATATGTGTTCGGGAGTCAGCGTCAGATCCACTGGCCCTGGATCAAGTGGCGGGGTGGGCCGGGGTGACTAATTCGTGCTCTTGGATATGACCGAAGAGCCTGAAGCGAAAAAGCTTACAGTATACAACACAAACGAAATTTAATGAAACGCTAAGACGACAGGGTTACAGACCGAGGAATGCGGATTCACCCTGGAGGTTGAAGGGGGCGGAGAGACCGGTGTGGATCAGTTCGCCTTTTTTGATGAAGTTTTGGAAGTTGGTGACGGTATAGCAGGCGGCAACGCGAACCGTGGGGGCAACACCGAGGGTAGTGCCGCAGGCCGAAACAGGTACCTGGGCGGTGGCTTCGGCGTGGGTAAAGTTCATTGTGGCGCGGAATTCCGCGACCTGTTTGGGGTCCGACCAATCGGCGGCGTAGAGCTGGGCATCAAAGAGGGCGGTGCGGACATCAAACATGGCTTTAATGAAGGTGTTAAAGCGGTTGGCATCCACGATTTTCTGGCGGATCTCGATGTTATCCACGGCGAGAAAAACGTAACCGGAGAGGGGCTGGCCGTTCCAGCCGGAAGGTTCCAGACGGATATCATTTTTGGCTTCCGGGTTGATGGCACAGAGAATATCGCGGAGGGCTTCCACTTTGGGCTGGCCGACCTGGGGATCAAAGAACATCTGGTTGACGATGTTTTTCTTTTCCACCGTATCAAAATCATAGAGGGTGAAGTTGGTCAGGCCATAGCGGGCAAGAAGCTCCGCGATGGTGGAACCGACCGAACCGCAGCCAATGATGTGGATGCGGCCTTTGACATCATGCGGGGAGAAGACATCCAGGCTTTTGGCAAGATTCATAAGGCACCTCCGTTGGTGTGATAATCGTAATAGGTGGGGTAGTGGTCGTAATAATTGCCGTCATCGTCCATCCAGCAGCGGGCGGAGTTATCCCAGACGACGTGGGGTACGGTACCGCCGGTGGGCTTGACGGGAGGGTTCGCTGTGGAATAGACGGGCAGGGCTTTGGTGACAAGGGCCTGAGCGGTGGCGGCAAAATCGGAGAGGGTATCGGTGTAGGTGACAGAGATATCGTCTTTATCGTAGATTCTGTTGGCAGCGTAGTCATACAGGCGGGCGGTAAACTCGCCGCGCTTGTTCCAGATCATGAAGAGGTAGAAATCATTGCCCTTGAGCTTATTGACAATTTTGGACTCGTTTTCGTCATCGACGCCGGAAGGGGAAGTGGACATGTTGACGTGGCTGTGGGCCTGGTAGCGGATGTTGTTGAAGATTTCATCGGGCTGGGAGAGCAGCCAGTCGTTGTATTTATCCTGGTCGGTTTCGACGGTGACACCAGTGACCTGCTGGGGGTAGACGAGGATATCATAGATTTCATACTCGGTGGGGGAAAGCTGGCGCATGAGGCCGTGCCAGGCGACCTCGGAAGTGAAATCATCAATGAGGCGGGACTGTTTGGCCCAGGCATCGGCGGTAAAATTGATGTTGATTTTATCTTTTGCCTTGGTTTTTGCGAGCTTGACAGAACCGGTGAGGAGCTGCTGGCGATAGAGTTCGATGGCGGCATCCAGAGCGGTCTGATCAATGCGGATAACTTGCATGGTTATTCTCCTTCCTTAACGGAATCGTTTGCGGATTTGAGCTGTTCAATGGCCTGCTTGGGGGTGATGGATTCACCGGCGGCGGTCAGGATGACGGGGATATTCGTGTGATAGGCGGTGGCGAAATCATCAAAGAAATATTTGGTGGAGATGGTTTCTACGAGGTTCATGCTGCTGGCGCTCTGCTGACAGATGGCAATGGCGGCAATAAAATCTCGGCGATCCTCGGCATCCTCCAGCATGGGTTCATAATTACCGAGGCAGGAGTGATGATTGATGTGAGGGTTGGGAACAGCCTGAACAACGCTCATATTGATTGCGTCGGACATGGCTGTGACATGGCAGTTGTAATTAAGCTTATAGGTGGCAGCGAGTTTGATTTTGAAGATATGGTCAACGAACACAGCCCGGAAAAGAATGCGGACATCGTGTTCTTCTTCACCGGTAAGATCCTCATAGAGGCGGTCACTGTTGAAGATAAAGGTTTCGACATCATCCGGGTCATAGTTGGAGAGGAATGTGGTGATGGTGAGGAGAAGCGATCCATCGTCAGTATCAACGGAAATACCTTTTTGGGTGTGGAGATAATCCTTGAGTTCCGTGATAAAGGTGGATTCATCTTTGGAGTCAAGGCCGGTCAGCTCACAGTTGATGCTGGTGATGTTGGTAAAAATTCCCGTGATACGGGCGCGGGTTTCTTTCAGCTCACGGTAAAGGTTTTCAATAGAGCGCTTGAGATCCGCTTTACGGCGGTCAATGGTACCTTTGAAGAGGGATTCAATCGCTTTATCTACGGCTCTGGAGGGCAGATCGGTTTTGTTATAAAGAGGCTCCGCCATCCGGGCGAGGGTTTCCGAGCCAGTATCCGGGGTGGAGAGGGCGCGGAGGTAAGTGAGCTCATCGGAGGTGAGGGGGTGATCCTTGAAGAGCCAGGGCAGCAGGCGGGGCATGGCCGAGGCAACACGCTGGTAAAAAACACTGCTGTAGAGGCCGCCGTCGCGCTGGAACTGGACGATGGTGATACGGGCGGCTGCATCCTGATAAACTTTGTACTTATCAGAAAGATAAGCGCCGATATCCTTGACTTCCTGGATGGAATCGGGGATGGCGGCTTTATCGGTGACGAAGAACAGACGGGATTCATTCGGGTTAGTGGATGGCTGGAGGCCGGAATCATCGCCAAGGATGGCAAGGGTATTGCCTGCGGTGAGGCGGGGGTAAACCGTGCAGGCCAGAGCCTTGGTGAAAATTACTTTGAAAGTGGTGCGGCATGGGGTGTTGTCCTGCCATGTGATGGTGGGCGACATGTAATTGAGAATATCGGTGTAATTGGGGAGTGGCATGGTGATTCATTTTTCCTTTCTGATTAGATTTGGAACGATTGGCCGCGTTTGCGTTGCCCGCTGCCCGCCGCGTGGAGGCTGTTCCTGTAAGGCAGCACCCCGGTGGGGGAAGAGACACCACCGGAGAGGAATCAATCAGGCGTTATCCTGCTTGGCAATGTTGACCAGGTAGCACTTTTCCGCGATACCGAAGTCCGCGAAGGTCTTATCCAAGTCGCCTGCGGCCAGAGAGGAGCCATCCAGCTTGGTCTGACCGGTGGTGTAATCGACATCATGAGCTTCCAGGACGGAACGCAGGGTGGTGTTGGGGTCAACGGGGTAGGTGTTGCGGTGCAGGTTATCGACGATAGTAACGTTAATCATGGTAAAAAATCTCCTTATGATGAAATATTTTTATGTTGGATTGTGGATTGGGGAAGAAAAATCATGGCCGGGCTGCTTGTTGTGGGGGCGAGTGCCGGCCGTTTTGGTTACTGGGCGGCGGTATCGTTCGCCGGGGTGGCCTGGGCGGCCGGGGCGGAAACTTCAATGCCGGCGATGATGGCATCGTGGTCGGCCTTGAGCTGAGCCAGAGTTGCGGTGGCCTGGGTTTCGATTTCATCCAGGTGCTTCTTGGCGAAGCCGATGCGCTCGGCGACATGCTCCTTGGCCTTGGTAATGTTTTCGAGGTCGGCAGGCAGGTCCTCAACGTAGATAGCATTGTCGGTGCCGAAGGCGGACTTGGCGAAGCAGATGCCGTAGGTGGACATGCTCTGCTTGGCGGACGGGGCAATGGCAAAGATAATTTCATCGTCATCGCCGGACTTTTTGCCGGGCTTGGTCAGCTGCAGGGCCTGGGGAGCCTTGGTGTGGAGGGTTTTCAGCTGGGCCATAGTCAGGGTGGAGGTAATGGAGAAGGTGGTTTCGTTGATTTTGACAGTAGACATAATGTGTGTCCTTTCTTTGGCGTGTAGCCAATGTAAAAAATATTTGCAAGTGCGGAATGCACGGTTGCCTAGGTTAGGGAATTAGTGAGGGAAGCAAGTTCATGCCAGGCTTCGCGGTAAGTATCGGCGGACTGGATAAAAGTGGGGCCGTCACGGATCTCGTAATGGCCGTGGGTGGGGATAATGATGTACATGGTGGTCAACTCCTTTTGCTTGTGAAAACTTGTAAATAACAGGGTGAAATAAAACCTGCCAGACGGGGCAGGGCGGGGAACAAATTATAATAAGGCTGGGATGCGCTGTGAGAAACGAGAAGAAAATGGGCGAGAAACTGCATGGCCACAAGGAAACACGGCCTGTAGGGGCTGTGTGGGGCGCTGAGAGGGATGCGGTTTCATGCTGGCGGGTGACTTTGTGATTTTGATTATATACAAGTTTTCGCAAATATTCAAGCCGTAAAAATGTTGCTTGATGCGGCGAAAATGTTGCATGGCCGATGACAAAATATGTTTGTTTTTTGGCGGTACAAACCCGGTAAAGTGGTGGGTTAGTAAAAACAATGTTCCAAAACGGCCTAAAAATTGCGTGTCAATACGACTAGGAAGGTTCAAAATCGGGCTGAAAACAGCACGTCAATAGCGTTTATATATAAAGATAAAGAAAGATATATAAGAGGGCGGTGCGTCCGGCGTTTGGAATGGGAACGGGTTTTGCGCTTGTGTTACGGTTTTGCGGGACTCTGGGGCACGGGTTTATAGGCGGCGCAGGTTTTGGTGGCGGAACAGGAAACGGTGTTCGTTTTGGTGATGGGAATGGTGGGTGCGATAGGAGGAGCGGCAAGGGTGGTGGCGGACTGGAGAGTGAGAGGTTTCGTTTCGGCTTTGGCTTCCGTCATCTTGGTAGGTTTGATTTTGCCATCAATAACATCGTGCAGGTAGTTATAGCAGCCGATGACGAACAGAGACTTGCGAAGAGGGTCGGCGAAGAAATCATCAATGGTGTAAGGATAAGAAGCTTTTTCGTGAATGGCTTCGTTGCTGTAGTTGTAGCCGTAAGAGTAAACGGTGGTGGGGCTGTGTCGGACATTGAATTTGCGGGTGATGTAGTTGCAGCCGAGCTTGACATAATTCATGAAGGCGGCAGAGCTGTAGTTGAGGACATCGCGGACGGGAAGAGAGACGGGGAAATCAGCAGCGGCAATAATTTCATCGTAGAGGGTGACGATGCGCTTTGCCAGGCCGGTTTTGGTGGTGAGGAACCAGTCGTCCTGGGTTTTGAGCTGGCGGATGGCGGCGTCAAGAGCTTTTTCGGAAGTAATTTTTCTTTCAAAGTCAGTCATGGTAAGTAATTCCTTTCTTGGCTTAGAGTTTAATAGGCAAAAGAAAAAAGCCTTGCGTGGCAGGCAGGGCTTTTATAGTGGAGTGATTTAATTAGAGGCTGAGCTTGGTCGGGTTTTCATCGGCGATTTGAAGGGCGCGATAGAGAATATTGGAGATGGCTTTATTGGTGAGAGCCAGCAACTTTAAGGTCTCGGTATCGCTGGTGCAGGCAAAGGCTTCAAAGTGGGAATTGAGATAGTCAACATAAGAGCTGAGAAGAAGAGAATCGTTTTCGTCGTGGTAGGCTGTTGCGGTATCGGCAAGGATGCGGGTACGGGCAAGGGCAGAGATGACAGAGGTGTCACGGAAGTTGATAGGATTATAGCGGTCGGTCACATGATGAACGGTCCATTTTTCTTTGCCGATACATTCAAGGATGAAAAGGCGGGCGGTACTGTACTCCAAGTTGGTATCAATATCATTCTGGACAGCATCAATCTTATCAGGGGCAGGGTCGAGATTATAAATGCTCTGGCCGGAAAGTTTTGAGATGAGAAGCAGGCGGGGATGACTGGAGGAAAACCCTTCACGGCTGCCGTTGTTGATGTTGGAAAGATAAGCGGAGGTCATGAGAAGGTCCTCACGGGAAGCGGGGATGGGGTAAGCGAATTCATAGAGGAAAGATGTGAGCTGCTGAAAATCCATAGGATCGCGGTTGACCTGGATGACCATATAGGGTTCATTGTCGGCGCGGAATTGTGTGGCCGGAGGGGTGAAGGTGCGGAGCTGGGAGAGGGTGATGTGATGAAGCATGGTTAGTAATTCCTTTCTTGAATCACTTTTTGGTTCGGTTAATGCACAGCGGCGAGGACGGGGGCGGCGGCACAGCAGAGGGTTTTGCAGCCGATGACGCGGCCTTGGGTATCGCGGACCATGCAGCAGGGGTAAAAGACATCGGAGCGGGTGGGAACGCGGGAGGCGACAAGAGCACTGACAATATAAATCGTATTGGGCATGGGGTTTGGCAGGTTTTCGACATCGCCATAGTAAGAGTGGGAGATGGGGATGGTTGTACCGGAAGCGGTGGTGAATTCGCCGTCAGAGATGGATTCAACATAGACGCGGGCAACCACGCCGAAGGGCTTGATGGAGGCGGTGCCGATGTTGATTTCGTGCGGGGTGAGGTTGAGAATTTGGGTAGACATGGGGCGGTACTTCCTTTCATGCTGCGCAGCTTTGTGGCTTGCGGATTTGTTTTTGAATTTACAATTTGTTCATGATATTTGTTATGATGGTAGAATTTATGCGGATTTTTACTTGAAAAGTTTGGTGGAAACGGAGAAATAATTTTGTTTGCGGTTTGGATTATGATTGGATTATACAACCAAACGTTGTGATGCGCCAGTACAAGATGTTGGACATCAATAATGATAGCGGCGCTTCAAATCATATTTGCCGTTGGGGGTGAGGCCGTCGGGGGCGGACCAATCGCAGGCATCTTCTTCGTTTTCGGCAGAGGGGCGGATGATGGGCCAGGTGACGATATAGCATGGGGTGGTGAAATCCTTGGCGATTTCGTTGGGGCAGATGGCTGTGGCAACGTACTGGGCGATACCGTGATAACAATCATAGGAGCAGTAGGCTTGTTCCAGGAGGATGAGGGGTTTGCCGCCATAAGAACAGGCACCGTTGAGTTCCAGGCGGGAAAGTTCGGACTGGAGGTTGAAGGGGCGGCGGGTTTTGGTTTTCATTTTGGTTCGACCTTTCTTTAGCAGACTGTATTGTTATGAATGGGGTAGCGGCGTTTGCGGATCATGGGGCAGATATGTTCATTTTCAATGTAAGCTTTGCGGTCGGCTTTGGCTTCCCGCATTGTGCTGCACTGGGTAAGAATGTTCATTGCGGCGGCGGAAAAGCATTTGAGGCTTTCGACCGACTGGGATTCACCTTTCAGCCAGGCGTGGGCACTCTGGCGGGCTTGACAGGCGGCGGGACGGGTATTGAAATAGCCGATGGTGGTGGGCAGATGAAGGGAATCGGTGAGGATGAGAGCGTAAAGAGAGTTAATCATTTGGGAGACTTCCTTTCATTGGCAAAGCCGATTCAATTTATGATGCAATAAAAAACGCCCTGGCGGTGAAGTCAGAGCGCAAAGAACTTATTCATGATGGGATGGTGGGGTCAGGCCGCCTTGCGGTGGGTGGCGGTGCGGTGCTTTGCCGCTTTGGGGTTGGCCACTGGTTTGTGAATGGCATACACGGCCAGAATCAAAATGGCGATTGAAACGGCCAGGAGAATGAAGGGGTGGTGCTCGGCCAGGGCGGGAAGGCCGAAGAGGACGGCCAGTGTTACAGCGGTAAAGGCCGCGAACCGGGTGAGGTGGGTCAAGAGGGTTTTCATTTTTTCAGCCCTCCAGTTCTGCCTTTGTATAGACGTCGGAGTCGTTTACCCCATAAAACAAGTCCGGTGCTTCGTCTTCGCTATAGACGGAGGCTTCGAACTTATCTGGGTTGCTATTAAAGCAGCACAGAAGGTCCGTGCAAACCTGCTTGCTAAGCTTTGCCACATTGAACAAGTGGCGAAAGTCCTGTTCATACAGAGCATAACTCATGCCCACCTCGATGTCAGAGGCGAACTTTTTGGCTGTTTCGCGGTCGTCGATGTAGGCGATCACTCCACCAAAAGTGGAATCGCCGATATAGTAATTGAACAAAACTGCGTTTTTCATGGCAATACTTCCTTTCAAACGATTCATTTTAGTTACCCCGCAGGGTTGGTGGTAGGATGCTTCCTTCCCCCGGCCTACCAACTCCGGGCATAGCGGCGGTTTAGAATGCACCGCCGTCAAGATACAAACCGATTTTATCCGTGACGGCAACACGGCGGCCGTTAATCTCCACTTTATCGCCATAGGCCAGGAGAGTGGCAAGGCGGTATTCGTGGCAGTTACCGTGCTGACGGCTTTTGAACTTGAAATGATTTTTGCGGATGACGCCGGCCTGCATTTGGGCGGCAAAGAAACGCGGGGCGAGAGCTTTCATTTTAGCGGCGCGATAAACTGCCAGGGCTTTCCGGTATTCCGCCGTTGCGTGTTCCGGCGGGGTCATGGGGAAGCGCTTGAGAATTTCGGCAACGTGTTCGGATGTTTCAGCGGTTGCGCGGAACGGCACCCAAAAAGATTCATTTTGCCCACGGCAAGGGCGCATAAAAATCATTTGACCCTTGTACATATGCGGGCGGGCAACATAGGGGCCAACGCGGTCAACCCCGTAAATGACCCCGGCTTGCAGGTTATACCCGTGCCAGGGCGTGGGGCTGGTGCATTGACGCGGGCTTTTCATCTTATACCCGGCCACACTTTTGGCGGCGGGTTTTGCGTGTTTGCGTGACATTTGGGTACACCTCTTTTGTATAATTTATTCAAACATTCGTTCTTTCCGGGCGCGGCGGTCATGCCCACTTTGCCCGGTTATAAAAGGCGGTTTTGTTTTGGCGCGTGGTTTTGTGGCGCTTGTACTCTTGCATTTTACCGGCTGAAATGTTATAATTAACCTGTGAAAAAACAGGCCATTGCTATAACGGTGTGTGAATACACTTTCCGGGTTGACAAGAGGCGCAAGGCTCAAACCACGGGGCCGCGACAAAACCGCCATATATGTACACTTGTGTAACCTATACAGGTTTTGCAAGTTGGGTTTTGCGCTTTACAATGCTTTACCATATTGACGCGGGATTAAAACCCCGTTGCCAGGCTGCAAAGGGTACACTTTCCGGGCGGAATTTATGCACACTTTTTGCGGCGGCATGGTAAAACAAGTGGGATATAGCGAACAAACAGGGCCTTTTGCGTGCACCGCGTTCCCGCGGCATTTTTTAAGCACAAGGCGCACAAGCAAACCGTTCCCGGCTTTTGTGTCAACCTGCTTATTCTATTGTCAAGGTGCTTTGCCGTCTATACCGGGCGGCGCGGTGCTGCAATCAGTAACACAAGGGGCGCTTTTGGGGCGCTTTTGTGTTTTCAGTCCCGCGGCGTGAACGCTTGCAGCGTGGGACCATACCGCCCAAAGAGGGCGGCGCGGTGGATTAAATCAGGCGCGGGCGGCGCTTAAAGTGGCGGCGGGCGCTTTAGGGGTTGCCTTGCGGGTGGATTTGCGCGGCGCTTTTGCTTTTGCTTGTACGGCGGCAACGGCGGCGGCTTTTGCGGCCTGTTCGGCCTTGCGCTGTTCGCGGGCGGCCTTTTGGGCGGCCTTGCGGGCCTTCTTATCTTCCACCAAGGCGGCGGCATTGCTTGCTTGTACGCCGTCCAAACGGTCAAGCGCCCACTGTTCCAAGGCAGTCATAACCGTGGAAGTGGCGGCAGAATCCGCGTTCAGGTTGATTGTACCACGGCGGGCGCCGTTGGTATCTTTTGCGGTGCCATTGACGGCAACGGGTGCAAGGGCGGTGACAATGCGGGCGGCGGCGGCGGCGTCAATTTCACCGCTTGCCACGTCAAAGAGCATAGCGGCGGCGGCGCGGCGGTCAGGGGCGAACTTGCCCAAATAACCGCGGGCGGCGGTCAGAACAGGCGCAGGGTCAGGGGTTTTGCTGTTGGTAACGGCGGCGCGATAGTCCGCTACGGCCATAATCAGGGCGGCGGCGCTATCCCGGTACAGGTGAAAGAGTTCACGCGCGGCGGCGGCGGTAAAGTCGGGGCCCTCACAGTGGGCGGCAAAAATCTTGCAGTTAATGGCCTTGTGTTCTGCAATGGCAGCGCGGGCGGCGGCGGTATAATTTGTAGTCATGGTATGTACTTCCCTTCATGTATTCAATGGAGTGTTGCCCGGGCGGTAAAGCCGGGCGCGGAAAAAATCGGATGGGCATACCTGGAACGGTGCAAGGGGTTTGTTTCAAGTACACGCATAGTATAGCAGGATATACACGTACATACAACGGGAAATATCGTGCATGATACAAAACGCAAAAATCAGCGGTACGCGGTAAAATTTGTATGTACGTGTATATACAAATGTTGCAATGTTTAATCAGACGGGAAGGACGTGTATATAATAATGGATACTAAAAAGCGTGTATATGGTGCAGCCCAAAAAAGAGCACATGAACGATATATCGCAGAAAAAACCACTGAAGTGCGGGCGGCTCTGCCAAAAGAATATGCAATAAAATTGAATAAAATTGCAGAACTTCAGGGTACAAGCAAGGCACAAGTGCTTAAAAATGCTATAGATATGTACTATAATACGGTTATTGATAATAAATAGCACATATAAGCCGTGGGATTTTTCCCGCGCTATATAATGTACGCGCGTACCTTATAAGGCGGAAAGGCGGGACCATAGGTGCAGGGGGAAATATAGGAATATAGTGCAAATAGTATATGTGTGGCTATGTGTCTTGACAGTAGTATATACATGTGTATTGGCTGTATGGGTGGATACTATACGCCATATAGTATAGGCCAGCTGATCCGAAGCTGCGAAAGAATTTACCTAAATATATTTACCTAAATTTCTTTAACTAAACCCCGCCTGGTATACCCTATGTAAAGCAAGAAAAGCGCCAAAAATCAGCATGTCAGAAGGCCATAAAACAGCGCTATACCGCTAAAAATCTGCTACTTGCAAACCACCTTCAATAGTTTGCATAGGGGGGTATGTTAAAAAGAAAAAACAACGTGTGAGCGTGGAAAATGGGTCAGTTATCCCCTCTCACTCCCGGCTCTCAAAACACAAACCAGCGTACCTACGCCACTTCTCCCCCCTTCCACCTCCCTACCTCCTCTCCTCCTTTCTCCAAGCCCCTCCTTTCCTCCACTTTCCTCCCTCTAAACCCCCGTTTCCTTAATCGTTCCCTTTCTCGGAGAAAACCGCATAACAATCACCTTTCTAGGCTCCTTTGGGGCCTTATTTTTTTTACTCAAAAACGCCATAAAAACGCACAATTTGGCCACTAAAACACGCAAAAACAGCGCCAAAACGCTAAAAAACGCATTATTTCCGTTCGAAAACGCCTCGGAACGACTCTGGCGGAGCTTTTTGATCCCCGAAAACGCTCTCTTTGGGTATTCACCAGAGGGAGATCCATCCATTTTGAGACCAGATCCGGCCAATAACGAGCACCACAGGGCTATCACAGGGCGCTCTGATCGCCTGTTGGCCGTTTTCCTACCTATTTATACTGTATAGCTGGTTCTATCCGGTTCTACGGGCAAAAAATTGGGTCCCACTGTCGCTAGACAGGGGGTAGGTTTTTATTGAATAGAATACCGGGATTCCTTACAAACAGCAGGCATGGTTCAAACGCCCGCCCATACAACCGCAGCCTAAACCCCCGCCCCTACAGGTGGAACCTGAAAATGCCTCAAGCGCAGCTAACCCCCGCCCCATACAGGCGGAGCCTGTGTTACGCTTTCTCCTGAAATTTATTTTTTGCCACTGTTGACTTCTTGTAATTAGCAGTGCTATAATAGAACCATAAGATAAAGCTCCGTAGGATAAAGCTCCGCAGGACACACCACACAGGAAGGAAGCCCACTATGAAAAAAAGAAACAGCGTAGCTCACTTTATTCCCCGCACAGTTACGATGCAGGAAGCCACAGAGGCCAAGGGTGGGTTGGACCTACAAGGTGCTGCAAGCTTACTGATGGCAATGATGCAGGCAAGCGCCGATGCTGATGGCCACAACGTCCTGATGGAACAGCTGGCATCCGCCATGGGTTATAAGCTGGTACGCGAAACACCACAGCCGCGCCAGCGGAGCCGCAGTAAGAAAGCCCGTGCCGCCCGCTATGCACAGCCCAAACTGAGCCTGGTAAAAACCAATGGTGTGGCAAAACCAACGCCAGCAGAGCCGATCCGCAGCCGCGAGGACTTTAACGCCATAGCCACCTACCTGCACACCCAGGGACGCCCGTATAACAGGCAGCGAAACTATACCTTATTTATATGTGGTGTGACACTGGGCCTGCGTGTGGGCGATCTTTTACGCCTTACCGTTGATGATGTGTGGGATTGTGAGCACAACTGCCCGCGCCACCGCGTAATTATTATCAATGAAAAGACCGACAAGCGTACCAATGACCTGATTACCCCGCTGGCAGCAGGCGCGATTACCGCCCTGATTGAAGAGATGCGGGGCCGAACCATGAATGTGCTGAAGCCAGGCTGGCCATTGTTCCAGAGTATGCGCAGCCCCAAGGGAGTGCCGCAGCCGCTGGACGAAACCCAGGTGTGGCGGATCTTGAACCAAGCGGCCAAAGAGTGCGGCATTAAAGAGCATATTAGTACCCACAGCCTGCGCAAGACCTATGGCTATGCTGCAAACCACGCCATGACAGAGGCCGGGCTGCCGGCTGGCCAGGTGATGGAAACGCTGCAAAACAAGTTCCACCACAGCAGCCAGAGCATTACGATGCGCTACATTGGCTTGAGTCAGGAACAGATTGATGCAACGGCAATGGCGGTAGATACAGTGTTGGGAGTGCCGCCGTTGGCTACTATATAGCAATGCCCATTAAATTTGGGTGCCTGGCAAGCACCCACTTTTTTACCTTTGCTAAATACAAGTTTTCGCAAATGAAGGAGGCAAATAATTCATGGAAAATCACAACACAGGCACCATCAATAGCTCCGCTAGATATTGTTTGGTAAAACCGGGCGACAAGGTGCGAATTATCAAAACACACCGGGCGGGTATACACCAATATTTGGCCTGCGAGGGCGATACGTTTGTTATTACCAAAGTGGTGGACAACCAGATCCCCTATGGGCGGTGGCTGCAGCCGAGCGGTGTGCTGGCGGTCAGGGAGCTGAAGCTTGACCCAAACTGCTGTACGTTAATTACGCCGGAGGAATGTGGGACACCGGCTGTTACACCAGAGCCAACCACGCTACGCAGTGTGACGATTGATGTGAGCGACCCAAAGGCAGCACATAAGGCCGTGGATGATGCGTGCGCAGAGTACCAAGCCAACCGGACGAGCCGCTGGAGCACGGCAGAGACATGCAGCGCAAAACTGAGCGCCCGGAAAATGATGGCCACGCTATGTGAGCAGGGTGTCAGCATGGTTTGGTTTATTGAATCAGATCCAGACCGCCAGCGCGTTTGCTTGGAATGCGACAATGGCACGCCGGACACATGGGCGAAAAGTCATGGCTATTCTGCCAACTATGTGCAAATCACCTTTAACGAGAATGTAGACTTCAATGAATGGATTGGCCGTTACGCCTGCCTGTGCGCATTGACGGGCACCCCTATTGCCGATGTCGTTATGCGCAACATTAAGATTGACACTTGAATAATTAACAAAGTTTTGGAGGTAAAAACCAATGAAGAAGATCCCTACCTTATATAAGCGCGAATTCAGTGGCCACAAGATTACCGGAATCCGTGACGAGATTACGCCGGGTTGTGAGGCGGCGCTGACGGATGAGAGCATTGCCACATTGAAGCTTGACGGTGCCTGCTGCGCGATTATTAACGGCGAATTCTACAAGCGCTTTGATGCCAAGCCGGGCAGAGCAGTACCGGAGGGCGCGATCCCGTGTGACGAGCCAGACCCGGTAACTGGCCACTGGCCCCACTGGGTGAAAGTGGCGGCAGATAACCCCGCGGACAAATGGTTTGTGGAGGCGCGAAACAACAGCTGGGATGACCTGCCGAATGCAACTTATGAGGCGATTGGTCCGCACTTCCAGAAGAATCCCTACGGGCTGGACAAGGACGTGCTGGTGCGGCATGGCACGATCAGTATTGATATCCCAAACCTAAGCTTTGAGGGAATCCGGCGCGGGTTGGAGTTGACCGCCATGGAGGGCATCGTGTTCTGGCATGAAGGAGCGCCGCTGTGCAAAATCAAGCGCAAAGACTTTGGCTTTAAGTGGCCGGTGACGCAAGACGAGCTGAACGCGGAGTTTGGGGCAAATAATCCTGATCCGTGCGAGTTGGTGCGGCGGACGGCGGCTATGTACAGCAGACATGAATTCCCGACAGATATGACCAAGATGTTTGAGGTTGAACATGAAGCCGCCAAGGAGGAAACTCAGGCATGAAAATTATCGACTTTGAACGCAAGGGCAACCTGGTACGGTTCTACCTGGGTGATGATGACATGGCGGAATGGTAGGGCGATGACTGGAACGATACGCCGTATGAACATAACGCAGAACGAGTCTATGACGAATATATCAAAGGCTACTGCGATATGATGTTCCCGTTTGACGATCTGGTACTGGAACCTTGCTGCGGGACCTGCAACAGCGGCTGGTGCAAAGACGATATGGTGGCGCAGAAAGTGCCCTGTATTATTCAGGTGCCGGCTGCAGTACATAGTGACAGCTTTGATGAAAGTTTTGACCACTGGGTAGGGGCCAAGGGCGTACATAAATTTTTTATTTTGGCGACCATATGGAGCCGAGCGCTACAGCTACTACCAATCCTCATTCTTGAATAATAACTTTGGAGATTTTTAACAATGGAACAGACATGCTTTAGATATTCCGTACAGCCACAGACGGAACGCATTAAGGATTACACCCATACAATCGCCGTAATGTTTGAAGACATGGTAGATTATGCAGACCGCAATGGCCTTGACCGGAACGAGGTAGTAAGCGAGATGCTGCACGACATGAACGCCATGAGCGGTTACTGCGATATGAATAAATACCGGCCGTTGCCGGAATAAAAGAGACGCGGCATGACGATTGAATTATGGCGGGGCAGCTGAAAACCAGTAGGCAAACTTGATTTTGAATAATGGGGTCAAGGACAGTGACACCCATATTTTTACAAGGAGATTTTTTATGGGAAATTTGCAGGTATTCAAATACGAAAATAACGATGTGCGCACGGTGGAGATGAACGGCGAGCCGTGGTTTGTAGGCAAGGATGTAGCTGCTGCACTTGGTTATGGAAAGGGAAAATCTCTTGCTAACGCTGTAACAAATCATGTTGATTCTGAAGATAAAGGGGTCACTGAATTGATGACCCCTGGCGGTAAACAAAACGTAACAATTATCAACGAGTCCGGCTTGTACAGCTTGATTCTTTCCAGTAAACTTCCCACCGCAAAACAGTTCAAACGCTGGGTTACCGCGGAGGTCTTGCCGGCCATCCGCAAAAACGGCGGCTACATTGCTGGACAAGAAACCATGACAGACGCTGAGCTAATGAGCCAAGCGCTACTGGTGGCTCAGAAAACATTAGAAGCCCGCACTAAGCGACTGGAAGAATTGGCTGCTGCGAACAAACAGTTGGAAAGCGAGAACGCTGAAATGTCTGGCAAAGCACAGTATTTCGATGCCGTGATCGATCGGAATCTGCTGACCAATTTCAGAACCTTTGCCAGCGAATTACATATCAAACAAACTGTGCTGGTTCAGTTCCTACTAGACAAAAAGTACCTGTACCGTGACACACAGGGCAAACTCAAAGCTTATGCGGAGCGCAACGATGGATTATTTGAGATCAAGGAATTTGTGAACCGCGGTAACGGGCATGCCGGGACCCAGACACTGATTACGCCCAAGGGACGCGAGACATTCCGGCTGCTGATGGAAGCCGAAGGACTGATTGGTATGTCGGACGATACTGAGGACATGGCCGATGCTGGTTGAAACAATTTATACGGGTATAAAGATTTGCGCTTTGGCTAGTGTGTGCGCCTATGGCTGGCTGAGAGTACAGCAGGAACGCAAAGCTGAGACAGCTAAAGAACAGGCAGAAAAAACTACATGCAAGAATTGCTGTTACTGTCGGATGATTATGACTGATAGCCGGATTGTCTGCGAACTAGAAGAGAAGCCGATAGAACAACCTGCCCATTGCACGCTATTTACAGAATGGCCTGAAGACTACACGTCCAGCTTATGTTTATACTGCAAACACTGCAAAAACTATGGCAAGTTTTTTGTTCGTTGCGATATAAGCGGGTTGCGTGATAAAGCCGAAATTACCTGTATTAACTATGAAAAGCGCCGCAAATACTTCCCAGATCTAGGAGGAATACACTAATGACCAATGAAGAATTTGAAATCCGCAAGAAAGAGACTGCCAGTAACCTGCAATTATTGCTTGACGAGATGCGGCAGCTGCACGACTGGATTGTGCTTAACCCAGTAACAGATGTTACACCCGAAAACTATAAGGACTGGGAGAATTCGTTCGGTGCTCTACTTGACAGTTTCGAGATCCTAGACTGCAACTAATAAGGAGAAACTTTATGTCAAAATTAAAAATCGCCAGTGCTATAACTCACGCTTGCGCTGTGGCCACTGCGGTATTGGCTGCTGGAGCTGCTGTACACTTAGGCATTGACTTAGAAGCTAAAGCGCCAAAGGCTGTAGACACAACTACTGTATATACCACACACAAAATCTCCTACGCATTCCTTGAAACGCGACCGTATACAAACCGGTATGGCGGCATTTGCGGCGCTGACACATACCTGCACTGCGGCGTGATACAAGATGATGGGAGCATAAAAGAAGAAACCGAGGATGTAGATTACGTCACCATAAAATATTCTGATGAAGATAATAGCTACAAGGCCGACTTTTACGACCGCACCACATATGATAACGGATCGTTCGAAGATCGGTATACCAGCACGGTGTACTACCTGACCGACGAGATGATGCAGGACTTGGGTACTGGAGGCAGCATATGAACGAGGCGTGGGAATCTACAGTGGACGCTATACTGATGATTTACATATATGGACCGCTTTTGCTGTTGATGTTGGGGATTAACTGTACGTTGTTGATTTTTGGCGCGTGGAAGATAACAACAACAGCACAACACATCGCCAACAAATGTTACAAAAAGTTCACATGTAAAAATTCCGTGAACAATAAAAACGAAAAATGAGGTGGAAAAATTTTTATGGCACGACTGATTGATGCGGAGGAGTTTGAGGCGTACTGCATTGAGCGCGACCCGAAGTATTCAGAGGCCGAATGGCAGGCTTATCTGGATGGTGTGCAGCGGGTTTTGGAAGCCATTGATGCGGCACCCACCATGACAAAATATGTGCGGTGTGAGGACTGTGACGAGGTTGTGAACTCCATTATACGCCCAGATTTATACTACTGCACGCTGCATGACTGCGAGACAACAAAGGAGGGGTTCTGTGATAAAGGACATGCCGAATAAAAGTCATTGGGAGCTTGGCAAGCTGCTTTGTGCGCACCTGTGCGGCGAGAAAACGCTGGATGAAGTCATGGACACGATTGAACTGATGCTGGCGCGGGATGTGTGGACAACGATGGATAAAATTAACCCCATTGGTGGACATGGCCCTGCAAGCCCCTATGATCAGCCTTTGATGGCAGAAACAAATTATTCAGCCCAGTTAAGATACGAGCTGGAAACGCCTGTGCGGCGGGCTAAGGAGGTGTATAAACCACATGACAAGACTTGAAAAGTTACAAAGCGCAACGGCAGACGATCTAGCCAGCTTGTTCACTATCATGGATGACGGAGGTGAGTACCTTCCGCTGCTGATGCCAATGAACCTGGTGAAAGATCCTGACAACCTGGACGAGATTATTCAGAGCCAGAGCGAATGGCTGCAGGGCGAATATTGGCCGGGAGATTTTGGGTTGGGCTGTTTTGATGAACCGATAATGCCGGAACCAGAGATCTATTCATAAACCGCGACACCGCACGGTATAACATGGTCTGAGACGCGCAGGGACGCGCTGTGAGCCACAATACAAGGAGATGCGACATGCAATACATAAGCCGTGAAGATGCGTTAAAAGCGCTGGGCGATTGTATAAAACCAGGAACGAAAAAACCAAGGAACGATCCCACCAAAACCCATGCGCCCACACAGTTATGAGGTGCGGCTACACAAACAAAAAACGCGAAGAACTAAAGGAAGCGATTCAACCAAGCCCTTACTTAAAAAAGGAACGAAACACAACTTTACCGCATTAACTCAAGGACGCGATTGAACCAAACCCTTTGCACCATAACAACCTTTACGCAACTACGAAAGCGGAACGCAGTAACTTGCAGGAACGCAGTAACAACCAAGAGAACGACCTCATGCGCCCACACAAGAACAAACGCCGGGGAAACGAGCCGCTTATAACATTAACGAGAGATTTATAATTACATCCTATTTTCACGCAGTTTTAGGGGGTGGTTTTGAACCTTAGTGCTATCAATGACACGCAATTTTTAGGCCGTTTTCTGAATAAACCCTTCAAAACAGGGCCTCAGAGCTTTTTTAACGCAAGCAATAACACGCAATTTTCAGGGCGATTTTAATGATTAGGAGCGATAAGTAAGAATGTTTATTAAGGAGGATCGGATCAATGATTTTTACATACAGGTGCCCGCTGATCTGATTTTTTTGAAAGATGTAAAAGAAATCCTACCCGTTTATTTGGCGCTTTATATGCGGGCAGTGCCAGTTTACGAGGATGAAGAAGACATCTGGACCATTGCTACAATCGCTGAGATTACAAACACAACAGGCACGTTTGGGGTTGGCAAGAAGAGAAGAGAACAACACAACCGAGTGATTAAGGCGATACAGTATCTTGAAGAGGGTGGAGTAGTGCATACAGAGGATTTTGATTCTAGTAAGCCTTCAGAGCTGTTTCGATACCGTTTCTGCCCGGATATAAAAGATGTGTTTATGACGGGAAATGGAACGTTCAGTTTTGCTCTTCTTGGATGTAAAGAGTACCACGTTTTGCGCAAGCTAGTTCTGGCTGAATGCCCGGATGGGCGTGGGGCGGAAACCTTGTTTAGGGTGTATCTTTACTTTAACTACCGCCGTACATTGTGGCAGAAAACTTACATCAACGAAAGCTCAGGCACACTCCCTGTGTGGGTGGGAGTTTTAAGCGGTGTGGCTACAGAACTACGTTATCATACTGGAACGCTAACGAACGCAGTTAAAGATCTTCATAGTTTAGGGTTGGTTACGCCTTGTTACGGAGTGATTCCTGAAGGAATTGGTGTGAAAGGCAAACCCGATATGATGGTTGCTTTGAATCTGCTGTGCGATGAAGAAGGCCCTGCTAAGGCCATCTGGAATGCACAAGACAGGTACCGTAAAAAACCAGGAAAAGAGCATTCCCGGTGGTATCCCGTTGGTAGCTGTAAGCCGTCAAAGGGAAAAGGTGAAGGTGCTGAGATGACAGAAGAGATGACAACGCCGGAGATTAAAGTATTGAATAATGACGGCCCCAATATTGTTGTGCCAGATGAAAGCAAGCCACATTTAATCTCTAGTATCTTTTTTAATTCAGCGATTTAACCAACAATAAAAATATTTTTTTGGAGGTATAAAACTTTGAACAAGAAAGAAGCTGAAACTTTGTTGATACTGACAAATTTTCTGCATGACCTGTGGCAGGGATTTAAGGCCATGGTGCTGGTTGGAAGCTGCATCGTGGTGATCCGGCTGGCGTTGCAGATGTTGGGCACTATGGCCACGGTTGGAATTTTTGTGGCGCTGCCGGTTTTGTACGCGCTGCTGTGGGCGGCACTTTCCCGTGAGGCGTTTGACAGCGGGCGGGTTAGCATTGAAAAGATTTACAACCTGGAAAAAGCCGAGAACAAAGAGGATAACCCGAATAACAAGGAGGACGAGTAATGTTCGCACCACCACTATATATTGTGCGAAAGTTGAACCTGACCTACATTATTAACCATGACTATAACATCCAGATCAGCCAGGAGGAGGAAGAGCGCTTTTATGTAAAGCAGGGTGACAACATGCTGTTCCGGCAGATCCGGCTGCTTACATACGAGAACAACGAGTACAACCGGTTTGTTGTGTTTGTGGATTGCGTGGGTGGCCAGAACAAGAAGGCGGCCATGAAGCGGTTGATCCAGCACGGGTTTAAGATTGGAAAGCAAGAGTTTGTGCTGAGTGAACGCAGCGCCAGTATGGTGCGGCAGGGTATCTTGAGCTTTGTGGACAGGCGGTTGGCCCACGACCTTGACGTGAGAATCACGATGGGAATACAGCTAGACAAAACCGTGCTCGCAAAAATGATGAGTTACCGTGGCTTGTGCTTTTCCAGCTGCCACTGCATTGAGAACTGGTACCCGACCATTGTGGTGGTGCCGGACTGTTTTGTGACCATACCAAACCAGAACATTAAATATGTATATGACCGCAAGATCCAGTTCAAAGACCGCAAGACCGGGGCTGACCGTGAGTGGGTGCAGAAAGACATTGCAGAAACTACCCGCGACATTGAGATAAACGCCTTTGATGGCTGCGGGATTGCACACCCCAAGATTATGCAGGAGATACAGCGGCGGTTGGGCAGTGAAACACCTGTGACCAGTGTTGTGTGGCGGATGCCGTACTTTAAGGGTGTACTGAACCAGATGGATTATGAAACGTTTTTTGCAGAACGCGGGGTACGATTCATCAAAGACATTTGGGGCGTGGAACATGATGTCAGCCCAGGGGCTGAACCCAAGATTATTGCGTGTGAGAGCATGTACAAGGGGTACAAGTATTTTAAGAAGACCGGCACGATTGCGGACTGGGAAGAATACTGGTACCAGTTCAAGAAGAACAAGCACTGCATTGGCATTGCAAAGTGGCAGTTTGACATTGACACAGAACCGCTATACACCCGCGGCAACTACCAGATTTTGCAGGACCTGGATTTGCCGGTAGACGAGTTTGAGCATCTGGCAGATTACAGCATTGATTGGGTTGAAAAGATTGAGAACGGTGACCCGGTATACACCTACTGCTTTTTGGGCATGCTGGCTGACCGGCACAAACCGCTGAATAATTATTGCGCGGCGATTTTGAAGAACCCGGAGATGCTGAAAGAGGAGGGGGTGCGAAAATACATAACCAACTTGCTTGGAAAATATAAGGATGACATGAAGTGCGGCAAGTTGTGGCTGCGCGGTAGCTTTAAGTTCTTAGTGCCTGACCTGATTATGCTGATGGAACATATTGCCGGCCTACCCTTGAAGGGAGCGCTGGAGGCGGATGAGTTTTACAGTTTTGACAGAACAGGAACAACGCTTGGCGAACGGTTGATTGAACGCAACCCACACATTTGCAAGAGCGAGCATGTAATCCTGAAGGGCGTGACCAACCCGCTGCTGGAAAAATATTGCGGCCAGTTGGTGAACACGTTGATTGTTAATTGCAAGAGTATTACCCCGCAGAGATTAAATGGCGCGGATCGAATGATGGTCCGGGGCTGTGGTAACACAGCATTTGGAACGGTGTGAACCCCTCGTCAGGGGTGTGGCCCATATGGGCTGCTAACAGGGAATGCCTGCCTGAGAGACGGCAGGAGAATCCTGTGGCTTGTGTGATTTTTTATAAAAAAGGAGGTGGAAAGATGGAAAGAGAATATAAGAGAGCCAATTATTATGGTCTTGATTACCTTATATATAATGACGGAACAATTATTGGTCCAGAACGCGGTGAATTGAAGCAGCGTGTGAACCACGATGGCTACATGGAAGTAACTCTAGGCACTTTGACGAATAGACATTCAAGGGTTAAGGTTCACCGTATTGTTGCTGAACAGTTTGTGCCAAACCCTAATGGTTATCCTGAAGTGAATCATATAGATTTTAACAGGGCGAATAATGTTGCATCGAATTTAGAGTGGACAACACACCAAGCGAATGTTGAGCACTCTAGTAGGCAAGGGCATTATAAACGCCATGCTGGTGAAGATAATGGCAGGGCTAAAACAAACTGGGAAACGGTAAGGGCTATTCGGAAAGAATATACTATGACGCCTGACATCCCAGCACTTGCTGCTAAATACCATATGTCTCGAAGCACGATGGATAACATTGTAAAAGGATATACCTGGAAAGAATAATAGCTAACACACGAGCTGCAACGACTATCTGGGATGAGTGTACCAGAGCAAGGCTGCTATTGACACGCAGTTTGGAGCGCACCGCTGCCGGGAGACCGGTAGAAGATATAGTCTACACCTGCAAAAAATGACGTAGGTGTGTACGACGGGGATTTGGTCCTAGTATTAAATAGCCCTTTGATGATGAAGGGTGTGGACAGGAACGCAAAAATTGTAATTGACATTGAAGATAAAGTAACTGCGCTGGCGGAGAAGGACACGATCCAGAACCGCACGGCGTGCATTATGCGCAGCTTAAAGAGTTTGATTGGTGAAATTTCCAATTACGCGAGCTGCTACCACAACAAAACACCAAAAACCGAGAAGCAGAAAGAAACATACGCCCGGTATGTTGACCTGCTCTCCATAACCAACGGTGGCTTCGCCGTTGTAAAACCGCGTGAATGCCTTATCAGCAGTGTCGCCTAATGGGCGGCTAACGGTGAAACTCTTTACAATACAGCGTAAAGACAATACCGTGCCAAGCTTTGATTGCCAGTTACTGGTAATTACTGAAGGTGTAAAGACTAGGGGTGATGAGTGTAGCCCTGTAGGCCGGGAGATGATAGCCCGGACGCCAAGCGCGTGGCCATGGAAACATGGAAGAGATAGTCTGGCCTGTATGGTGACATACGGGATAATTGAAAAAACGAAAGCCATCAAGAATCGGTGGCCCTGTGCGGTGACGCGCAGTGGAAACAGCTGGTGAACCTGCAAGAGCAGGGTGTACACAGGACAAATGTGGAAACGCAGGAAATGGCGTTTTGTCTGTGTGCTAACAGGGAAACTATCATGGTTGATACAATCCTGTGCCAAGCCTTATACATATAATAAGGAAGGTCAAGAGACTAGCCCGCAAGGGATGTACGCGATCCGGTGAAAATCCGGCGTGGAAGTGCCAGCCTCTCATACACGCCAAGAGTGTGAGATGATGATATAGTCCACAAGCAAGAATGCGATTTTGCAAAAACCGGTGTGTTGTACCCGGTGCCGCGGCAGATTGCCAAGTATGGCAGACCTTTGCCGTATTTTATGAAGTATGCAAGTCCGTACTATAAGCGGATGAAGCGCCTGAGCTGCGCCCACAGCAACATGAATAAGATGTGTTGGGTTATTGAAAAGTGGGCGGACGGGCTGCGCCACAAAAGGAGTGACGGGTTTGATTACACAATTATGATTGACGCGGAGGTGGGATTTAGCCAGGAGCATTTTGATGCGATTGAAAAAATCTACTTTGAGTTTAATAAAACGGTAGCCGAGCTGGCAGAGACTGAATACCATTGCCGTTACTTTGACCGGTTCAAAGATGAGCTGGAGGCTGAGGGCGTTACAAAGGAGTTTGCCGCCAACTTTGAGGTTGACTGGCAGCTGTACTATAACAAGTTCCGTGCCCGGTGTGCAGAGATTTGCCTTGACCCCAAAGAACTGGCCAACATTGCCGTGATGCTTTGCTACCAGAAATACCCCCGCCGCAGCAAGAAGTTTATGTGGGTGGTGGCCGGCACCGGCATTGTGGAGAATATCCAGCAGGTGAACATTTGCTTGCCGCAGCTGTGCGATGACGGTGAATACGAGTACTTGGGCAAGCGTTATGCCCTGGTGCCGGTTGGCAACGAACTGAACATTGAACCGATTGAAGGAGGAGAGGGGTAATGTATTACAGCTATTATTGCAATGAAAAGATGCTGCTGGATAACTTTGACGATTACAATGAAAGCCCGCGGTTGTTACGGCGGTTGTTGGCGCAGAGTGGGTATGAGCCAGATTTTTGTGCAGATATGCAGCTGGCCCATACAGACCCCAAGTACATAAGGCAGTATGACCGGTTGGACCTAATCCAGCAGTACAAGAAAAAACAGCTGAAGAAGTGTGGACTGCGGCAGGTTGACAAGATCTACCTTTATGAGAGTGACCTGACTTACATCCGGCTGGCGATACGTACTTATGGGCTGACGCAGCGACAGGTGAAGGTTTTGCTTGGCGTGATTGTTATGTGCCGGCTGAATGGTAGTGACACGCTGGATCTGATGAACCGATACAGGATCAAACAGTTTTGCTCTTGCTTTGGGCGAGATGTGACAACGATACATATTGATGGCGCGAACTGGTGGGACGGTTATGAAGCGCCGGTGGAGCTGGATGTGCTGAGTGACAAGTGCGGTATATTGAACCGAATTACTTGCAAGCCGGGTCCGGGGCGGATTGGCTGTTTGTATGAGTATCCGTTTTATGATCACAAAAGCGAAGGTGTTCACTGCTGGGATGTGACGGCAGAGAACAACCGGTTGAATATGGATAAATTGTGCGCAAAGATTGGGCTGTTTGACAACCGGTACTGCGAAAAGTGTGGGGAAGAGATCGCGTGGAATGCCAAGACACACTACTGCAAGACCTGCGCGGAATTGGAGAAAAACGCCAAGACATTGGCTCGCGTGACCCGCTACAGAAACAAAAATAATACCTTGTAACGCTTGAAGCTGAAAACCCCCTATATATGATTATAGAGGGTGGAGTGCCCCTGACCATTATGGCCGGGGGTTCTTTTATTCTCAGATTATTTTTTATAAGGAGATTTTTGAAGATGATTGTTATTTCTAAGGAAGAAGCAAAAATGTTGCGCAAGAAGTTCCCCGGTGTGCATATGGTTACGACCGTGAACAAGACGATGGTGGACGAGCTGCCGTATGTGCTGCAGGCTTTGCCCAACAACTATTTTGCGCAGGAAGCTTTGGCTGAGATGGAGCGTGACCAGCGCCGCACCGGAATTGTGAATACACGGGGTGACGTGAATGCTTGAACTGCACAAGCTTGCCAAGGAAACTGACAATGAATACATCTACCGCATTTGTGCTGCCAAGGACCAGATTGGCACCTGGGACGATGTGGCGGATGTGATCAATAAAGAGCTGGGCCAGGACAAGGATGAGTGCGTATACCGCAAGAACTGGAAGGCGTTCAGCATTCTGGCGCACGCCAGTGAAACTAACTTGAGTGACGCCCAGCAGATTTTGGGCGAGATTAAAGAGCAGCGCCGCGAGCTGGAGAAAGAAAAGGTTAAGCTGCGAGATGAGCGCAATGAAGTGAGCCGTCTGATGCGGGTACAAGCCCGTGGAGAGAGCATGCGAGAGCTGATTGAACGGCGATTCAGCGCTTATAAGCCGGAGACTTTTGAACACATTGGGGTAGTTAGTACAGAAGCACTGACGACCGACCTGATTGTTCACCTGACCGACCTGCATGCGGGAGTCAAGATTGAGAACCTTTACAATAGTTTTGACCAACAGGTGCTGCGTGCCCGGCTGAAGCGCTATGCGGAAAAGGTATATGTGATCCAGCAGCGCCACAATGGCCAGAACTGTTTTTTGGTGCTGGGCGGCGACCTGGTAAACGGTGAGATCCACCTGAACAACCGGCTGGAAAACAACGAGAATGTAGTGGACCAGGTAATCAGCGCCGGGGAAGCCGTGAGTTGGTTTGTGGCCGAACTGAGCCGTATGTTTGAACGTGTATACATTTATAGTGTGCCGGGCAATCACAGCCGGGTGTTCCCTGCCAAGGAGGATAACCAGCACGGTGAATACCTGGACAAGCTTGTGACTTATATTGTGGGCGCACGCTGTGCGGCACTGGGCAATGTAGAAACCTACCAGAATACGATTGACGAGACGATTGCGGACTTTATGGTACGCGGTCGACTGGTGTATGCAGTGCATGGTGACAAAGACACACCGGGCAGCGTGGTGCAGACCTTGACTATGATGACAGGTGATAAGCCTGACATTGTGCTGATGGGACACCGCCACACCAATGCCCTGACGACTGTATACGATACGAAAGTATACGAAAGCGGCTGTGTGGATGGCGCGGACAGCTACTGCATGGATAAGAGATTGCGAAATAAACCGGAGCAGAACGTGCTGGTGGTGAATGCTTACGGCGTGGACTGCTGTTATGATATTACGCTGGATTAGAGCGTGGGATTTTTTGATGAGAGGGGATGGTTTTTAGAGTGGGTGAGTATGAGAAGAAGCAGCCCGAATACTTTTGCAGTTATTCGGCGCGGCTTACGAATTTTTTGAAGGCGTTTGGTTTGAGCTATGAGAGCCGGCAGATGAACCCCATTACCCAGACAAGCTACTGTGTGTTTAAGCGCAGCCAGAAATTGATGGATGTGGTGGAGTTTTGGAACGAGTGCCGGAACAACTTCCGTGATTATGATGAGAACGGGAACCGCGCCGATAAGGCGGGTGACTGAACATGGCCGGAAGACCGAAAGGCTCTAAAAATAAAGCTACAATTTTACGAGAAAACGCAGAAGCGCAGGCCAAGATCCGCCGCATGATGGCAGAGGACGATGGGCCTGCGTATTTTGTTTGCGCCTGTTGCGGCAAGCGGTTCATGCACCAGAAGGATAATTTTTCCCCTGCGCAAAGCGAGCTGTGGCGAGGGAACAACCATTACTTCCCGGTATGCAAAAGCTGCATGGACAAGCTGGTTGACCATTATACCCAGGCGCTGGGCAATGAGGATGAGGCCATGAAGCGGGTGTGCATGCTGTTTGACATTTATTACAGCGAGGGACTGCTGAAAAGCACGGCAAAGCACGCCCCGAACACAAGCCGGATGACAGCTTGGATCAGACATTGCAACATGACCCAGAACCATGGCAAGACCTTTGATACCTACCTGGAAGAAATCAACGGGCGGGTGATCAATGATGTGAGCGATATCAGCGAGACACGACCAAACGGCGGCAAGGTAAGCCAGCGCATGGTTGGGTTTTGGGGGCCAGGGTTCAACGAGGCTGAGTATGTGCGGTTGGACAATGAGTACAAGGACTGGATTACCCGGTATGAGTGCTCCACAAAGGCGCAGGAAGAATTGTTCAAAGCAATCAGTATGGCGCAGATTATGCTGACCAAGGCATACCAGACGGGTGACACCAAGAAGGTAAAAGAGGCCAGCGATACTTTGCAGAACCTGCTGGGCAGCGCCAATATTAAGCCAAACCAGACGAACGATAATGCGCTGGCAGAGGCAAATACCTTTGGCACCTTGATTAAAAAGTGGGAAGACAAAAAGCCGATCCCGGAAGCTGCGCCTGAATGGAAAGATGTGGATGGGATTGGCAAATATTTCCGCACTTGGGTGACAGGGCCAATGATGGAACTGTTCAAAATCAAGAACCCGTGGCAGAAAGAATACGAGGAAGGCATGGCACCTTATACGGCGCACCGACCTGAATACACCGGCGGAGAAGAGGAAGAGAACGAGAGCATCCGCAACGCCATTTTTGGCACCCCCGGAGAGTGAGGTGGTGCCTGAATGGTGAAGAAAACTGCAAGAGAGGTTACGGAAGATAAGACAAGCCGGATCATGAATGCCGTGGCGCTGTGGGCCAGCTTTTACCGAGCGAACCCGCAGAGGTTTTGCAAGGATTATTTGAACGTAAACCTGAAGATGTTCCAACAAATTTTGATTTATTGCATGGCGCTATGCACAAATTTTTGTTTTATAGCGGCGCGTGGTCAACACTAGGCCCCCAGGTTGGGAAACCAGCTTGAGAGAACCGGACAAAATCGGTAGAGGCTGTAAAATGCTAATACCGAGATAACCTACCTTTTTAATAGAAGGAGGTATTGTAACGCATAGGCAGTGAACCTGTTACTGACAGAATATAATCCGCCCACGAGTGCCCGGCACCCTTAGAGGGTGAAAATGTATGCTGAACTTATGGGAAACCATAAGAACTACCGGATAAAAAGCCGGTAGGATAACATTATTGCTAGGCAAGACGTTCCTATGTGCAATTTTCTGCTGTTGGAAAGCGATCTTGTACCCAGGCAGCTTGATTGTGATTGCGAGCAAAACGCGAAACCAGGGCAGCTTGGTACTGAAAAAGATTGAGCAGGAGTTGGTGCCGCGAAGCCCATTACTGCGCAGTGAGATAAAAGATATAACGATAAACCAGAGTGTGGCGAAGATAACCTTCCGCAATGACAGCGTGATTGAGGTTGTGACCGCCGCAGATACTGCCCGTGGCGGCCGTGCGAGCCTGTTGATTATTGACGAGTACCGCATGGTTGACAAGGAAGTGCTGGATCTGGTTTTGAAGAAGTTTTTGAACTATATCCGCCACCCCGGCTACATGGATAACCCCAAGTATGCCCACCTGGCGGAACGCAACCAGCAGATGTACCTAAGCTCTGCATGGTTTGAACAGCACTGGTCATGGGATTTGTGCAAGGATTACTTTGTGAACATGTTTGACACCACGAAAAATTACTATTGTTTCCGATTCCCGTACCAGATGAGTATTAAGGAAAACCTGCTGCTGAAGAGCCAGGTAGAAGACGAGATGACAGAATCGACGTTTTCTGACATACGGTTCCGCATGGAAAATGAGGCGCTGTTTATTGGCACGACAGACGGAGGGCTATTTAGCTTTGACGACATTAACAAGCAGCGCAAGATCATAAAAGCGTTCTATGCGCCAAACATGATTTTGAACAATAAGGCGGCTTGCCAGTTGCCGGCCAAGAAGACCGGTGAGAAGCGGATTTTGACCGTTGATATTGCCCTGATGAGTTCTAAGCGCCGCGATAATGACGCCACAAGCATCTTTTTGAACAGTTTGGTGCCAGACAGTACAGGCAAGTGTACCAGCAACATGGTGTACACCGAAAATTGCGAGGGTATTATTACGCAGGATTTGGTGCTGAAGCTACGCCGCTACTTTAAGTATTTTGAGTGTGACTATATTGGCATTGACGCAAAGGGTCTTGGTGCCCCCATTATGGATCTGCTGATGCACGAGTGCTATGACCCAGAGACGGGCGAGACATACCCACCGCTGAACTGCTGCAATAACCCGGATTTCCAGGAGCGGTGCCCCGACAAGACGGCACCCAAGGTGATTTGGGCGATCATGGGCAGCAGCCAGTTTAATAATGACGTGACAATTGCGTTGCGAAGCGGAATCCAACAAGGGAGAATCCGGTTTTTGGAATCCGAATATGACTGCGAAGAGATTTTGCGGGCGAACATTAAAGGTTACGACAAGCTTTCACCCATGGAGAAGATGGCGCTGCAGATGCCGTATATCAATACCGGATTGGCTGTAAATGAGTTGGTGAACCTGGAATATGAAGCAACGAATAATTTGATCCGTGTGCATGAGAAGCCCGGCGCACGCAAGGACCGTTACAGCAGCCTGAGCTACAACTATTACATTGCGCTGCAGGTTGAACGCATGATGAGTAAAAACTTTATGCGCAATAAGAAAATTGAAATAAACTTTAGAGCGCCCAGACTGCGGCATTAAGGAGGCGGCTATATGGAAGAAATACAGCAGAAAAAGGTCGCCATGATCAGCCCGGACGGCAAGAAAAGCTTTGTGCCATTGACGGAATTTATGAGTAAGGTGCGATATGCGAACCTGGCAAACGTGAAGATCCGCGACCTGGAAAATAACCGCGACTACAATCCTACCTATAAAAAGTACACCAAGAGCCAGATTGTTACCTATTTGGCGAACCCGGCCAACTATGAAGTGCAGCTGCGGCAGATGAGCCAATACCTGTTCAATATTTCGAACTATTACAGGCGGCTGATTCAGTATTTTGCCAACATGAGCACGTTCAGTTACATTGTGGTGCCGTATGGCATTGATTATTCCAAGAATGTAAACCTGCAAAAGTTCAAAAAAGGTTACTATGCGGTGACGGCACAGTTGGAAAAGATGAACCTGCGGCACGAGTTCAGCCGGGCGTTGATGGTGGCGTTCCGTGATGATGTGTATTACGGGTACGCATGGGAAACAAACGACAGCTACACCTTCCAGCAGCTGGATGCAGACTATTGCAAGATCAGCAGCATTGAGGATGGTGTATACAACTTTGCGTTCAATTTTTCTTACTTTGATTCCCACCGTGAGCGATTACCAAATTTTCCGCCGGAATTTACCACGATGTACAGTGCGTACCAGAAGGACTCCGGTTTGAAGTGGCAGGAGCTGTCAAGTGAGAATTCTATCTGTTTGAAAGTAAACGAGCAGACATATGTACCGATCCCGCCGTTTGTGAGCTTGTTCAGCGCACTGGCGGATATTGAAGACTACCGGGCGATCAGCAAGGATGCCAGTGAAGTGAATAATTACAAGGCGTTGGCGCTGGAGATCCCGGTGGGGGATGACGGTACATTTTTGATTGACTACGACCTGTGCAAAGAGTTTTACGACATGCTGTGCAACGTGTTGCCGGAGAACATTGGCGCGATTATGAGTCCGATGAAGATCAGCAGCTGGGACTTTGAAAAAAGTGGAGCTGTAAGCGGCAGTGACGATGTGGCAAAAGCCGAAAATTCGATGTGGAAGCAGGCGGGTGTAAACAATATCTTGTTTGGTGGCGGTGAAGACCCCAGCAGCTCTACGCTGAGCCTTTCTACCGTGAATGACCAGATGATTGTGTTTGCGATGATGCGGCAGATTGAACGCTGGATCAACCGTAAATTAAAGAGTGTTTCGACGGCAGTTAAGTTTAAGGTAAATATTTTAGATGTGACGTATTTTAACCGGCAGGAAGTGCATGACCGCTTTGTAAAAGATGGCCAATATGGAATGCCGGTACGCAGTGCCATTATGGCGACAAGCGGATACAGCCCAAGCGATGTGGAGAACATGCAGTACCTGGAAAACACGGTATTGAACCTGTCAGCCAATGAGGTACCGCTGATAAGCTCCAACACGCAGAGCGCTGCTGACAGTAATGCCGCGACAGATGAAGGCGGACGCCCCACCAATGCAAGTGAGGGTAAGGCGCTGACAGACGCAGGCGAGAATAGCAGCGAGGAAGACCTGGCGACAGGAGGCTGAGTGAACGATGAAGCGCGAAGTTAAGGTACGCGGCCGTGACGTGGTACTATATTTGCTGCGCCAGAAAAAGAAATTGGTGCGGGAAGAGCGCGATAGTGGCGGCCATACAGTATATATTTTTGAACTTGACGACGATGATTTGAAGGCTGTGCAGGAGTTTGCCGCACAGCAGAAAAAACGAAATTACTTTTGAGAGACCGCTATGCAAGCGGCCTTTTTTAGTTTACGGGGTGATTGGATGTGAGTGAGCGATTGAACCGCCTGCCAATTACCTTTGAAAAAACCGGAGAAGTGATGGGTAAAGATACGCGTTTTATTAACGTGACGATTGATGTGCTGCATACTGGCGGCAACCTGAACGGATCACGGTTTGAAAAAGAGGTAGTTGACCGGGCAGCAAAGAGTATTGCGAATACCCCGATCCTTGGATACATTGAGCAAAATGACGATAATGAGCTTGACTTTAAGGGCCACGAACATGAGCTGATTGTGGACGAGGACGGGATTCGATATGTATATGCCGGCAGCGCTTACGGTGTGATACCGGAAAGCTGCAACCCGCGCTGGATAAGCCGGGATGACGGCACAGGAAAGACACGGGAATATTTGCGCGTTGACGGGTTGCTGTGGACCAAGTTTGACGATTCCTGTGGGATTTTTGAGCGGGATGTGGTGAAAGGGCAGAGCATGGAGATCACCAACATGGAAGGCTATGTGGATAAAGACGGCTACTATGTTGTGCAGAATTTTGATTTTGATGGCTGCTGCGTGCTTTCCACCACTGACCCGCAAATCCGACCAGCAATGACGGGCAGCACAGTTACGGCGAATTTTACCGCCGCGACGATTGCGAGCCAGGTTAAGGATATGCTGGCGGAATACACAGCTTTACAGAGATCTGAATCCTCCAAGGAGGCTCAGATAGATAATTTTGCGAAAGGAGACGATTGCTTGAAAGAAAAAGAAGAAATTCTGGCTTCTTACGGCATTGACGCTTCTACGCTGGAGTTCTCTTTGGAGGAAATTACCATTGAGGAACTGAAAGCGAAGTGTGAAGAGATGGCTGCAGTAAAATCTGCCGAGCCGGAAGAGCCGCAGGGTGAACCGGAAAGTGAGCCGGCCGCAGAGCCTGCTGCTGAACCCGCAGAACCCGAAACCCCGGCAGAACCGGAACCCGCTGCGGAACCGGAAGGCGGCGAACCTGCTGCGGATTACAGCCTGAACCTGTGCGACAAGCTGAACGAAGTAAACGAGGCCATTAGCGCTGAAACCATGATTGACCCGTGGGGCTATGAAGTGAGCCGCTATTGGCTGCAGGATGTGCAGGATGATCTTGCCGTTGTGATGGATTGCCAGGATTGGAAGATCTACAGCTTTACCTTTACCATGGATGGCGACAACGTGAAAGTTGATTTTGCCAGCAAGAAACGCATGAAGGTAAAGTACGAAGCCTGGGATGAAGGCAGTGCCGATATTGGCGTGCCCGCGCTATACAGCACCATGGGCGACAAGGCCAAAGAGCAGACCGAAAAACTGGAGGCTGCCAACAAGCAGTACAGCGAACTGAAAGCAGAGTATGACGAGATGAAGCCGAAATATGATGCTTACGTTGCGGCCGAGGCTGCTGCTGCCAAAGAAGAAGAGAGCGCTAAACGCGAACAGCTGTTTGCCGTTATGGATCAGAAGCTGGATGGCGATGCTGATTATGCCAAGCTGCGAGATAACAAGACGATGGAGTTTACCGTTTTGGAAGATGCTTGCTACAAGCTATTGGGCAAAAAGGCCGCTGAGTTTAGTTATGTTCCGCCCAAAGAAAAGAAGGGTGAGGTAAACAAGGTACGGTTTGGCGTGAATGGCACACAGAAGACAGAGAAGCGCTACGGCGACCTGTTTGAACGCTACCTGAAAAATACTGAAGAATAAAAAGGAGTTACATATTATGGCTAACATTAAACATGCAGTTGTTGGTACTGACGGCATGGCTGGTACCATTAACCCTGTATACCTGAAGCACGTCGTTTTTTACAAGGACGGCAGCCCCGCCGCTATTGATAACGGCAACATTATTGCGATTGGCGATGCGATCGGCCCCGAAATCTACAAGGCTGAGGCTCCCTCTGCTACTACTAAGCGCTACATGCTGGCTCTGGTTGATGGTGTTGAGCTGTTCTACGATGAAACCCGCACCCATTATCTGCCTGAGTGGGAGAATGAGGCTGGCAAGCCCGTCCGCGTTTATCTGATGGTTCCTCCCGCTGACTCTTTCCGTGTTACTGCTGAAGCTTTTGATGGTGTTCCCCAGAAAGGCAAGTTTGTTGCTTTTGCTGCCAATTCTACCAAGCTGAAGATTGAGGATTCTGAGTCTGCTGACAATGTTTTTGGCGTTATTAAGCACGATCCTGTGAAGGTTGGCTTCGGCGATGGCCAGTATACCTATTACATCGTTGATGTGATCGCCTGATTTTTGTATCAGTGAGTTAGTTATAACTAATTACTGGTGTGGCTTATGCCTACACCTATCTTTATATGTAAAGGAGTATTAACATGGATGAGAAACTGATTAAGCTGGCCGTTGATGGCTACCATGGCCACCTGGGCGAATACAGCGTGAAAGACAGCCAGGAAGTTCTGCGCCAGGCCATGATTGAGGCCAATAATGGCAAGACCAGCATGAATTACAAGGATATCCGCGACGGTAAGTGCAACAACCTGTTTGCTATTACCGAAGTTCTGATTGATAAGGTCAATGAAGAGGGCCTGAAGGGTGACGAGTTCTTTACCAATTTTATTGAGGACCGCAACACCTCTCTGGGTGATACCAACATTTTCCATGCCACCAAGCCGTGCCTGCTGACTGTTGCCGACATTGCTGAAGGTAGCCAGGCTGTGCGCCGTCAGCGCCTGGAAGCCGGCCAGGACATTACCGTGAATACCCAGCTGCGTGCTGTGAAGGTTTACGAGGAAATGAACCGCGTGCTGGCTGGTCGCATTGACTTTAATGACCTGGTTGACACTGTTGGCCGCAGCTTTACCCAGTACGATCTGGACAGCGCTTATCTGGCATGGACCAGCATGTTTACCAAGCTGGACCCTGTTTATACCCAGAGCGGTTCTTACAACGAGGACAAGCTGCTTGACCTGATTGAGCACATTGAGGCTTCTACCGGCGACACCGCTACGATTGTTGGCACCCGCAAGGCACTGCGCAAGATTACCACTGCTACCATGGGTGAGCAGGCCAAGAGTGACCTGTACAGCATGGGCTACCTGGGCCACATTGCCGGCACCCCGATGGTTGCGATGAAGCAGCGCCACAAGATCGGCTCTACTGAGTTCATTCTGCCTGACGACACTGTTTACATTTTTGCCGGCGACACTAAGCCCGTGAAGCGCGTTACCGAGGGTGAAGTTACCATGCTGATGGGTGATCCGATGAGCAAGGCCGACCTGACCCAGGAATTCCTGATGACCAAGCGCACCGGTGTTTCCATTATTCTGGACCGCGACTTTGGCAGCTACAAGTTTGCCTGATTTTGAGCTGAACGATACCCCTGCCGCAAGGCGGGGGCTTTTTTATATAAGGAATATTTTGGAGGTATGTTTTGGCAACTGCGAAGATTACCAATGAGACCATGGTGGAATGCAAGAACGGCACCCATGGCAACTTGTTTTATGCTTCGACCCGCAACCCCGGCTACACCGTTGAGTGGACCGAGTTTGGCGAGGTGCAGGAGATGGACTACGCCGAGCTGCTTGTAATGCGTGGCAGCCAGCTGCGGTTTTTCCGTGATAACTGGATTTTGATTGAGGACGCCAACGTATTGCGCAAGCTGGGTGTGGAACGTTATTACAAGAATGCGCTGACCACGGAGAACTTTGACGAGGTATTTAAGTGGACCCCGGATGAGATCCGCGAGAAGGTGCCCAAGATGAGCGAGGGGATGCGCGACAGCATCCGTATCCGCGCAAAGGAGATGCTGAAGGCAGACCAGCTGGATAGCCGTGCCATGATTAAAGCATTGAACGATGTGCTGGATTGCGATTTGGAAGAATCCGTTGCATTGGAGGCACCCAAGAAACCCAGAACCCGCAAGAGCGGCGTTGAGATTGTGACGATCGGCGGAACCGAAGAATAATGAGAGGGATGGTGCGGGCCAATGGGCACAAGATACGAGGAAGTTTATGAGCGTTACCGTGGCCAAGTCCGCAACTATGAGTTCCTGGACTACGATGCGGTGACAAGAGAAGCAATGCAGCTGGATCTTTTGAAGATGGCGATCAGCGATTTTGAGGATGTGTGCAAACAGGACCTGAATGACAGGGAAGATGACCTGCTGGCGTTCAACATTACGCTGACGAACCGCGAGAAAGATATTTTGGCACTGGGCATGATTGTGCATTTTGTGCGCCAGTATGTTTATAACACAGACGCATTGCAGAACGGATTGAGCACAAAGGATTTTACGCTGTTTTCACCAGCCAACCTGTTGGAGAAGATGACGACCCTGCTGACCACGACAGAGCGGCAGCAGATGAAGGAGATCAACCTGTACTCTTTCCGCAATGGGGAAATTTCGGGTTTGACTGAGTGAGGTGGTAGCGTATGAACTATGAGACATATGCTGCTATGCTTGGCAGGCACGGAAGTACGCGGCGTGACCGGATGGTTGAAAAGAGCAAACGGGACACGCTGAGAATGGGGCCTGATTCCCCTGCCTATAAAGAGGTAGAGATTGAGGGGGTGCCCCACCACATGATGATTATTAGCAGCACGGTGACAAACCAGAAGATTATACGCACCATGCCGGGCGACAACTTTGAGATTGGAAAAATTATGCTGTTTAGTAAAAGCCATTGGCTGATTACAGAGCGCGATGCGGACGATGAAATAACCGTGCGCGGCAAAATTGAGCTGTGTAACCGGAGCATCCAGTGGCAGAACCATGAGACCGGGGAAATTATTACCCGGTGGGCGGTTGTGGACAAGCCGTATTTTTCCAACCTGAACGAAGATGTATACATGACCATTTCCAGCCGCGAATTCCAGGTGAAAATACCGTATGATGAGGAATCGGCTTTGCTGGATGTGGGGAAACGCCTGATGATGGAGCAGATTAACGGCAAGCCTAAAACTTACCGTGTGACCTGTGTTGACGCTATGACAGAACGCTACGACTGGAATGACGCCCAGACGGGATTTTTGGTTTTGAACCTTGAACAGGACCAGCATGTGGAAGAACAGGATAACGCCGAAAAGATGCTGTGTGATTACCAGGAGGTAAAGCAAGCACCGGAGGACGGCGAAGTGGTTATTAAATACGCGGGCGAACCCAAAGTGCGCATTTGCGGGCGCGGCAAGATTTTTAAGGCCACGATTGATGGCAAGCCGCTGCCGGGATGCACCTGGAGCCTGAGCGTTGATGATAAAACACTTGAAACAAAGGTATACCTTGCTAACAGTGTGCAGTGGAACCGGGTGACTGGGGAAAGCTGCCGGGTATGCGCAGAGGATAATGCCGCGCTGAATGGAGCTACCGTGAAACTGACGGTTGTGGCACCGGACGGCAAGAGCACAGACAGCATTACAGTGAAGGTGGTGGACGTATGAACCTGAGTGAGCTGGGAGAATACAAACACAAAGTAGCCGCCCTGCTGGCACAGGACGACACCATTATTAACCTGCTGCTTGGACCCGTGGACGATGATGCTGACACGGACGAGATGCTACTGGGCGATAAGAGCATTAGTACCGGACATATTTACGAGTTTGAGTATGTGCCGGAGATCAATGAAACGGCGGATACCTACCTGTGCATGGAGACTGTAGTGGCTAAGGCACCGAGCGATACGGCATACAGAGTGTACCTGTACATTTTTGCCTATTGCAATAAGAAGGTAATGAAGAGTTACCGACACCCCGGCGTGCTGGGGACGAAGGCCGATGTGTTGGCCATGAACGTTGACCGTTTGCTGAACGGCAGCGAAGATTTTGGAATTGGGAAGGTACGGTTATTGAACAACGATGTATACAAGCCGAATAATAATTATTACGGCCGCTGCATTACATACGAAGTAATGGCGTTCAACCGCAAGATGGGTGGCGCAAAGTGAAAGTACCGTACTATGAACTGCTGAATCCCGAAGGTTTTATGGTGAAAAACGTGGGCAGAGTACACTCGCCACGACTGAGCGACATTAACAAGCGCGGCTATATGAGCTATCAGTTTGCGCTAAGTACCTTGCTGCTGACACCACAGGCGATGTTTGAAGACATTGCCAAAGTAACAGGGCAGGAGAACCCGTATGAAGCTTTGAGCGAGGAGGAAAAAGCCACCATTAACACCTTTGATTTATTAAGTATGAGCAAAGAAAGCCAGGCGGAGATGATTGCCGCACTGGCCTTTTTTATTGATGCGCCGCTTGAATATGATGAAGCGCACCATGCTGTACTGGTGAATAAAACTGAGGTGGACGATAAGATCCTGATTGATGGTTCCATAACGCGAGATAACTGGGCAGAGATTTGCGACATTTGCCTGCAAACCGCGTACATAGACCAGAAGCGGGAGGAAAACTTGAAGTTCAAAAATGAGGCTGCCCGCAAGTTTTATGAACGATTCCAAAAGAAAAAGGCTGAATATGAAAAATCGAAACGAAAAGGGTATAAGAGTAACCCTGATTTGGAGTTGGGGAACATCATCTCTGCGCTGGCGACAAACCATAACAGCCTGAATTATACGAATATTTATGATTTGACGGTGTACCAGGTGCATGACACTTTTAACCGTCAGAACATAAAAAAACAAAATGAGATCCATGACATGAACTATGCCGTATGGGGTGGCGAGAACGACCTTGGCGGATGGTACAAACACATGGAGACTGATAAATGATAACGGAGGAATAAGATATGGCTGTAAATCCGAATATGGCGAACCGTGAAGTTGCTGATCTGGTTCTGCTTGATTACAAGACCAAGAAAGTTTTTCTGCCCATTGATTTTGCCAACGTGACCACCACTGACTTTACCGCAAACCGCACGTTTGCAAAGGGCGGCCAGGGCGCACCGAACCGTGTTGGCTTTGATAGCGAGCGTGCAGGCACCCTGAAAGTTGACACCCAGATCATGCCTGTTAAGCTGTTTGCCCTGCTGAGCGGCCAGGACATTGGTAAGGTTGCAAAGATTATGAAGCGCGAGGTACTGACCGCTACCACTGACGGCATTGAACTGAGTGAGACCCCGAAGGCCGGCACTGTGCAGGTTTTTGCTGTTTCTGACGACGCCGGTACTGAGATCAGTGATCTTACCACCAACGACAAGAAGGTTACTGGTGCTGGCCTGCAGGACGGCAAGAACTATGTTGCCTACTACTTCTACGACAAGAATGATGGTGTTCAGACTGTCAAGTTTGATTCTGACACATTCCCGCGTGCCTTTGAGGTCCACGGTATGATGCCGTTCAAGACCGAGGACGACGAGATTGTGCAGTGTGAGCTGGTTTACTACAAAGCTCAGCCGCAGGCAAGTTTCAGCCTGGCTTTCCAGAACACTGGTGATCCGACCACTGTTTCTATCACCTTTGACTGCATGGCCAATCAGGACGGCGACATTTACAGCATGAACTTTATGGAGTGATCAACGCAAATTCCTACCTTATTATATATAGGTTTGAATTGTGATGTTTGATCCGTGGGGGAGCGAAAAGCTCCTCCATTTTTAGAACGCGAAAGGAGTAGCGTGCATGGAAGACAAGGATACCGGCGGTATTGCCGATGTGAAGATTGAACCTGTTGAAACTGCTGCCCCGCCTAAAGTGCCCCTGAAGCGTCAGGTGCGCCCGCTGAAGGGCGTGGTTGTGTACTGCAACAAGGAACGCGGGTACATGGGTTTTGAATGTGACGGGCACGGCTACCAGGTGCCGGTGAAAGACGGCTATGCTGTGGGCGATGTGGTCAAATTTAAGATTGCAGACGGGAAGATTGAGTTGTGCAAGTAAGCGGACGAAGCAAGTACAATGTGAGCCGTGACAAGAGCAAACGCACCTATGACGGGATTGTGTTTGACTCTGAACTTGAGATGAAATATTACAAGGATGTTGTGCTGCCGGGGGTTGCCAGCGGAGAGATTGTGGACTATCAGCTGCAGAGACCCTATGAGCTACAGCCAAAGTACCGCAAGGAACGTGGGGGAAGAATAGAGACGGTGCGAGCTATTAACTATGTGGCTGATTTTTGGTTGAAGTATAAAGACGGCACAACAGAGGTGATTGACACCAAAGGATGCCCGGACACTGTGGCACTGATGAAGCGGAAGATGTTTGATTACCTGTACCCGGACGAGCATTTGCGCTGGATTGTATACCGTAAACGGCGTGGTGGGTGGATTGATTACGACACGCTGTAAACTAGCCCGCCCCTGAAAGATGGGGCGGGCTTTTATTTTTTGTAAGGAGTTTTTTATGGAAATTAAGAAGAACATCCGTGTGGGCGACAGAATCCGGTTTGTGGATTTTGTTTGCGACATGTGCGAGAAGGACGGCAAGCAGTATTACGCGCTGTTTGATTATGCCTGGCGCATTGCGGTGATTACCTTTTTTGCCCCGGAAGCGGAGCTGGACAAGATGGACACAGATGAGATGTGCGACTTTGTTTACAGCCGACAGGGCATTGAGATTGTGGAAGACCCGGATATTGCGGTGATTACAGCGGGACTTTATGAGGCATGTGAAGCCGAGATGAAAGACCGGAAAGAAAAATACATGAAGGTATTTGATGCAATCAACCACCCGGACCCGCTTGACCGGATTGCAGACGCCTTTGCAGAGATTGCAGGGAATTTGAGCCAGCTGGGAGACCAGGAATTTTTGGCTGATCTGGTAAAGAAAGTGCGCGAAGGAGAGCAGCCCGCAAAGAAGCCGCCCGTGAAGATTGAAGTTGTGAACGGCAAGGAGAGTTAAATGGCCAAGACGGTAAGCACACAGAAAGGGCTGGAACTGGAACTGCAGCGGCGCATTAACCTGGCACTGAATGGCGGGGCGAAAACGGCTGTGGAGAATTGTTTGAAGAAGCATATCCAGGAAGATGTACTGGATGTATACCAGCCAAAAGTATATGAGCGCCGCGGCCAGGGCGAAGGAGCATTGGAAGCCGACAGCAGCGTGGTGAGCAGCGTGAGAGAACATGTGCTTACGGTAAAGGATATTGGTGTACCGAATGAATCAGCCGTTGGTGGGCAGTACAAAACCGGCACCAATACACCGCTTGCTGAGATGGTGGAGAAGGGCGATGTGAAAAACATTTGGGGTTCGCCACCTGATGCGGCCTATTTGCACCCGCGCCCGTTTGTGGCAAACACGGCAAAAGAAATCGCAGATGGGAACAGCGCCGTACATGGAGAGATTGTGAAAGCCATAAAAGAGCAGTTCCCTGATAAATAACGCGACGAGAGCTTCGGCTCTTGTCTTGAGCGGCTGATTTGAAAAGAATCGGCCTTTGAAGGCTTGAGCCGAACCGTAAGGGGGAAAGTATATGGCGGAAGATTTAAGTATTAAGGTAAAGGTGGAACCTGACGGCGGTGGTGTGCAGGGGAAGCTGAATGAGATTGCAAAAAAGAATAAACTGAAGGTTAAAGCGGAACTGGCCAATGAGAGTGAACTGGCGGATAAGATTAAAAACCTTACAAGTAATATTACCGCACACCTTGAGATTGACCCGGCTGATATTACAAAAATTACCAACCAGCTGAAAAATATCCAGAGCAGTGTGGGAGGAAATGTACAGCTGTTTGATATGAGCGGGGCGCTAAAGCAGCTGGATGCAGTTGAAACGAAAGTAACCTCGATTGTTAGCAAATTATCAAATGTTCGGGCAACGATCAGTACCGCGAGTACCGCAGGTGTTAAGGGGAGCACAAAAAATCCGTATGCGGGGATTGCAAAAACTCTGGATTCTCAGCTACGAAAAGCCAAATATGATGCTAATGATTTAACAAAAAAAAACGGATATAATTTCGGAGATATAGCAAATATAACTGACAAAGATTTTGAGCGATTATTAAAAGTATCTGACGTATATAACGGGATTGAAAAAAATGTTATTACTTTGAGAACAGCTTTGAATGCCGCAACAGCTGCTCAGACAATATTCGTCCAAAAATTAGACGATTCCAGTTTGCAGATAGCAGAAAAAGCAATGCGTAAACTAAAAGAAGAAATTGCTGATTTTACGAAAACGGCATCATCTATAGATAAAGTTAGCGAAAGTTATTCCGGTATTTACGCAAAATTTAGAGATCTACAGGACAAGTATTATCAAGATTTCGGGAATGGGAAAATATCTTTACTGAATAATGAAAAATTTAGTTCTGTACAAAAAGCACTTATTTCTCTTGATAGCGCGAGAATTGATCTAAAAGACAATTTTAGTGACTATAACTTAAAAAAGTATGAAGCGGCTCTAAAAGCTGCTTCTGAGGTGTTATCTCAATTCAAATTTGCTCTTAATTCGGCCGATCAAGAATCCACGCAGGCGTTTAAGGCGTTGCCTCAAAAAATAACACAAATCAACAATTATGCAAAAACACTCAGTGAGAACCTGAAAAAAGCCGGAGAAGTACCTGAGAACAATGGTTTGTACAAGACATTTACTGGCCTTAGTGAAGCCCTTCAAGGTGTATATGACAAGTTCAAAAATGGTACGGCAGAATACAAGGACTTGTTAAATGTTTTTAATACTTACGTTGATCAACTCGGAAAAAGAAAAGGCAATATAAGCACACTTAATGAGTTGTTCGCTGCACTTGGCATCCAAATCCGCAATACCACAAACGCGATGCGCAGCAGTAACCTAACTGCCAAAAACAACCAAAGCTTAGAGAGTTTGCAGAAGCGCCTGAACAACTTGCTGTACACTTTGAGACGTTACGTTGAGATCAATAAACAGATCCAGAAAAACCCTGAGTTAATGGCCACTTACAACAGCATTGTTGATGAGCTTAAAACTGCGGCGCGTTCCGGTAATCGGGACTTGATGGAAACAACACTGGATAGCACTGCTCAAAAAGTTGCCGGGTTGAAAGCAAAAGTACAGGAACTTGGGCTTGAGGGTAAGACGGTTGGGCAAGTATTCAGCGACTTGTTTGGCCAGCATTTCAGCACGGCCATTGCTATGGGCGCACTGCACTTATTGCAGGGAAGTTTGCAGCAAATCTACCAGAATGTTGTGGATATTGATACTGCCATGACGGAGCTGAAAAAGGTTACGAACGAGACAGACAGTACATATCAGAGCTTTTTGACTGAGGCTGGTGCCCGCGCAAAGAACATTGGTACGGATGTTAGCGGTATTGTGAATGCAACGGCGGATTATGCACGACTGGGCTACAGCCTGAGCGATGCGACAAAGCTGGCTGATGTAAGCGCCATCTATTACAATGTTGGCGATGACCTTGATAGCTTTGATAAGGCCACTGAAAACATTGTTGGCACGATGAAGGCATTCAATATCCAGGCGAACGATGCAATCAGCCTGGTGGACAAGCTGAATAACGTATCCAACAACTATGCTGTTTCTTCTGGCGATTTGGGCGATATCTTGCAGCGCTCTGCATCGGCCATGGAAGCCGCAGGAAACACCCTTGACCAGACGATTGCACTTGGCACGGCCATGAACAGTGTTGTCCAAAACGCTGAAACGACCGGCAGTACGCTGAAAGTGCTGGCTTTGAGAATCCGTGGCGCAACGACCGAACTGGAACAGATGGGCGAGGAAACCGACACTGTTGCAACCAGTACGTCCAAACTGCGTGCCGATATTATGGGTCTGACCAATGTAGACGGCAAGGGTGGATTTGACATCCTAACCAAGAGCGGAGACTTTAAGAGCACCTATGATATTATTCAGGGCATTGCTAAAGTATATAGCAAGATGAGCGATGTTGACCAGGCTGCCCTGCTTGAGCTGTTGGCCGGTAAGAACCGCGCAAATGGTGTGGCTGCATTGTTGAGCCAGGCAAGCCAGGCCGCAGATGTGCTACAGACATCCTTGAATAGTAGTGGTAGCGCTATGGCTGAGAATGAGCGGGTGCTGGATTCTGTTGAAGGACGACTGAAGATTTTCGAAGCTACGTTCCAGGAGATCTCTACTGATCTGCTGAACAGCGGGCTGGTTAAAGGCGTTATCAGTCTTGGAACGGCCTTACTGGATGCTTCAGATGGATTCATTAAATTTTCTGGTGTTATACCTACAGCGACAGCAGCGTTGAGTGCGTTTTTGTCGCTTTCAAATGCGAAGACCAAGGGCAGTATTCAAATGCTCGCTTATGCAGGAGGGATAGCTGCATAGGACGCGCCTTGGTTGGTAATTAAATACCCAAATTGCTGGGAAAGGCTAAGAGCCGCATAGCCATAGTGAGCCGGTAATGGGACACTATGGAGCCGAAAGGCAGAAACAAGTATGCGGATGCGGTATGCTGAGAGAAAAGCCGCCCCTACGGGGTGGTGCTAACCCGCGCAAACAATGCTTAATCAGCAGCCGAGACACCGCGTACAGGGATGTGCGCAGAAGAAGATGTGTGAACTTTGGTGTTTTGGTTCATCGACTGTATGGGTAGCCCTATTCCATGGTGAAAACCAGACGGGAAGAAAGACAGTCAGAACATTACGGGAAAGCCGTAAGAAGGTTATAAAAATATATTTATGAAGGTGGTTTTTGAGGAGATGAGTTGAAAGTGAAGTGGTTGAATGGTATAATTGATAAGGTAATTTACAGATACAAACAGTATAAAAATCATAGGTGGATTGAAGAGCATAAACAATGGCTTTTTGAAAACTATGATGGATTAACTGTTGAAGTAAAAGATGAAGCCATTGTGTATGCTGGACGCGATGATTATATCGATCCAGACAACTCAAAGCGACATCCAGCTGTATGGTACAGGGTTCCCATTAACCTGGAAAAATGGGGAAGAATATATGATCAACAGGTGAGATATAAATGAGTTCCTTTACTGTCCCTTATGGTGTAACATCTACAGCGTTGTTTATCCGCGTAAAGGCGGAGGCTAATGGGGAGTACTATGAGGGATGGGGACTGATTGATACTGGTTCTGTTGACAGCGGAATAACTGAAACTGTTGTAAATAAGTTAAATGTTGTTCCGATCAAAGGTAAGGAATACCATACGGCGAATGGTAAAATTGTCGCACCAAAATATAATATTTCTCTTACGCTGCAGAATAATGTTGTTTTCTCTGACATCCAGGCTTCACTCTTTACAAATAACGGAGACGGCTTTGATTTTTTGATTGGGATGGATATTATTTCTCAGGGAAGCTTGGCTGTAACTAATTACAATGGCGCGATGCGAATATCGTTTGAATACCCCGCACACGGAACGATCGATTTTACAAACATGTAATACATAATAAAGATAAGCCCTGACCTTTAATGGCCGGGGCTTTTGGTATTTTTGAGAGGTAATGTTTTTATGGCATTTATGGAAGGTATTTTGAAGCCTTGCCAGCGCAAAGTTTTGTTTGAACGAGAGTACAGTTCTGAGCAAGACGCAATGATTTATAAGTGCGAATATGTTATGCGGGCAGTAGCAATCAACTGCAAAAGACTGACGGCAAACCAAGCGGAGCAGATGGACAAGTTTGCGATGATGGGAATTTATAACGGCGGCTGTTTTAATTGCCCCAAAAATCAAGGAACGGAGGGGTGATTATGGGTGCTACATATAAACCGAACGTTAATCTAAACAATCTCAAAAGTACCAGAGAGATGTTTATGCCAAGTAGCCAATCTACATATAAGGAAGAGGATTTTATGACGATTCAGATTACGGGCAACGCCAAAGAGCTTGCGGCGCTGATTAAAGAGTTGCAGAAGCCAAAAGAAAAAGTAACCGCAAGCCCTATTCCCACTTATGACGGAAGTGGATATGGTTCCGTTAATATTCCGTTAAAATAGAGTTTCTGGTGATATTACCCATTTGGCTTCTTTGGGGGTAAGCACAAGTACATCGCATTCTTCACTAACAGATTGAAGGTTTCCATTATAATATTGCAATTTTGCTACAGTGCTGTTTACAAAACGTAAGTAATTTATACTTTCTTGAAGAGAAAAATGAACGCAATTAGAATTGCGGCTTTGAAAAGACATGAGCATTTCAGCAAAGGAACAATCTCCTCGTGATAACAGGCAAAGTCCTTCTTCGTTTGTGTTCTTTTCTATATTCTTGTCTGTTAGTGTAAGAGTGAATACTTGTCGTTTGCCATTGTTGATTTCTGCCCCGACTAGCGTAATTTGTTTTTCTTTGGTGTATTGCTTAAGCGCGTTTTTCAAACCTTTAAGTTCGTCTAAAACAGATGTTCGTGGGCTGTTGTATTTAGCGATAGCATTTTTTATTACGACAGCTGTAGCGGTACCGTCATCTAAGGTCAACGTTCCGGTAAAAGCTATACCGTGTCCACTTTTTGTCATGAATAATTTTTGTTGATGATTTAAGGACGGATAAAGAAATGTTTGGCCATCAGAGGTTTTTGGAGCTAATGTCATTCTTTTATCTGCGGACATAACGATACCATACTGGTTGGCTAAAACCATTGCCAAAGACATAATATCAATCCTTTACTGTTTAATACAGTCTGTGTAGCATCAGAATCTTGTCTTGCACTTCACACACACCCGGTCCACCTTGTTCGTCAGGAACCCGGTAAGAGGAGACCACTTGCGGGGAACCATCTGGAACTCGGTACAGCCACACTTGGGGCAGCGAGGTTTGTTCTTTTCTTCTTGGCGCTTACGGTAGCCCTCTTCCATCTCTACGGCGTTTTCGTATTCCCACTCGGCACGCATATCAAACTTGGCTTTGTCAAAGAGAGGGCTGTTGTAGACGTACTTTTTATAAAGGAGTTCTTTGTATACTGCGTATTCTTTTTGCTTTTTTATCTTTTCTTTGTCACCAGCATAAAGTTCGATATAAAATTTATCCCAAGGTCCTAGTTTTAAGTTTTCCTGAAATTCTAATGGAGACATTTTCTCTACTTGTGAATGAATATCATTTGATGTCTCTATAGAGTAAATTATGAGCGTATGATTCTTACAGAAATCACAATCTGGTTGATCATCTTCTGAAGAAAACTTTTCTCCACAAACGGGACAAATATAGTAAAGCGCTTCGTTAAAGTTCATACTTTTACACCTCTTGAACATGTTATTTTATAACCTTATGCTAATTATAACACACAGTAATTAGTAGAACAACTAGATTTTGAATCTGTTTAATATGTTCGGAACAGGTAATGATTTGAACACAGGGTCCTTTGTAACTCTTAACGGAAAAAGATGGCGAGAGTCTATCTCAGATCTTAAAAAAGCTCTTGCAGAAGCCAATGATATGGGAGTCACGAAAAAAGGAACGGTGCTTTCTTGGCTGACTGGTAATTTCAACAATGACTATGATCTTGCGAAAAATTTGGATTCTGATACAAAAGCCTTACAAGCCTTTAATAAAGAATTTGAAGAAAGTCATAATAAAAACACAGCATTAAAAAAACTTGAAGGCGCTTCTGTTACGTTACAAGAATTTGCTAAAAACGCCGATGAAGGAACTCTTAGTTTGAAAAACTTCTTTAGTTCCGTAACCGGCGCAGGCAAACTGACAAACGCTATCAAGGGTATTGGCCTGCAGATGTTGACAACTGCTGCTCAGACCGCGGCCATTTGGGCTATTACTGAAGGATTTAGATTAGTCGTAAACGCCATTAAGGATTATATCAACCGTGCTGAGATCGCCAAAGAAAAAATGGAGAATAGCAAAAAGGCGTACCAGGACACGACTGACGAAATCAAGTCTTTGAATGATGAGCTGGAACAGAACAAGGAACGGATGGCTGAGATCAATGGTCAGGATGTTATTACCTATACTGACCAGAAGGAACTTAACAAGCTGGAAACGGCGAACACTAGGCTTGAGCGGCAGATTGAGCTGAAGGAACATTTGGCCGAGATAGAAGCCAGAGACGCCGCTAATAAGACGGTTGAATCTTTCAAAGAAAATTACGGCCTTGACTACTTTGGGGAAGATTTTGATTTTGACAAAAAAGGGCCTAATGTGTTTGCAAACTACAAAGAGGTTTTTGATAAGATCAGCCCGAACAGTTTTGCGGAAAAGGTTCTTGGACGCTCCAATGATATTCGTGAGTATTCCGCCGCCATTGATTACCTGAACGAAAAGATCGACACATTTAACAAAAGAGCTGAAGAAGCTAAGACAGCGGATGAAGCACAGAACTGGCTGGATAAGGCAGAACTGTACAATACCCAGCTTGAAAAAATCAACCAGGGAATCCTTGACCAGGCCGATGACCTTGAGACTTATAAAGAAACGCTTGACCTGGTTGGCTTTGACAATCTGACTTCAACACAGAAAAGAATCTATAACCAGATTGAGGATGCGCTGAAGTATAATTACATGAAGGCTGACCCTGACGACTGGTTTGAGCAGAACTTTAACGACAGCAAGTATGCGGATGTTGTAAGCAAGCTGAAAGAGAATCCTGAAGGGGCCGCTAAAGCACTGACCGCCCTGAATACGCAAGCTAAAAATTCCGGTAAATCCTTGGGTGAGATGCTAGATATAGCAAAAGAGTTTTTTGGCGTTACAAGTGGAGTTGATGATTATAGTCAGGCACTGAAAGACGCTAAAGACAAAGCCGATGCGGCAGGTGTTTCGCTAGGAGCACTTTTTAATATAGCTGACAACGAGGCTTTCAATAATCTTTTTTCTAGTGGGATTGATCTTGACCTGCTGACAGAATTTATCAAGTATATGCAGGATGCCGGTTTTAGCATTGAGAATGTTATTACTGAGCTTGAGTCGCTGAACCAAACTGGCGTAGAAGCTAACAGCGTAACCATTGATGCGGATACCGCAGTAAAAAATGTTACCACGACCATTTCTGCTGTGACGGCCGCTTTACAGGCGCAGACCACCGGTGTTGGCGTGACGGCTGAAAACTTTAAGGCTTTGACCGATGCGGACAAGGATTATGCAGACTGCCTGGAATATGTGAACGGCACGATGCAGGTCAACACGGAAAAGGCCAAGAAGCTGACCAACAAGAAAATTGAGGAAGCAGAAGCCACAGTCCGAGTAGCAAGAAGCCAGGCTCAGCTGAAATACGCCGAGAACAAGCAGGAATTGAGCCGCCTGAACGATGAGCTGAAAAAGAATAACGACCTGAGCGACGAGCAGCAGGCTACGCTGAAAGAAGCCATCAGTAACCGTGAGCAGGAAAACAAGAAGCTGCGGGAACAGTGCCAGAACTATGAGCTGTTGTATAGCCAGCTGGTGCAGGTGAGTGGGGCTTATCAAGATTGGCTGAATGCCCAGAACGCTACGGAAGCCGGCACAATGTACGACGATGCCATTAAAGCTTATGATGCGATTAAAGACGCGCTGGAGAGCGGTAAGATCGGCACGCAGAAATATAAGGCTGCTATTGAGTTTTTGGTGCCGAAAAATGTTGACGAAAATGCCGTACAGCAATATGTTGATACACTGAAAAAGTACCTGACTGATGACAGTAAGGGCATTACAAACTTTTTGAATGATGCTGTTAAGGCCGGCTTAATGGAAGAGGACAGCAGCGGTTATGTGGCCATTGCAGGCAAAAAGACCATTGACGATTTTTGTGACGCCCTGAAGTTGACACCGGATATGGTGCGGGCTATTTTTGGCGAGCTACAGGAATACGGATTTGACTTTAACTGGGAAGATGCGTTCTTTGGCGAGACACTGACAAGCCTTGAAATGCAGGCTGACGAGCTGAAGGAAAAAATGGACAGCGTTGAACCTGACTCTAAAAGTTACGAAGAATGGAATAACCAGCTCAAAGAAGTTAATGAGAAAATCGAAAACATCAAGGGAAACATTGATAGCACTGATGTAGACGCACTGGTTGACGCTTATGAGAAAGCCAAAGATGCTGTTGATCAGATGAACAGTCAGGGGGTCACATTTGACGGACAAGCCGATGAACTACAGAGTGCGCTTGATAAAGCCGCAGACAACCTGAACAAAAATGGCCGTGTACAGCTTTGGATTGATGCTTCGGAGGCTGAAAAGACTGTTGATGATCTGACCCAAAGATTTAACAGCGGTGATTTTAGCGTTGCGACAGAGCTGGAGGCCGCCCAGGATAAGCTGGCAGACTTGAATACCCAAAAAGAAAAACTGGGCGCCCCGACTGAGGTTGAGATCCAGGTGTATGCCCAGGGGTTGGAAGATGCCGGTAAGAGCACAGAAGAGATTACCCAGACGCTAAAAGATGCCAAGATCTTAAACGTTGAAACGGATGACAGTGAAGATAAGCTGAGTCAGACACAGGATACCGTTACCGACATTGCTAATATACTCCTGACTCCGTACACCTTGCAAGTTGATAATACTGAAGCAATGACAAAACTGGGCAACGTTAAGGAGCTGATGAATCAGATAAGCGAGACAACCATTACCGTACCGACACCCAACATATCAACTCCCAGCAGCTCGCAGCCGTATAAACCAGGCAAATCCTACGCCGAGAGAAACGGGACAGGATTTACAGGTCTTAGTGTTGCCCGTGCGGCTGGTACCAATGGTGGATTGGTCAAAGCTGAACGAGCACTGGTTGGTGAGCTTGGTTATGAAGTGGTAGTAAACCCGCACAGCGGCAAGTGGTACACGGTTGGCGAGCATGGTGCTGAGTTTGTGAACTTACCCAAAGACGCGATTGTGTTTGACCACCAAAAGAGCGAAGAACTGCTGAAAAATGGTTTTGTGGGCGCACGCGGAATGGCCATGGCGGAGGGTAACGCTTACGCTCTAACCAGTGGAACGATTACCGGCGGTGGTTACATTCCAAAAGACAATCCAGCCACAAGTACAACGTTCCAGAAAAATGCAAAAGCGGCGGCTGCTACTGCGACGGCGACTGAGGCAGCACAGAAAAACCTTGAACGGATTGAAGCGGAAGCAGATGCTGTAAAGGAAGCCTATGAGGCCCAGAAAAAGGCGCTGGAAAAGCAGAAGAAAGAGCTGGAGAGCATTAAGGACAGCCTGGAAAGCGAGCAAAAGATACTGGACGGCATTGTTAAAACTGTAACAGCTAGAATTGACAAAGAGATTGACCGGCTGGAACACCAGTGGGACGACCTGAAAGAACAGCTTGAGGACGAAAAAAGCAACCTTGATGCGGCCATGAACGGCGCTACTTATTTGATTGAGAAGCGGACGAAGGCTTTGCAGAAAGAGCAGGAGGCGCTGGACGACAGCTACCAGCCGCGCATTGATGCTTTGCAGGATGAGCTGGACAAGTTGAATGAAACCAACGATGCTCAGGAAAAGGCGATTGAGCTGGCCCGTAAGAAAGCGGCCATGGATGCCGCCAAGGCAAACCGCAGTGTGCGTGTGTATCGTGAAGGCAAAGGCTTTGTTTGGGAGGCGGACGAGAGCGAGGTTAAAAGCACCGAAGAGGATTACAACGATGCTTTGCGCCAGAAAGAGCATGAGGATGCCCAGAAGGCCCTGGAGGACCAGAAAGCCGCGCTTGAAAAAGAGCTGGAAGACAAGAAGCAGGAACTGCAAGACAAGATTGACGCTTATGATGAATACAAAGATAAGCTGAGTGAAGGCCAAAACGAATACACCAACAGCAAGAACGTTGCGATTTTGCGGCAGCTGTACGGCGCTGATGCTGACCAGATGATTTTGAACATGGATCAGGCAATGATTGATAAGATCACAACTGATTACATGAACAATATGAGCAACACTGACCATGTGGAAAACCAGATCAAGGAAAACCAGAAACTGATTGACCAGCTGGAAGAGTACAAGAGCAAGTGGGAAGAGGTTGCGGACGCTTACGAGACTGAGCAGAACCGGATCAACACCGTAGCACGGCTTGGTGCCGACTGGGAGGAAAAGATCCTAGGGCAGCGAACAGACGTACTTGATGACTTTAAGAACCATTACATTGATATTTTGCGGCAGATTGAGGAAAAAACTGCTGAGATCAATGATTTGAGTTTGAAAATTGAGGTTGTTGAGGAAGAGTACCAGACCAAGAGCGACGAGTTGGACAAGGAAAAGAAGGCCGCCCAAGCCGAGGTAAAAGCGACAAAATCCAGCAGTACATCCAGCCACGCAACCGGCATTATGAACGTTGCAGCCTTTGAACGGGCGCGAGTTGATGAAGCGGGGCCTGAGATTGTTGTGCGGCAGCCGGAAGCCGGACGCTATACCAGCCTGGAGGTTGGGGACGGCGTTGTGCCGGGAAATTTGACCCGTCGGTTGTTTAGCGCGGCAATTAACCCGGAAGCTTTTGTGGAGAGTGCTATTTTGAAGCGGATGGGGAATGTGAACGCTGAGTTGACCAGTGCTGGCAGCAGCGGCGTACACATTGGCGACATTAACATTGTGATGAACGGTGTGAATGACGTTGAGAATTTTGGCCGCATTTTGCACCAGAACATTGGCTCCATTATGGCGCAGGAGTTCAGCAAGCGGTAATTACAAACAGGACAGAGGGAAACCAACCGAGAGGAATCAGCGGTTAGGTCCCTTATATAATAAGGTAGAGAAATGCGTATTTTAATTAGCCATAGCCTTGATTGGGTTAAAGCCAATATGGCTGAGTGGAGTAAGGTATACGGTGAAGACTGGCTTGCAATAAAAGATGAAAAAGTTATTGCTATATATAAAACACAAAAAGAGGCCGAAGAGGCTTGTAAAGTAACATTACCAATCAATGAGTTCAGTTGGTATTACCAAGATATCTCGCAGTATGATCTGGTCTGTATCCGTTGGGATGAAAAGAATGACATTGCGGACGCCATTTTGCAGATTAAATATTCAGAAAAAGATTGAAAGAGGATTATTCGCATGTTATAGTAGTTTCATAGTTTGTGTTATGGGGTGTGATAACATGCCGCAAATCTCTATTCAACGAAAATTTCAAACCAATGTCTTTTCCTACGACGTAATACTTAAAGGCAATGGGCATTCTGTTCCTGTTAGAGCTATGTTTGACACTGGAGCGACAAGGACGAGCATATCTAAAAGAATGGCAGATGTTCTAGGACTTGTATCTCTTGGTACGATATCTGGATTTGCGGCAAGTGGAAGATTCACCTACCCCAAATACATTGTTTGTCTTGAACTAAGCGAAAACATAATAATTCCTGATCTAGCTGTTGGTGGAATTAACATCGGAGAGAATGGCTATGATGTCATTATCGGTATGGACGTGATATGTCAAGGCGAACTTATGATCATGCGAGATAGCGATAAACAGACTTTAATATTCCAAGTTGATTACACCAAATAAGTAACGATATACATCACGTTTCAGCAATTTTTATTAAGGGGGCTCTGAATCATGTGCTATTTAGTAGCGAAAGATAGATATGCTCATGGCTGTGTTGCTTTGAAAACAACTCACGGCAAGTATCTTGTTGAAATGAAAAGAGCCTTAAATGCTGCGGTTGGAGATAAAGGCGTACAGTTAGTGACGATTAGCAGACCAACAGCATATGGCGAGTATGCTCCATACCGATTTGCCAAAACAGAACAAGAATTTAATGCTCTTGTACGAGCAATGCGATAATTTTATAAGTCAATTTACACCGGGTAACAGATTATTGTTGTCCGGCTTTTTGTATGGTATAATGACCCTATTATAATAAGGTGGGAAGTGTTATACCGATGGCAAAGACTGAGAGCCAAAACAAGCCGAACACGGAGTTTACGTTTAATCCGGAAGCCCATAAGGCCAAAGAAAATAAAAACAAAGAAACCTGGCAGGATAAAAACACCCAAAAAGAGAAGTAATTTTATGGAGATAACACAATACTTAAATGCACTGGTTGCTATGATACCTGACATTTTGCAGTATGTAGTACCCGGCGTGTTAATGTTATGGGTTTACAACCGGTTGCTGGACAAACAGTTGCCGCAACACTACTTGATTTATTCTGTGATAATTAGTTTTCTGCTTATGCAGGTAGTGCCGACCAAGAAGTTACAGTATATTGTGGCCTGTGTTCTTGGTGCAATTTTATCTATCTTACGCAGAAGCACAAAAGTTAAACGGGTGCTACTTAAATTATTTAAGTGGTCTCCAAGCAGCGATGTGTGGGAAGATATTATTGACTATGAGCTTGGCACCTATATGATGGTAGCAACAAATGACGAGAATGGGTTTAAGGGCTACTATGCAGGGTTGGCAACTGAAAAGAATATGCTGTTCTTATCAGAGTATACTGTGACGGATGACCATGGCCATGAACTTGTTACGATAGATGACCAGATTGTTGCAATACCAAGAGAGAAAATCAAGTATATTGAATTATCTTATGATGAAAAATCAGATGTAAAGAAATATTGGTTTAAGCGATAATACCGATGACGATATACCGGGTGGCCTATGTGGCTGCCCGGCTTTTTTATTTTGGAGGAAAAGCTATGGCGAAGAACACATTGGATGATGCCATTGCGGGGCTGAAAGACCTGGCAAAAGAGGTGAAGCGTTACTGCGAGAGACTGATTAACAATGCCAAGTTTGACCGTACAGCTGTTGGCACAATTGTGAAGGTGCTGGACGACCACAGCGGCTATGTGGTGGCGGCTTTTGGCAAGGAATACACCATTGCGAGTAATGCGCTGTTCCAGGTGAACGATGCCGTGGCTGTGATTGCCCCGCAGAATGACTTTAAGCGGCTGTACATTAAGCCGTATGAAATTGACCGGAACCTGTTGAAGCAGGACAAGGTTGAGGAAGACCTGAAAGATTATGTGAATAAGGTTGACAAGCTGCAGGAACAGGTGGACGGCAAGGTTGAACAGTATTTTTATAACTACGACCCGACGCTTGAGAACTGGCCTGCCATGAGTTGGAAAGACGACACCACAAAGAAAGCGCACAACGGCGATTTGTTTTATAACACCAGCAGCAAGAAAGGCTGGCAATGGACATACAACGAGGAAACAAAAACCGGCAGCTGGGTAGAAGTGACAGATAAGGAAACGCTGGATACGTTGGAAGCCGCAAGCAAGGCACAAGACACCGGAGATGGTAAGCGCCAGGTGTTTACGGCTGATGCCAGCAAAGGGGAACACCCAGAGCCGCCGTATGACACGGGCGATTTGTGGTTTAATGGAGAAGACATTCTGGTTTGTACGGTAGCACGCACGGCCAGTGACAAATATAATGCCAGCGACTGGGTAAAAAAAGATAGTTACGCCAGCAAAGATGACATGAAAAATTATGTAGATGGTGTAACGAAAGATATGCAAGACCAGATTGACAGCAAGGCCGAGCAGCACTTTTACGCCTATGACCCTACGCTGGATAACGAGCCGGCCAAGAGCTGGACGACAGATGAGGAAAAAGAAAAACATGTGGATGACCTGTTTTATAACACAGAGACAGGCAAAGCATACCGATTTATGAAAGGTGACGATGGCAGCTACAAGTGGGAGCTGGTACAGGACAAAGATGTAACCAATGCACTTGAAGCGGCCAGCAAGGCACAGGATACGGCGGATGGAAAGCGGCGTGTGTTTACGGCAGATGCCAGTAAGGACGAACACCCCGACCCGCCGTATGACGAAGGTGATTTGTGGTACACGGGGGCAGAAGTGCTTGTTTGTGGAAAACCCAAGGCGAAAGGCGAGGCATATGATGCCGGCGATTGGGGCAAGAAAGACAATTACACGAACAAGGACGAAGTGATTGATGCGGTTGATAAAAAGCTAACACAGAAAGATATCTTTAACCGGCTGACGAACAATGGTGCAGCCAAGGGTATTTTTATCGACGAAGACACTGGCAACCTTTATTTTAGTGCTGATTTTATCTCTACTGGTACGCTGATGTCGTCTGACCAGAGTATTATGTTCAATTTAGCAGATGGTAGTTTGACAACAACGAATGAGGATAAAACCATTACAACTACGTTAAAAAATGGCGGGCTTACCTTAATCAATAATATGAATCAACGATTAACATTGGATTGTTCTGAAAACGGTGTACCGTATTTAATTCTGGCTGATGAATATGATGAAAATTCAAAAGGGTATTCAGAGCTTAACATTAACGAATTAAAGTTTGTAGGAAGCGATGGAAATGAAGGTGCGAGTATCAGCGTTACCGGGCTGTACGGAGATATTCATAATTGTCGAAGTATAAATTTTACAAATGATGGTGGTGGCACAATGCCTGGAATTTATAGTCAAGCTACATCTGGAGATTCTGACCACCAACTTATGTTGAGTTCTCAATATATGGTTATCTTTGATACACCAACGACGCAAGCAAAGGGGTCTTTACAACTTTATAAGCCAACCGATAAATCTGTTCCTGCTTTTTACATTTATGACGGCACCACCAACTGGGGCGGCCAAACTTTAGGCTGGGACGGCAGCAAAGAAGTAACCGCTCTTGACGCAAACACCCAGGCCGTACCGTTTGTATACGGAATTGAGCTTGTAAAAAATGCGCAGGGTTATGTGACCGATGTGAAGTTGAAACAGCATGGGCTGCGGTTTATTGGCGGCATTTTGGTTTAATTTTGACGAGGAGATTTTATGATGGAGAATTTTAATTTGAAATGCGAACAGTTGAAGACTTACATTTGTGATGGTGTGAACCAGGTTGGGTTGCCGCCGTATGCAGTGGAGTTGATTTTGGAGAGTTTGCTGCGTGATGTGCAGAATATCCGCAAGAGCGCGATACAGGAAGAGATGGAAGCGGCTAAGAAGGCTGCGGCAGAAAAGGCCGAGAAAACACCGGTTGATGCAGCAGAGGATAAGCCGGAAGAAAGCGTAAAATAAACATAAGCCAATAGCATGATTGAAAGATGAGAATAACCGCCTGACCTTGATTGGTTGGGCGGCTTTTGTTGTTTAGAGAGGGAGGGGAGTGGCGGGAGGATGAGCAAACCAGCATTATATACCGTATCAGCATTTGATGCGACAAAAGATTATACATTCCGGTTCCGATACATTGGTGTGATTACCAAGGTGGAGGCACAGATTTGGGCCAATGCCATGAGCGCAGAGGAACTGGGCAGCCCAACTTACCAGAGTGGTGAGGTGAGTACCCAGAGATCCGAGTTTACTTTGAAGGCCAGCAGCATTACAAACAGCAGCGCGGCGTTTGGCATTAAGGTACGGGTGTGCGGCCAAGACAGTGTGTGGAGCGAATGGAGTGACATTCTGCTGTTTTATTGTGTGGAGACACCGGTATTTAAGTTCAAAGAGATCAGCACCAAGGACAAAACCAACATTGAATACAGTGCTTTTGAGTTTACAGTGCAATACGAGAGCACCCAGGGCGAAGAGCTGAACGAATATACGATTGAACTGTATGATGCCAGCAAGAGCCTGGTGAAGAGCAGTGAGACGCTGCGGGTGCCGGACAAGGCGTATATTATCAGCAACTTACGCAATGACACGACTTATTACGCCAGAGCACAGGGTATTACCCAGCACGGCATGAAGCTGGACACTGGATTTTGTGAGCTGCTGATTGGCTATGTGGGCGGTGATGGCTATGCGGCTGTGGCGCTGGAAAACCATTATGAAGAGGGCTGCATTTGGGTGAAATCTTATGTTGTGACGATTGAGGGCAAGGACCGCAACGACAACAAGGATGATTACCACTATGTAAGCGGATCGGCCGGGGACCAGGCAGTAGATCTGACGGTGGACGACACCGACCCGGTTAAGGCCGACATGACGTTCAAAGACGGATTTAAGGTACAGGGCAGCCATGTGGAAGAAGGAATCGTGGTGGACAGCAGCTATGCCTTGGGGCTGAACATGAGAAGCGACCGCTGGAACAAGCTACTGATTGGGCTGTGGAACAAACGGAGTAACGGGATCAGTATGCCGACAATGGATGAAGATCCGTATGCTTTGAAGTTGTTTTTGTGCCGCCGTGACATTGCGGACGATTACAGCAGCAATGCCTACAACTACCAGACGAATGAAAAGAAAACATGTTATTACCTGGAACTGACCTGCGGCGGATACTGTTTGCAGAGCAATGTAAAAACCAGTGCGCCAAATGGTTGGTTTAAGGTATATTTGAAAAACCAGGGCGGCCTGTTTGAGCTGCACTGGGAGTAAAGGAGGGGTGTGGAATGATTGTGGGAGCCGATATTTTGATGGGGCAGAATGCGATTTTGCCATACCCGCCCTATAATGAGGCGCTGAATGTGTTGAAGCTGCAGAACGGTGTTTATGATGACCTGCTGTTAAGCCGCGATGCCGACAAGGATTACGGCAAGTACAATCTGGACAATGGATGGCAGGCCCAGACGGCCATTTATGCGGCTTTTAACGGTGATACCCTGGGTGGCAACCTGCGCTACCGGGCAGAACAGATCAGCGAGATGCGGTTAAAACGACGCCGGGTTGGAACCTATAACTGGATCACCCTGGCGACCAAGCACCGGCCAACCCCGGTGAATGATGAAACCCTGAAGGAATGGGAAAAAGAACTGAACAACTGGGTACACATTGATTGGTACGCAGATGGGCGCAACACCGAGTATGAGTATGCGTTTGTGCCGATTATTGACGATGCCGAGCAGGATATGTTCACGAACAAGATTTTGAGCAGCTTTGATGGTGCAGTGCTGACGGACGGAGACATTAGTTACCACCTGTTATTTGATGCCAGCGTGACCAGCACGACCAGAACACAGCCAAACAGTGTGGTGGAAACTATGAGCAGCCGTTACCCGTATGTGATTTACGGCAGCGACTTGAACTATGAGCAGGGCAATTTTACGGCCACTGTGCTGAAATACAGTTTTGACACGGATGATTATGACGGGGATGGCGGTGCCCGGTACCGCAAGCAGTTTGTGGACTGGTGTACCAACAAGAAGCCGAAGATTTTGAAGCTGTTTGACGGACGTAGCTGGATGGCGAACATTATTAACCAGCCGAGTATCAGCTACAGTGACCATTATGACAAAGTTGCTGTGGCGTTTGATTTTGTGGAGATTGGCAGCTTGGAGAGCAGCACCGATTTGTACCGCAACGGGTTTATTGCAGAAGATATTGAAGGGAGTTGATGCGCGATGTATGTGCCAAGCACAGAAGACATACGAACCTTATACTCCCATAACATTGAGCTGTACACCCGCATTGACCTGCTGAACGACCGGATGAAGACGATTGATAGTTTGCAGGGCATTACGACCGAGGGAAGAATTTCCGTAGATGCAGATGCGGACATCCGGCGAACGTATACTTCGACCATTGTGCTGGACGAAAAACATGCGATCAGCCAGTACAGCGAGAGCGAGTGGATGAACAAGTACGTTTGGATTTACATTGGTGTGAAAACCCCGATGCTGGACGATATTATCTGGTACAGCCAGGGGGTATATGTGTTCAGCCAGAACGGATACAACTATGACACGCAGACCCGGAGCCTGACCATTAACTGTATGGACCTAACAGCAATGCTGAATGACACGTTGGCCGGACAGCTGACAGGTATTAAAACCGTATTTAAGGCCGGAGGCGGAATCCGCAGGGCGATGGTGGAGCTATTACAGGAAGTGGGGATCAACAAAGTATTTGTAGAATATTGGAACCGAACGATCCCTTATGACCAGGAGTTTGATGCGGCGACCAGTGTGTGGACAATTTTGACACAGTTGCGGGATTTGTATTACCCGTTTGAAATATTTTTTGAGGATGATGTGTTCAAATGCCAGCAGATCCCAAGCTGTGAGGATGACCCGCTGGTGCTGAATGCCGATGTATTCAATGATTTGATCATCAGCGAAGACGCAACGGTGGATTACAGCGAAGTGCGAAACTGCGTAGAGGTGTTTGGCGCTGCAGCAAGCCCGGATGTGAGCTGCACAGACCTGGTGGTGGACACAACAAAGAAAACCATGACATTAAACGTGATTGGGTTGGCATTGAGCGGTAAGAAGCTGATTTTGTTTACGCCGCCGGACAATGTGGCCGACCTGTACGATGCCGACAAAGGGTACCAGATGAAGATCAGCGCCAAAGCAACAGAGAGCAGCGATGCGGTTGTGACCGATGTTTTGAGCCTGTATACCATCAGCACAGATGAAGCCGGCAACAACAAAAAGGCCAAGCAGGACTGCATGAAACCAAAAGTACAATATGTGGTGCGCTACGATGCCGATTATTCCCCGAATGAGAATGGCGGCAAAGGGCGCTTTTATTTTTATGGGCAGGTACAGCCGCACGCCATGGTGATGTTGAAAGAAACAAAGCCGAGCGAGGAAGAGCTGGACAAGCTGAAAGAAACCGAGAACTGCCAGAATTTGGAAGTTGTGAGTACCGCCAACCCGGATATTGAAGGGTATGAGGAGGACGACCAGTTTTTGAACAGCCCGTTCAGCATTGAACGAATTGGACGGCGCAATGTGGTTTTGAGCGGCGGTGAATACGACAATTACACCACAGATGACGGCATTTTGGATGTGGCCGAATACGAGCTATGGAAGCGGGCGCGATTGACCGACAGCATTACGGTGAAGATGCTACTGGTACCGTGGCTGGATGTGAACACCAAGGTTGAATACTGCCCGCGTTACATGGGCGGCAAGACAGCCGTGCAATTTATTATTAAAAAGATTGATAAGAGCTTGGGGCAGGGAACGATGGATGTGACGCTAATGAGGTTTTACCCGTATTACCCGTACCCTGTAAAAGATGAAACAGGAGAGTGATAAGCAATGGCAGATACCTATACAAAGTTCCCGGAAGGTATTGATACGTTTGAAGACAATGCCGACCTGGACAGCGGCCATGCCGCAGCGGCAGCTCAGTACACCAAGTACCTGGCAGACGGCAAGTATACCGAAGCCAGCAATTACCTGAACCAGAACAGCGGCCTGCGCAAATACATTATTAAAGCGGCGGACATTAACCATGTGAAACATGCAATTACTGCACTGGAACAGCATTATGCTGGAGCGGTGAACTACATCATTGACGGCAAGTTTGACCCCGACATGATGATCCATGAATACAGCTACAGTTACAGCGGCGGAACCCATACCCTGACATGCAAGAGCGGCAGCAGTTACAGCAACGCGGCCAACGGCAAAGCATATTTTACCACAGCGTTCAATGACGGGCACAGGCTGGTGATCAATGGCAAAGACATGACCAGCAACGCCTACTGCGGCACAGAGAAGCTAGGCGACGGTGCGATTGGTGCCGGGCAGTGGGTGATTTTTCAGTACGATACAAGGAGAAACATTGTAAATTTTACTAACGGCAGCGGCATTGGGGCTTCCAAGCTGGCTGCCACGACTGCTTTGCCGGACCAGGTGCTGGCAGGACAGACATTTTACAGCAAGAACAAAACCCTGAAAACCGGCACCATGCAGAATTACGGCAATGTAACGGCAGAGTTGGCCAACGGCGAGAGCTACCAGATCAAGGCCGGCTATTACAGCGGCGGTGCGATCAGCGCAAGCGGGCTGGGCAGCAATACGCCGGGCACTGCGGATGAAAAATCTATCCTGGAAGGAAAAACTGCCTGGGTAGATGGCAAGTTGGTGAAAGGATCTATTAAGACTTATTCTGCCACGACCCAGCTGCAGGGCGGCGAGCACGAGAGCACCAAGATGACCGTGCAGAAAAAGGACGGTGTGACCCGGCTGTGTGTAGCCACAGATAACCAGAAAACCAACGATATTTACAGTGGTTGCTATTACGATAACGTGATGTGGCTGTGGGGAACCGCAAGCACGGCGGCCAAAGCCCTGTTGGAGGATGATACCACCAATGCGGCAACCGCCAATGATGTGGCCAGCGACAAGAAGTTTATTGATAAGAATGGCAACTGTACGCAGGGTACCCTGACCAGGCGCAGCTATGGCTTTGCCCATGACATGGGTTTTGGAACCGACAGCGAGTATTTTGCGCTGCGTAATATTGACGAGGGTGCATACAAAAGTGACGGTAATTTTTGGGCGCCGGAAGTGCGCGTGAACCTGGCCGATTTCCGCAAAGGGATTGGCTGCACAGAAGATAAGATTGTGAATGGCGAAAGCATTGCCGACCTGACTGGTAAAGCCGGAGGCCGAATTGCAACGATTGATAAGGATACAACCAATGGCGACCATTACAGCAACGTGGTGACGACTGGCGGTTGCCAGCACGCATGGGTTGTGGTCAGTGTGAGTAAGACCGGAACAGAAAACAGACTTAACCGAGTGTGGGTGCAGGCCAGCAACGACGGCAGCAACTGGACGGACGTGTGGGACAGCGGAAGCGGACTGCAGGCTGTATACAAGCAGCAGGCTTTGAACACATCCACAGTGTACACCCAATGGCGCGTGAAGCTGAACAGCGATGGCGATAAGTGCCACGCCCATATTGTATTGTTTGTTTGAAAAAATAGAAAGGGGAGGAGGAAAACATGGCATTAAGTTTTGAAGAGTCGAAACGGATGGCGGCTGAGATGGCAGCCAAAGCAGAGCCAGTGGCATTGCAGGCTGAGGCTGCCCCCATGGTCACGATGGCTGATATGCCGGAGGCGCAGGCCAATGATGACGGCGGCTACACCCGCAGTGAAAAATACCTGTGGTACAGCCAATATAACGACGATGCGTTTTCGACCATTGACGAGATGAAAAATGTTGTGATGGACGAGACCCAGATCAACATTACCCAGGAAACCAACAGCCAGGTGATCCCATTTAAGATGCCGCGGCGATATGACGGCATTGATTTGATGCAGATGATGCTGCAGGTACATTACCTGAACGTGGACGGACAGGAAGCATATGCCACGCCGATCAATGTTACCTACAACGAGGATACGATCCGGTTCTATTGGTTGGTTACAAATAATGTGACAAGCAAGAAGGGGACCGTGCGCTTTGAGATCACTGCAACCGGTGTAAATGAACGTAACGAGACCTATATGTGGCGCACACGACCAGACGGCGAGCTGAATATCTTGGAGGCTTTGAGTGGCACCAAGATGGTGGAACCGGATAACGACTGGTACACAAGCTTTGTTGCCCTGATGGACGAGAAGGTTGGCCAGGCTTCCAACTATGCCAATGCCGCACAGGCCAGCGCACAGGATGCAGCCAACGCTGCGGCGGGTGTGGATAATAAGATCCAGAATGCGGCAGCAGGAATTAAACAGGAGCTGCAGAGTGACCTTGACACCAACTACACCAAGAAAACTGAGCTGACCACGGAGCTTGCCAAGTATTATAACAAGGAAGAAGTGGACGGCTTTGTTACACTGTTGGAAGGTAAGATTTCCGGGATCGACGGATTGGCGGCTTTTAACTGTGCGTATGATGCGGGCACCCGTACTTTAACATTTTATAACGGCGATGCAGTGATTAAAACTGTAACCTTAAGCACCGATCCCAGCGCAGAGTGGACGACCGCATATGGCAAGACGGTGGATGCTAAGATCGGCGCGGCGGTAAACCCGGTAAGCACAGCGCTGGATGAATATAAGACCAGCAACAACGAAGCCGTGAAAGCTTTGCAGGATAGTGTGGGCGACCTGCCGAACACCTTGCAGAGTGATTATTATAATAAGGAAGCAACCAACAAACTGCTGGCTGATAAGGCGGACAAAACTGCTCTGGATGGATTTACCAATGATTTGACTGTGACCAAGAATACCGTGACAGCTTTGCAGGGCAGTGTGGATACGGCCAACAGCGACATTGCAGAAATCCAGGAAAAGATCAAAGATATTAAGCCCAGCAACGGCCATGAGTACGACATTACTTACACCAGTGATGACGGTCATTTGAGCCTGTTGGAAGACGGCACAACCAAGACTGTTGTTACCATTAAAGGTGGTGGCGGTGGCGGCGGTGAGGCAACCAGCACCATTACCATTGAACGAATTGGTGACAGCAGCCTGACGGTAGTTCAGGGCGACAGTGCATTGATCGGCTTTAAGTTTACGAGTGTGGACAATGCTGGCGATGACACCGGTAATGCGACTGGCAACTGGTATGTGGGCAACACCAAGGTGGCAACCACGACCATCATCCAGGGCAAGAACACCTTTGATGTGACGCAATACTTGCACAGCGGTGACAACACCGTGCGGCTGCAGGTTACGGACAGCATGGGCAGTGTGGGCAGCAAGAACTGGTCGGTTAATGTTGTTGAGTTTTATTTGGAGAGCATTTTTGATGACTCTCTTTTTTATTCCGGCGAAGTAACTTACCGGTTTACTCCGTATGGCAATATTGCCAAAAACATCAGCTTTAAGTTGGATGGCAAGGCGATTGGCGGAACAAGCACTGCAGTGACAGGCCGCCAGATGACCTACAATTTGTCAGCCCAGAAGCACGGCAGCCACCTGCTGGAAGTGAGCATGACGGCGGAGATCAATGGCAAACAGGTAACAAGCAACACCCTGCGCCACGATATTATGTGGGTGGAAGAGGGCAATAATACCCCGATTATTAGTTGCGCCGTGCTGGATTACAGTGCCAAGCAGTACAGCAATGTTGCGATCAGCTATACCGTGTATGACCCGGCCAGCAGCAACACCAATGTGACCCTGGCTGTGGACGGCATTGTTGCCAGCAAGCTGACAGTAGGACGAACCAAACAGACCTGGACGTACAAGAGCAGTGAGATTGGCAGCCATGTGCTGACCATTACCTGCGGCGAGACGGTAAAGACCATCAATGTAAAAATTACCGAGCTGGGTATTAACATTGAGCCGGTGAAAACCAACCTGATGTTTGACTTTAACCCGGCTGGCCGAACCAATGCGGACGAAAACCGCCTGTGGACCGATGGTAATACCGCGATGACGGTAAGCGATAACTTTGACTGGAGCAATGGCGGCTACCAGATTGACGAGGACGGCGATACTTACTTTTGCGTGAAAGCCGGAACTACCGCCACGCTGGATTATAAGCTGTTTGCGGACGATGCCAAAAAGAAGGGTAAGAACTTTAAGCTGGTGTTTAAGACCACCAATGTGCGAGACTACGATGCTACGGCACTAACCTGCGCAAATGGCAACGTTGGTTTGACGGTACAGGCACAGAAAATTACCCTGACCAGCCAGCAGAACCGCATTGAGCTGCCGATTTGCGAAGATGACTTTTTGGAGTTTGAGTTCAATATTTTGCCGGACAGCAAGTATAAAGAGATGGTGCTATGGTGCGACGGTATCCCCTGCAAGGTGGAACTGTACGATGCAAGCGACAACTTTACACAAGCAAGTCCGGTTGGCATTACGATTGGCTCTGCGGACTGTGATGTACAGGTATACCGCATGAAAACCTACGGCATGGAGCTGTCGGACGATGAGATCCTGGACAACTTTATTGCGGATGCCAAGAACGCCGAGCTGATGATTGAACGCTATAACCGCAACGATATTACCAACGTGAGCGGCGAACTGGATGCTGACCTTTTGGCCGAGAAGTGCCCGGACCTGCGCATTATCAAGATCAGTGCTCCGACCTTTACGACCGGCAAAAAGAATGAGGTTTTTAATACCACCATCCAGCAGATTTACAAGAACGGACGCGCTGTGGAGGATAACTGGACCGCGACCGGCAGCCATAAAGGCCAGGGCACCAGCTCCAATGCGTATGGCGAGAGCGGCCGAAACATTGATATTAACTGTTCCGGCGGATTTACGTTTGGCGACGATAACACCGGCAGCACCTATACATTGACCGAGAACAGTATCCCGGAGAAATATTTTAATATCAAGGTAAACATTGCAAGCTCTGAAAACGCAAATAACGCCTGCATTGCAGATGATTACAACACGTTTAACCCGTATACCCGTAAGGCAAAGAAAGAGAACCCGAAGGTGCGCGACACGATGGCGTTTTACCCGTGCGTGGTGTTTATCCAGGAGACGGACGTGGAGAACGCAACGGTGTTTAAGGATGGCCAGTGGCATTTTTACGCCTGCGGTGATATTGGCAACAGCAAGAAGAACAATGACACCCAGGGCATGGACCCCGAAAACCACAAGGAAGTTATTGTTGAGATTGACAACAATACCGATGCCCAGACCCGCTTTTTGAGTGATGATTTGAGCCAGGAAACCTGGGACGGCGACCACAGCTTTGAGTTCCGCTATATTAGCAAAAAGTGTACCGAGGAAGAAACACAGGCGGCAAAGAATGCCTGGCAGAGCTTGCTGACCTGGGTAGTAAATGCAGATGACGAAGAGTTTAAGGCCCACTTTGAGGACCACTTTATCAAGGACAGTGTGCTGTTCTATTATCTGTTCACTGAGCGCCACACAATGGTGGATAACCGCGCCAAGAATGTGTTCCCCCACACAGAAGATCTGATCCATTGGGATTTTTGCATGGATTATGATAACGATACCTGCCAGGGCAACGACAATGAGGGCGGATTGACACTGACTTACGGCTATGAGGACACCGATACCATTGGCACCAAGAGTGTGTTTAACGCGGCAGACAGCAAACTGTGGTGCAAGGTACGAGATCTTTTTGCGGACGACTTGCAGAAGATGTACCTGAACCGTGAGAGCGCTTTGGCCTGGAGTGCAAACCGTATTTTGCGCAAGATTGAGGCGTACCAGGATGTGAAGCCCGAAAAGCTTTGGATCATGGACATGCGGCGCAAATATTTCCGCACCTATGAAGACAATGGGACGACCAATTACCTGCCGATGATGCACGGCAACAAGCGCCACCAGCGCCGTCAGTACCAGAAGTACCAGGAAAAGTATATTGCGAGCAAGTACAGCGGTACGACCTGCACGGCTGATGATATGACGATCCGCGGCTATACCCCGACCAACTGGACAGGTGTGCAGCCGGACGGTACGTTTCATATCCGCCCGTATGCAGATACCTATGTGAGTGTTTTGTATGGCTCCAACCCGGTAAAAATGCGCGGCAAGCGCGGCAAGACCTACACGATTGAGTGCCCGATTGCAGCCATGAACGATACCGAGGTTTATGTTTACAATGCCAGCCTGATACAGAGCATTGGCGACATTAGTGGGTTTTACCCTGGGTATGTTGATTTTAGCCATGGTGTGAAATTGACCGACTTGCAGGTTGGCAACAGCACCGAAGGCTACCGCAACACAAACCTGACCGACTTTGCGGTTGGCAACAATACGCTGCTGGAACACTTGAATTTGCAGAATGTGCCAAACCTGAAGAAATCCATCAGCTTGGCGGGATGTGTAAACCTGACCGATTTTTATGCCGGCGGCAGCGGTATTACCGGTGTGGCGTTTGCCAAGGGCGGCAAGATTGAAAAGGCTGAACTGCCTGCGATTGCAAGCCTGACGGCACAGAACCTGAACCACCTGACCAATTTGAAGATTGACGGCTATGAGAACCTGACCACACTGGTTGTGGAAAGCTGCCCGACCATTGACTTGAAAGCTATGTTGGAAAAATGCACAGGGTTGAACCGCGTGCGCCTGACTGGCCTTGATTGGGAATGCGAGGATACAGCGCTGCTTGACAGGCTGTACACGATGACCGGCCTGGATGAGAACGGCTATAATACCGAGCACTCTGTACTGGAGGGCAAGGTACATGTGCCCATTATGCGTGAAAAGAAGCTGGCAGAGTTTAATGCACAGTGGCCGGATTTGAAGATCAGTTACAACACGCTGGTGGAACAGTTTACCTGGACCTTTGTGAATGATGATGACGAGCACACAGTTTTGGACGTGCAGTACATTGACAAGGGTGGTAAGGCTGTTGACCCTGTGACCCGTGCGGAGAAGCCGATCCCGAAGCCGACCAAGAAGAGCACGGTGAGCACTGACTTTACCTATGCTGGATGGGACACAAAGTTTGTTACAGTATTTACCAACCAGACCGTAACGGCCAAATATACCGAGAGTGTGCGGAAGTATACCGTGCGCTACCTGAACAATGGTGCGGAGAAGCAGAAAACAGTTGCTCCTTATGGCAGCATGGTGTTGTACGAAGGTGATACCCCGACCTACACGGCGGAGGAAGGTGCCTATAAGTTCTACCTGTTTGACCATTGGGACAAGGGCGGATATGTGAACGGAGACAAGGACATCAATGCGGTATATGACAGCTGCGAATATACCTCTGGCTATTTTGACGGCAAAGAGATTGGCGGTTTGCGCCCGGTTGAGATTTACGCAATGAAAAAGGTTGGTGTGGAGAATAAGGTAGTTAGCCCCAAGGACGCTGTGACCATTACGATGGGCAATGACTTTAGCTACTCTGACATTGAAGAGAAGGTTTTGATTAACGAGAAAAAGACCTTTGATGGCACCAATTATGTGGACACCGGTGTACAGCTGTTGAAGGAAGACCGGGACTGGGTGCTGGCGGTGGATTACCGGATGACCACAACTGATACGGCCAATGCTGTGCTGATGCAGTGTTTTGAAACCAACGGCATGAACGGCATCCGCATTTGGAACAATAATGGAGCCAAGATCAGTTGGGGCACCGAAAGTGCAACAGCTGCCACAGTTGGAACTCGTGACATGGTGGTAATGCGCCACAAGAAGGGCGAAAATAACCTGCATGTGTATACGGCTAACATTTACGGTGACGACATTGTTTACACCGAGATTAACCGTGGACGAATTACACAGACCAATGCAACGCTGGTGTTTGGTTGCGCCAAGGCCGATGACGGGGAATATGAACGGTTTGCCAAGGGGGATGTGTACTGGGCGAAAGTTTGGTATGCAGACCTGGGCGACAATGCCTGCCGGAAGCTGGCTGCATGGCCGCATGAAACCCGCGAATATGAGATGTGCGGATTTAAGCAGTTTTATTTAAGCGATAACACAAACAAGCGCTGCGCAATGACGTTTTTGGCGAAAAATACACTAGCACGCAAGATGCCGATTACCAACGCCTCTTACAACAATGGTGGCTGGCCCGCAACAACGCTGCGTACCTACCTTGATAAGCGGTTGCCGAATGCTTTGCCGATAGGTTGGCAGCAGTTGATCCAGCAGGTAAAAGTGACATCCAGTGCGGGCGGAACATCCAAGGAAATTGTGACGGCGGATTGTTACTTCTTTATACCGGCTGCATATGAGCTGAACCCCAGCATGAACAGTGAGCCGTATATTTATGAAGGTACAACGATCAGTTACATGACAGATAATCAGAGCCGAATCTGCTATGACGATGATGGCGCGGCCACCACTTATTGGACACGCAGCCCGAATGTTCAGTATGCAGATTACTTTTTGCAGGTTGCGGCAGACGGCCAGATTTACAGCTATGTTACCCCGAATGAGCAGCATGGCGTGCGCGTGATGTTCAGCGTGTAAAGGAGGTTGAGGGACGAAATGTATTACAAGGTGATATATAACGGCCAGGTGATTGATACCCTTGACCACCTGAGTTTTGTGAAATACCAGGCGAAACACGGGATTATGGTGAACTGCACGGCAGACGATGCCGAAGGAATTGTGAGCAGTGATGGGCGCTACATATGGCATGTGGACGGATACTATAACATTCCGGCGGCAGGATACGATACCGTGCAGCTGGAAGAGATCAGTGTTTACGAATATGACAAGCTGAAAGCCTTGGGGGCCAAAACCCCTGAGGCTATTATTGATGCTTATACCCTGAGCCTGATTGAAGGAGGTGTACTATGAGTGACTTTGTGGAGAGTTTGCGGCGGTTGTATTTGGATCGCCGATTAAAAGAAGCGACCCTAAATGCGCTGTGGCACAAAGGCAAAATCAGCCGCAATGAGTTTGACTACATTGTGGGCGGAAAGGAGACGAGCAATGTACACGATCCTGATTAACGAGGACAATACCCTGACCGCCAGTGTGGTGGAGCGCGTGATGCAGCAGAGCAAGCTGGTAGACACCCTGCATTTTTTGGCTGACCCGGAATACAAGGGCAAAGACATGCGCGACTATGTGGTGATGCTGGAATACCGGTTGCCGGTGAGCAAGAAATACCGCACCGAGTTTTTGACGCTGAGTGACGAGCTGTATAAAAACAAGCTGGAATACAAGCTGCCGTTTGACACAGCGCTGACCAGTGAGGCCGGTGTGATTGAGTTCCAGCTGACCTTTGGCAACATTGAGATGGATGCTGAAGGAAGGACCACCCAGTACATCCGCAAGGTTGGACCGGGCGAAATTAAAATTGTTGATGTTTACGACTGGGCGGCCACGATCCCGGACGAAGCACTGAATGCTTTGGACCAGCGGATTATTGCGATGCAGGCCATGCTGAAGGCCATGATTGATAAAAACAACACCATGATGAACAGCAAGGCCGACAACCTGAGCTACAAGAATGACATGCTGCAGCTGACCGCCAACGGAAGCCCGATTGGCAATGCGGTAGAGATCAAGAGCAGCGGCGGTACCGGCGGCGGTGATAGTACAACTGATGGAAATATGCGGGTGGTTGAGTTTTAAGGCTTGGCCGCCTGCGTTTTTTCTATATAGCGACAAATGGAGAAAGGAGTTGGGAGAATGGCAACCACAAGCAAGTTGGGCTATGGTAACGCGGAAAATCTGGATACAGCAATTACGAATGGAATTATTGACGAGAAGGACCTGGTTATTACCAAGGATACATCGGAGTTTTATTACATCCGTGACGATAAGAGCAAACAGGCGATCCGCCCCCGTACCCGTGTTTTTGACAGCAACGGGCAAGCCAATGAGCAGCTGAACAACAGCAGCGACACTTATGCCGGGCAGACCGTAATGATTAAAAACACCGAGGGCAAGTACGAGCCGTGGATTGTACAGCTGTTGGACACCGGGAAGTTTGCTGTTGAGCCGTTCAGCACTGCAAGCACTGGATTTGTTTGGCAGGAATTTTAACCGACAAAAACAACATGAAATTCAAGGAGAGATAATTATGGCAGAAGTAAAATTTAATTATGGCACCAAAGCTAACTTTGAAGCCCTGCAGGTAAAGGACAACGACACCCTGTATTTTTTGACTGACACTTTGCAGATTTTTAAGGGCGCAGTTGAATACACCAAGAGCTGCAAGCTGGTGAGCACCCTGCCTGCTTCCGGCCAGGTGCAGGGCGTTGTTTATGTGCGCACCAGCGACTTTACCCTGCATGTGTTCAATGGCACCAGCTATATCCAGCTGAACAAGGCCACCGTAACTGAGATCCCGGCTGCCAGCGCCAGCGATGACAATGTGCCGACCACCAAGGCTGTTGCCGATTACGTTGATGCCAAAATTGCGGGCGTTGTTGGCGGCAAGGGTGTGTTTGTTACCGATGTTACCTACAATGAGGGCGTGCTGAGTGTTGCCAAGGGCGGCGACCCCGTTACTACCACCCTGACTGGCGTTGTGCATGCACCGACTTATGACGCAAGCACCCGCACCATCAAGCTGCCGGTATTTGGCGGCGACGAACTGACCATTGCGCTTGGCAAGGATCTGGTTGTGACCAGCGGTACTTATAATGCCAAGGACAAAAACATTGAGCTGACCATTACCAGCGGCGATGTGATCAAAATCCCGGTTGGCAGCCTGATTGATGTTTACACCGGTCTGGCAACTTCCACCGCTGAGGTTACTGTTTCTACCGACAATAAGATCAGCGTGAAGGTGAAGGTGAGCGCCAAGGCTGACAACTCCATTACCCTGGAGGAAGACGGCCTGTATGTTGCTGTGCCCGATGCTTATACCAAGGCTGAAGCTGACAAAAAGATCAAGGCTGTGCAGACCGCCCTGGATACACACACTGCGAATGCCGACATCCATGTGACCAAGGAACAGAAGGCCGCCTGGGATGCCAAGGTGGGCACTGAACAGCTGGCTGCCGCCAAGAGCGAGGCCATTGCTGCTGCCGCTGCTGACGCAACCACCAAGGCTGATGCTGCCCGTGATGCCGCCAAGGAGTATGCTGACGGCCTGAACACTGCCATGGATACCCGTGTGAAGGTTGTTGAGGGCGCTATTACCTGGAAGACCATTGGCTGAGACGGCCAAGCGGTTAGTTATTTCAAATTGACATAAAAAATAGCCTTCGCTGTGGAGCCAGTGTTTTGCGAAATAAGGAGAACATGCACTGTGCAGCGAAGGTTTTATATTGTATTGACAAACAACGATGTTGAATATATAATAATAGTAGAACTAAGGCACCGACATAGACGGTCTACCTCAGTTTATAGTTTATGTATGACAGTTAAACCATCATAGCAAAAACCGTTCTGTGGGCGACAGGGCGGTTTTACTTTTTATTACCACGAAAAAACGTGATAACTGCTACGACAGTTTGTACCCCAGTGAACACAACGCCAATAATGACGATGGTATCAACAAAGGATAGATCCGGCATAAGCATCACCTCCTGGCAAAAATAAATTTACCGGAAGGCAAAGTAAGGGCGCTCCACAATGCCTTGCGGCAGATGGGAGGTTTGACCGCCTATTACGTCTATGAGGAAGATATGGCAAAAAGGAATAAACGTTGGTGCCTTAGTTCTGCTATTATTATACTGTCAATGCAAAATTTGTCAAATTAAATACTGAATCGAAACCGCTTATCTGTACGCAGGTAGGCGGTTTTTTTATTGTTACAAAAAGGAGTTTTACGATGTCAAAACTTTCTTTATGCGAGATCCAACAGTCGCAGCTGGATAAAACTCCTATTGTGGATGGACAGCTGGTATGCTGCTTGGATACGGGAAACACTTACCGGGACACAGCCGGCGGGCGAGTTCGGATTGGAAGCGATCTGGAACGAGTGAGTGAGCTGCCATTGGCCCCGCTGGCCGGGAAGATTTATTACCTGCCGCCCGGAGATTTATATATTTATAACTCTGGTTGGGTAATGCTGAATGATACTGATTTTACAATTGGGGCCAGCAAGGCTGATGCCACAGAAGTCAATTTGGAGCTGAAACATGGTGATGTGGCAAAAGGTACGGTAAAGGTGCGCGGCACCGGCATTACGAGCGTGACGGCGGATGCAGATGGGAGACTGATTATCAACACCCCAAGCCCGGAAGCTGTGATTGACGAGATTACCAACAGCCAAATTGATAATTTATTCAAAGACGAATAGGAGGGGATAATATGAAATTTTTGAGTTATGACGGTCTGCTTTATTTTTGTCAGAAGATTAAAGCTTTGCTGGCGGGCAAGGTAGACAAGGTTGATGGCAAGGGGCTTTCGACCAATGATTACACCACGGCAGAAAAGACCAAACTGGCCGGCCTGATGAATTACATCCACCCGACAACCAGCGGGAATAAACATATCCCTGCAGGCGGCAGTGCCAACCAGATTTTGGGTTGGAGCGCGGACGGCACCGCTAAGTGGGTAAACGAAAAGGATACCACCTACAGCGTGATGAGCGGCGCAACGGTTGATGCGGATGGCAAGAGCGGATTGGTGCCCAGCCCGACGAAGGGTGCGCAGCGCTGGCTGGATTCGACCGGTGCTTGGACGACCCCTCCGAACACCACCTATGGAGCTGCAAGCACCACGAGCGCCGGCCTGATGAGTGCCGCTGATAAGAAGAAGCTGGACGGTGTTGCGGACGGTGCAAACAAATATGTACATCCAGCTACAAGCGGCAACAAGCACATCCCGGTAGGTGGTTCTGACGGCATGATCCTGGGCTGGAGTGCCGATGGTACGGCCAAGTGGGTTGCTGACAAAGACACCACCTATACCAACTTTAAGGGTGCGACCGCTGATACGGCTGGTAGTTCCGGCCTGGTGAGCGCACCTGCCAAAGGGCAGCAGGGATTGTATCTGCGCGGTGATGGCACCTGGGCAACCCCGACCAATACCACTTACAACGATGCAACCCAGAGCGCACACGGTTTGATGACCGCCGCTGACAAAACAAAACTGGACGGCATTGCTGCCGGTGCCAACAAGTATGTACACCCCAGCTATACCGCACATGACAGTGGCCTGTACAAAATTACTGTGGATGCGACCGGACATGTAAGCGCTGTGACTGCGGTTGCCAAGGGCGATATTACGGCATTGGGTATCCCCAGCACCAACACCACCTACAATGATGCCACCCAGGGCGCCCATGGCCTGATGAGCACTGCCGACAAGAAGAAACTGGATGCTTTTGGCGCGGCAAGCACCTATGCCCTGAAGAGCGACATTACCGCTATGTACCGTTACAAAGGCAGTGTGGCAAGCTATGACAAGCTGCCGACCAGCGGCCAGACCATTGGTGATGTATACGACGTTGGCAATGGCATGAACTATGCCTGGAATGGCGAGAAGTGGGATGGACTGGGTCAGGTGTTTACCATTGATGCGATCCAGAACACTGAAATTGATACCATTTTGGCATCTTAAAAACTAAACCAAGAGGAGGTGTGGTAAAGTGGGATATTTGAGTAACGCGGGGTTGAGCTACTTTTTTGGCAAGCTGAAAACCATTTTTGCGCCCATTAGCCACGGGCACGGGGGAGCTACACAGAGCGCGGCTGGCTTTATGAGCGCAGCCGATAAGAAAAAATTGGATGGGATTGCCGAGGGGGCGAACAAATACAGCCTGCCCACGGCGACCAGCAATGTGTTGGGCGGCGTGAAAACCGGAGCGAACATTACAAACAACAGCGGCGTGCTTAGTGTGACGGCGGCCAATGTAACGAATGCACTGGGATACACCCCACCCAAACAGGACACAAACACATGGCGGCCGGTTGTGAATAGCTTGACCAACAGCGCGACCGACCAGAGCCTTGCGGCAAACCAGGGTAAGATCCTGAATGAGAGCAAAGCCGCCATGATTGTGTTGACAAACGAGAACTTAAACGATGTGGTGACGCCAGGATTTTACAGTTCTGGCGGCGGCAACAACGTGACAAATAAACCAAGTAACGTAGACAATTTTGGCTTGATTGTGATTCACCAGGCAAGTGGAAATTATTATACCCAGATTGTTTACAGCGACAGTGCCGCTTACCGCCGCCATTGTGCAAACGGGACCTGGAGCGGATGGGTGCAGGACAAGCTGACAGATACCGACACTTGGCGCGGCATCCAAAACAATTTGACCAGCGACAGTACGACTGACAGTTTGAGCGCAGCGCAGGGCAAGGCGCTGAAAGCCCTGGTTGATGGGAAAGCGGCCGCAAATCATACGCACAGTCAGTATCTTACCGCACATCAAGATATTAGCGGAAAAGTAGACAAGTCTGAGGCTGGGGCAAATAGTCTGTTGGCAACGCTTACAACTACATGGACTTCAATTCCTACAGATAACACTTACTTTGTACGACAAGATACGAGAGGCGGCAATACTTTTGGACGTGTGAAATTCTCTACCCTGTGGAGTTACATCAAGGGCAAGGGTGACGCTACTTATCAGCCAAAGGGTAGCTATGCCGCATCAAGCCATACACATGATGATCGGTACTATACAGAGAGCGAGATTGACGCGAAGCTGAAAACCAAAGCTGATACGCACAGTCATCCATACCTTCCTACTGCGGGTGGAACTGTGACGGGTGTGACTGCGTTTACAAATACAACTGCGTCTACGAATAAAAGCACTGGTGCTGTGAAGGTAAGTGGCGGTGTTGGTGTTGCCGGACGCATGAGTGCCAATGAGGTTATGATTGGCGATGGATGTACACTGCGATACGATGCAACAAACAAGTGTGTGAATTTTACGTTTAGTTAAGGAGGTGGCGCGATTTGGCTTTGCAATTATGGCTGCCGCTGAATGGAGACACCCGGCAGCTGGGGCTGAATGGAACCACAATAAGCGGTGCGCCAAGCAGCTGGGGCAACGGCAATATGGGGAAATGCGCCACGTTTGCTGGAAATGCGGTGATTAAAACCGCCAGTGTGCATGATTTTGACTATCTGGATAATTTTAGCTGGGTGGTATGGGTAAACACGAATTATACCGGAACGGCTACCCAGTATGTGTTCTCTGTTGGACGAGTAGATTATTCTACATTTGGCTATGGGCTGGAAGTTAGAA